TTCTTCTTCTTCTTCTTCTTCTTCTTCTTCTTCTTCTTCTTCTTCTTCTTCTTCTTCTTCTTCTTCTTCTTCTTCTTGATATTTTCTTTTGTATGAGCCGAGCATCTTATTTACATATTTATTATTTTCCTGTAAGATGTTTAATAAATAAGAATAAGATTCATTTATCATATAACGTAGTGTAAAGAATGGACTTCCATAGAACATGTTTTCTCTAACTTGACTATAATATTCATCAATGCTTTCAATTATTAACTTTAAATCACCTTCTTCATCATCTATTAATCGGTTTAATTGATTATTTCCATAAATATTATCAATCATAGTATCAATTTTCTCAATAACTTCGTGTTCCTTACCAAATGAACGACTGCTTAAATGCAAAAACATTTGGGTAAATGTAAAGTAGATGGAGTATTCGAGTTCCGAAAGATTATCAACTTTTACAAAATCCTCTTGTTTTTCCAATTTATTTTTAGAACCGATTACAATATCATCTTTCTTTAATTCCAATAATAGCTGCATATTATTAAATGTTAGGACATCAAATGTATTCATATTTATTTAAGAATACATTATAATTTTTAAATACTTTAAAAAAAAAGAAACAGTTCGATTTATCTGACTTTTAGAACCTTAAGGAAAGGCGTCATGATGTACTTAACCGTGAATCCTAATAGGATAGCGAATATGAATGAATTAAAGATGAGAACATTCGCACCTTGTAATTTAACATTGACACCAACAAGGGATCCGACCCATTTCAGTAGATCCTGGACCATGTTGAAAACCTGGGGGTGAGCAACGATGTAAAAGAGAACACCGCTAACTAATGAAATCTGAACTAATTTTTCGTTAAAAGCAGAAGTAATTTGAGAAACAACCTTGGACATTTTTTTATACTTTATATTAGATAAAAATTTTATGGATCTGTAATTTTTTGTTGGAGGAAATCTTTATGCAGGTATAAATTATCAAAAACTATAAAATTATTTTGTTTTAGAATGTGATCCATTTGGTCTCTATTTTTACTTGTTTCAAGAAATATACAATTGAACCGAATCGTTTTAAAAATACTCCATATCGGATTCTTGGTATTTAGAAAACAAATATCAAATGATTTTCCAAAACTATTAATTTTTTTGATTAAATTCTTTTCTTTTAACTTTGTATCTTCCTCAATATTTTCACATATCCATTGATCGGTCTTAATCTGATGTATTAATTCAGACTGTATACCTATAACATTTACTGAATCTCTAAATATACTGGATAATTCAATCTGCAAAGGGTGTTGAGAAACATTTAACGTATTGACTACTTCTGGTATCTGAATATCCATATTTTCTAACTCAATTTTCTTAGGTTGATAATTTGTATGATTGTGTATGCTTAATAACTTGATAGTATCATAGAAGTTTTCCATTGGTCTGTCCAACCCTTTTCCATAATAAAAAGATATAGCTTCTGAAACTATATCTTCCCAATGGAAACCTCCCTTTTTCCAAAAATCTTTGGTATGGAATAATGTTGATTCATATCCTCCTATATTATTTTCTACTTTGTATAATTGTTTCCCATAGATGTCATACGCTAACATCGCCTTACAGTAACAGCATTCTAACTTATTTTCTTTTAAGAAACGAAGTTTCCTTCGAATAACCTTTGGATTGTAAATTGTATCAATATCTAAATGAAATATATAATCATTGGAAGTCATGCCAACCGCGTAATCTCTTTTAAATCCATTTGGTAGTCGTGAAGAAAGCTTAAAATAATTTTGGATAGTTTGTTCGTTATCTTTTTTGAACTCAATTTTATCAATGTATTCTTCTGATTTAACATGAAAATACAAAATATTTTCATCAGGGGGGATTGAACTACTATGATCATCAATAGAATCATCCACAATAATCCATTCCAATTTATCCTTTGGATAATCAAAAGCATTCCAATGGTGTTCCATCAAAATATTAAACTGATACCAATTATCCAGAATAGTTACAAGTGAAACAGATGGTTCTGACATTTATATATGTTCCAATCATTTTCTTTAAATAAATGATTATTATTCATAATTATTGTCCATAATTATTTTTGCGTGACCCGATTCTTTTAAAAATTGAGGGTCAATTTTATCAGGACATTCAGCTATCTTTTCTCGTAAATAACATACAAATGTTAATCGTGTATATTTCTGGTCTAACCCGACAGTACCTACTTCTGGATTATCATTAAATGCATAATCGATTGTATCATTGTATACTTTATCTTCATCAGTCTCATAGATCCTTGTATTTGAATGCCATTGATGAACATCCATTGCTAAGAAATCACCATTACGGACATCAACTGCAACACCAAACTGGGGAAATACTGTATATCCTCCATGATATTTACCTCTTTGAATAACTGTTAGATTTCCGAAACCTTCTTTAAAATCCCCTGCATCACGGTGTAAAGCAGTTCTAAAATTCCGATTAATAGTAATTGTTGAGAAACTTGTCCCTGGTATTTTTAAATGAGGCTTTTCATTCGCTCGTTGGAATTGTTTTTCATAACTATCTGGAATTAATTTCTTAAATAAGCTATCTATTTTTTGAATAAATGGTAATCCGTTCTTATAATTATCGTAGTTTGTTCTTGTAAAGTGTGTTAAACGACAAGGTAAATGGCAAAAATTTTTGGATGCTTCATAAAATCCAATTGGATTTGAAGCGACTTGATTATTCACTTTCATCTTTGATATTCCATTTAATTTCTTAAGAATCAAATTGATTAATTCATCACGATCATTAAATATATCATCTTTATGTTTACATTTAATTTCATGTTCGTTAAACTTTTCTTGGAGCTCAGGTAATGTCAGTGTATCCAATTCTTCTTTGAGTTTATTACCCACTGGATTTAGATAACCTGTTGACCATTTATTTGTATTCACAATATTTCGTTTCGTCCAATAGACACTTTCTGTATTAATTGGACCCGCCGAAGCCCCTCTTCCACGACTTGGTTTCGCTAAGTCTTTGTATGACACCCATCCATTTCGAATAAGTGAATTTGTAAAAGAATTTCTTCGGAATTTTAATAATAATTTTTCTTGTCCATCATCATCTATATAGTAAACGTCAACATTCTCTTTTATTACCGGAATCTTCATGTATGATTCGTCTATCCATTTTCCTTCTAATTCAGAGGTTTCTTTGTCTGTCAAATACTTCTTAGTAATAATTTTCCTTGGACGAGGCATATATTATTAAAAAGAAAAAAATACTAATAAAAAACGAGTCATTTATCGGATCGTAGTTTCTTCATGAACATCTCTGTTTTCACCACGGACATCCAATTCAAGTTCATTGATATCTGTATTCTCGGTCCTCACAGTATGGATCTCATCTCCCGAAGATACCGTTGATTGTCTATCACAACCACCATCATCATCATCATCGTCCTCTCTAATTATCCCTTTAAAATAAGAGGTCTTATAGAATAATAAATATAGTATTAATGTGAATAAGATAGTGTGAAATATCATTGATAACCACCAAGACCTACACGGTTCATTCATTACAAATACGCTTCTAAATTTATAACTTTTTAAATGACTCCATCGGGGAGGGATTGTTAAAATGAATCCGGGACTAAGTAAGATAAAGAAGAATATTAATACAGTAATTAAAACAATACGGTTATTTAACATATAATATAATACTTATATTTTATTTAATTGTATTTTTCATATAACTTATAGAGTAAAACAATGAGAACGAATACCAATATGATTCTTGTGTAATTAGTTGTTTGCATAGAATACATGGTTTTATAAATTTCATGAAACTCACCATACGATATCTCCTTCTTATTTGTTATTTGATTTACTTTATTATGGATATCAATCAACCAATGAACCAAGTCGTCCTTTGAATTTAATTGAATTGGAATTTCTTGAATATTTTTATTGTAGTGTTCTCTACATACGGGACAAGGTAGAACATTGCCAATTGATTCAAAGAATTCTTTGGTTTGTAATTTATCTTTTTCAGAAGGTTGTTCTGGATAATTCAGTGTGATTGAATGAAGGAAAGTCCATGCAGAAGGTCCCCAAACAGTTGGTTCCATTTATGATATTTAATAATATATTATTTAAACAAAAAAAAAGATAATAAGATATGGAAAAAGCAAATTTATACTGTAATAATTGCGGTAATATAGGTCACCTTTATAAGGATTGTCGACATCCTATATTAAGTTATGGAATAATACTTTATAATAAAGACGTCCAAGATAAGATCCATATAATTTTAATTGAAAGGAAGAATTCACTTTCTTTTATAGAGTTTTTAAGAGGTAAATATTCATCAGTTTATAATATTTCTTATTTAACTCTTTTATTTAGTCGTTTTTCAAGGAGTGAATTAGAAAGAATAGTCAAACATGATTTTGATACACTTTGGAAGTTTCTATGGATCCATACTGATACAATTAATCACCGAATAAAAAAAGAATATTTCAAGAGTAAAGAGAACTTTAATAAATTAAAAAAAGGCTTCGTACATAATGGAGTCTTAATTAATATTAACTATTTAGTAAATAGCATTCAACCTGATCATATTTATGATTCGAATGAATGGGAAATTCCAAAAGGAAGAAGAAAACGATATGAAAATAATAAAGAATGTGCCAAAAGAGAGTTTCAAGAGGAAACAAATATACCTCCTTCTGCTTATAATTTATATGAAAATATTATTCCTTTAATAGAAGAATATAAAGGGATTAATAGTGTAAAATACAAACATGTTTATTATATTGCTCGCATTGATGAATTAATTAATATAGAAATTGATATGAAAAATAAAGATCAATACACAGAGATTAAAGATATTCAATGGCTTACTGAAAAAGAAGTGATTGAACATATAAGAGACTATAATGAGACCAAAATAAATGTAATTAGTAAGTTTTTTAAGTTTATTAAAGAACATGAGAAATTAGTTACAATAGGGTAAAATATCACAGAATAAATTAAATATATTATTTAGTAGTATATGGGGAAGCCCGATGTTGATATGGAAGACCTTTACATTGATTATTATGAAAATGGTAATGACTTGGATATACATAAACAAATAGATAATTACGATGTTGGACAAAATGATGAGATAGAGCGTTATGGTTATTCTTCTTATCCTGACCATTACAATAAGGATTTCATATTTGATATTTCTAGAAAACTTGAATTTTATCACAATAAATCTTTGTTAAACATCCTTGAACTTCAAAATAAGTGTAATCCATCGAATACATTTCATTTAACATATAGTCAACAATTTCTTAAAAACTTTATGAATGATAGAACACCTTACAATGGAATACTTATTTTCCATGGGGTTGGTGTTGGAAAGACGTGTTCAGCTGTAAATATTAGTAGTTCTTTTCGTGATTCGTATTATACAAAAGAAAAACAGAAAATTATTTGTCTTGTTTCAAAAAACATACAGCAAAGTTGGAAGGATACAATTTATGATCCGGATAGTCGAAAAAGGAACAATCAATGTTCAGGAAATAGTTTTGACAATCATTTTGATATTCATAAAAAACCAACAAAAACCAAAGTCAATCGTTTAATTAAGGAATATTATGATTTATTTGGTTATACCGAGTTTGCAAATCGTGTTAAAAAATTAATTCAAAAAAGGATTGGTTCATCGGAATTAACAGCGGAGGAAAGGTACAAAGTAGAAAAGGACGTGATTTCATCTCATTATTCAAATCGTGTCTTAATTATAGATGAAGTTCATAATTTAAGAGATGAAAAAGATACTTCTTCCGAAGGCGAAGAAGATATCAAGGAAACAAAAGATGTTATCAGAAAAGTCATTGAATATAGTGAAAATATGAAGTTAATCTTACTTTCAGCTACACCTTTATTTAATAAGTCCACTGAAATTGTTTGGTTAATGAATTTATTATTGTCCAATGACAACCGTCCTAAATTAAGTATGGGGGAACTCTTTGAAAAAATAGAAGACGATTATGTATTGAATGATGATGCCGAAACAATCTTAATGGAAAAGACGAGAGGTTATGTATCCTATTTAAGGGGTGAAAACCCTATATCTTTCCCGATACGGTTGTATCCCGATTTCAATAAGGATCCACGATGTATGGGTCCAAGAGATTCTCCTACCAAAGGGTTCAATGGCACAGACGCAATATCACCTTTCCGTTTTATGAAATTATACCGTTCAATGATGGCGGATAGTGAAGATGATTTTGATCAGATATCATTTTATAATAGTTATATTGAATCACTTGAAAACAAATCCAAATTAAGTTTATCAGAAAGAAATATAGGAATACAATTATCAAACATAGTGTATCCGGATGAAACAGATGATCAGACATATGAAGATGTTTATGGAGAAAGAGGATTCAAACAACTTATGAATGAACAACCTTCGAAATACAGTTACAAAGATAATAATACTCCTATCTTTCGTCTTGATAAATTAGATAAATTATCATGTAAGATGCACACAATGTTAAGTTCTCTCAGGGATGATAAAGCAGAAGGGATAATCTTCATTTATACAGAATATATTTATTCAGGAATTCTTCCAATCGCTTTGGCATTAGAACATATGGGATTTGAAAAATACAATAATAATAATCTGTTAGATTATCCTGAATGGACTAAGGATGGGGATCCTCAAAAAATGAAAGGGAAACCCATTGATTACCAATGGAATACTGATACAAAATTGCAAAGGGCAAAATACATCATTTTATCAGGGAACCGTGATCTGTCTCCGAATAATGATAATGAGATTAAGCGTGTCCGTAATGAAAATAAAGATGGTCAACATATTAAAATAATTATTGGTAATTCAGTTACTCGCGAAGGGATTGATTTCAAAAACATACGTGAGATTCATATCCTTGATCCTTGGTATCATTTGTACAAGATTGAACAGGTCATTGGAAGGGGAATTCGTTACTGTTCGCATAATGAATATGAGAATATTGGAGACCGTAATGTAACTGTGTATAATCATGTTGCGATGGTAGAGAAAGATACAGAATCCGTTGACACAAATACATATCGTATCGCTGAGGATAAAGCTGAGGATATAGGTAAGATAGAAAATGTTTTAAAACAGAACGCTATTGATGGGTATCTTAATAAACAAGTAAACTATATTCATCAATTAAATAAAATACAGATAATGTCGAGTCGTGGGACATCCGAAGAAGCGGATATTAATGACCAACCGTATACAAAGGTTTGTTCATTTAATCCAGAATGTAAAATAAATCTTCATAATTTAGATAAAGAAAAAGAAAAGAGTCTTGATAAATTAAACGAACAAACAATAGATAAAGATACATTTTCACTTATAGATTTCAAAGATTCAATTCAAATGATAAAACCACTCATTATTGAGCTATTTACTCATTATAAATATTATTCAGAAGAGGACATTCTTCGCGAAATAAAAGAGAACATTGATACTTCTGACATAATTGTTCTTTCGGCTTTGAACGAGCTAATACGTGAAAATAAGATATTATATGACAATCAAGAAATATCCCAACCTGGAAGAATTATTCAAAAAAATAACGATTATGTATTTCAACCATTAATCAACGATACATCAATTCCAATTTATTATCGTGAAGTAGGTATTCAAAAGAGAGATAATAAACAATCATTAATCTTAAAAGATGATTATGATTTAGAAATTGATGATGATTTAGGTACTGCTTTTATGAACTATACAACCATTTATGATGAAATATGGACCACATATCTAAGAAAAAAATCAATGTATGAGTTGTTGACAAATACAGATGGAACCAAAGGAATGATCAACAATCATAGTTCTATTATGAATCATGTTATTGATAGTCTATCTTTTTATCATAAAAAATGTTTATTGGAAACAATTATTCACAAGAAAATCAACGAAGAAAAATTAGATCATTTAGAAGATTTCATATTCGATACATTTCAACCAAATCTCATATATGAAAGGAAGAAAAAAGTATACACGATTGTCGAACATGGGAACCCCATTGGATTTTTCCTCCATAATACATCACAGTTCTTCGCGATACAAAACAGACAAAAATCACCTTCAATAAATGATCTTTCATTCTATATCTTAGCTGACGATAATTGGATTCCTTTGGATAATATAGGAGTCAGAGAAATGAATAAAGAAATTATTAAATTAAAAGATAAATATCTTCCACCGATCAAAGGGACGTATGGTTATTCTTTTAAAGATGAAGACCATAAACATTTTGTTAAAATGGTTACCAGTAAAAGTAATATGACGAATACACCTAAAACACCAGGTAAAGTTGTTGGTGATGCAGGACAAAAATCACTTGAAATGATACATATTTTGTATACTTATTCAAAAGATTCTTTTTTCCGCTTGAATGATGTACTACGTGATCAAGTAATTGAACAACTTAAAAAAGAAAAGAAAAATGTAAAAGAAGTTAAACGAGTTTATTTAGAACTGAATAAAGAGAAACCTTCATATCGCGTTGTCCTGAATAATGAAAATTATTTAACACCCAGTACCCGTGCAATGTTAACGAAACATTACATATCATTATTTATGGAATTATTGTTAAGAGACAATCATTCTTATATGAATTATGATATCTTTCCATTCAAGTATTACGTCTCTTAAATTTGAATTATTTAAACAATATAAATATAATATAATATATAATTATGTCTTCTTATATATCTGAACAAATTCTAACCACCGATCTTTCTCTGTATCCTCACGAACTACGGACAGGTGTTGATGATTTAATCCATCGAAAATTAAAGGATAAGGTTGAAGGAGTATGTTCATCAGACGGTTATGTACTTAAAGATTCAATTCAGATTATTCGTCGTCATATTGGAAAAATCCAAACTAAAAACAATCAAAGTCATATTCAATATAAGATTAATTATCGTGCGAAGGTAATTTCACCTAACAAAGATGATATTATTGATGTTTTTATTAACAATATTAATAAAATGGGAGTAGTAGGGTATATTAAAATTGATGATCAAGGAGATTCTGAAACAAGTCCAATGATAGTAATTATCCCACGGGAATATTTCGAAAATAGTAATTATAATATTAATGATATCCATATTCATCAACAATTATCTGCCCGAATTATCGATAGCAGAATAAAATACAATTCTGATAAAATTCAAGCGATTGCTTCGCCAGTTTAACTATTGTTATTAATTTATTACCTAAATAATAAATGGATCAAAAAAGAATATATATTCATCAAAATATAAATAAGATAAATGATCATGTAAATATCATTAATATCATTGAACAAAATGAATGTAAACATACGAAAAATAATAATGGAATTTTTTTAAACTTAACAACAACTGAGGATGATATTGTAGACCAAATATATTTTTTATTAAATAATGAATTGAATTATTCAATTATTAATGAAAATGATATGAAGATGAACGATGAAGAATTATTTGTGAATCGTTATACACCAAAACAAAACGTAACAGTATCTCCTATTATAAATGAACCTTTATGCAATCAGTTTACTCCGAGTGAACAGGAGCGAATTTTATATTCGAAGCTTTATCATTTAAAAATATAGTATTATTGTCTTCTCTTTCTAAATTAAATTTGATAACTACTTAAATCCATAATTAATAGATACTATATATTATGGATTTTGTTGAACAATTCAAGAACAATACAAATAATTACACTGCTAAGATTAATGATTCTAAATATGTAGAAACAACCCGAAAGGTTGTACATAAGGAGACCGATAAGGGAGTGTCTGATATATGTGAATTAATCATTCGTGAAAATGAACTTGAATACTTAACGCAAGAAGGTAAGCATAAAGAAATCTTTGCTAAGAATAAAAAAATAACAATTGCTGAGAATGTCCAAAAAAATGAAAACTATGCTCGCACATTTACTCCGACAATCATTCAACATGGATTTCAACACCCGAATCATTTGTCATCGGTTCTTTATTTGAATGAATACTATAAGATTAATTGCATCATTTACAATCCGAGTTCAAATAAATATTACCGAACATCTCTCAAAAATTATCCAAAACTGGTCTGTATTTATAAGAAAGATAAATGGCATTTACACAAAGATTCAATAGATGATTCGGTTGTCTCTAACTTTGATAAAGAAGGGATTGAAAATGTTCTAACGATCGATACAAGTTATATTATATATAAACCGTATCTGAACGCCCTTTCAAATTATAAGCTTCCTGATCTTGTAAAAATATGTTCAACAATGAATATATCTATTCTGAAAGATACAGGGAAGAAGAAGTTAAAGAAAGAACTTTATGATGAAATAAATTTGAAAGTTTATGAACAAGATACTTAAAAAAAAAAATACTCTGTTAATATAGTTATGAAATTATTTAATGAAGGACCGATTATTAATTACTTAAAAGAGCCGATTCTAAATGATCATTTAGAATTAGAAGTCATTTTTGGTTCAAATGTAGGTGATAATCCCCTTGATAAAAAAACATTTATGAGAGTCCTGGAACAATGTAAAGTCTATTATCCAACACTTAGCGAAACAACAACTCTTGATATTCGCCAAGAATACAAAGGCAATCCATCAAATATCCGAGCAACGATTCATGGATTGGAGAGTATTAAAAAGTATTGTCGTGAAGAAAATCTCTCAGAATTACAGAATATAGAGTATCTCCAAAAGATAAGATACTCTGATAATAAAGGTAATCATTTTCCAACTCTTCGCGATGAAGACTATAATGTTAGATTGAACCTAAAAAAAGAGGTCCCATTGCATGACAGACATTATTATGTTCAATCATTCTTAAAATCGTTTGACGAGAAGAAAAAACATTATCGTTATAAAAAGAGATTTAGTTTTGAAACGAATGATCGATTATTCCGTATTGACTTATCGGTTATTAAGGCGACCGAGTACAAGAGGGGGGGCTATAATTTTGCAAAAAGTTTTAAAGAATCAAACATACTCAATAATAAAGAACTCTATGAATTGGAAATAGAATACATTGGTCAAGGATCAAAGGTAGGTGATACAAAACTCAGAAAACTCTATGAAATTATTCAAGAAAATCTAACTCTCACCGAACCCGGATATCAAGGAATAGGAAATGAATACGATCCATTAAACTTAGGCATTGGTATTCCATCTGATCTCGAAGATACTGATGTCAACTATACATATGAGTTTGATTCGCCCCGTTATAGTGGTCATTCATCTGTCAGTTATACTGAGAATTCTGTTCAATATACTGAGAACGAATATCGTACTTTACTTGGTAAGTTCGTGAGAATTAAGGATTCTTATTTTAAAGACAAACAGATAAATGAAAAGGTCAAGCAAGCTTTGAATGAATATTACTTGAAAGGTATTCATATTGGAATTGTGAACGATATTCAAGAGAACTTTGACGAAGATGGAGAATACGTCAATACAACACTGGATATTGGTTTGTCTCCAAGTATTGGTGGTTACAGTCAATTGGTCGTTCCTCTGAATGATGTTTATGATGGAAACTTTACTGTGGGTCCAGATACAATTGAAGAAGGGAGAGATGAATATGTTGGAATTGATTTTGAAATCACGAAGAAAAAAGAACCGATTAAGAAATCATTTGATAGAGAATCAAGTTTAAATGAATTATCAAATGAACTATTGAATCTATTGGAAACTCATGTTATTTATTTGTCTAAGATAATTTACAATACAGAGAACTTAATATCATACAAAAATAAGAAGGAAATTATTAAGCGCTATAAGACACTTACAGGTCAGACAACACCATATTTTACATTTATAGGTCCTCAACCAGTTACATTAACAATGGACGATATTAAGATTAATTCTGGTAAATCAATTATTACAAACTATGCAGTTACAGAAAAAGCGGATGGTGAAAGATATCAAATGTTCATTACAAAGAACAATGGATATCTAATTAATTCAAAAATGAATGTAATTGATATGAATATTTATCTCCATGAAATTGAAGGGGAATGGATTCTTGATGGAGAATACATAACTAATGACCAATATGGTGAATCAATGAATCTGTTTATGGTGTTTGATGTTTATTGGGCTTCTACCCAAGGAATATCAAAGGACAAACAAATTCACGATTATCCTTTTCTATCTACGATTCCTGGACAAACGAGTCGTTTATCGGTTATGAAGGAATTCTTCTCTATCATTCAAAGGGAAAATGGTATTCTTTATCTTCGTGAACAAGAAAGACCGATTGAAATATTAATGAAGGAATATCTATTTGGATATATTGAAGATGATTTTGATCCTCAACCAGCTGATCCCACGAAAGAACAACGGAAAGATATCTTTAAAGCATCGAAAAAAATCCTTCAAAGAAGTAAACAAAATCATTATCCGTACCGGATTGATGGATTAATCTATCTTCCTGTTAAGTTTTCTGTGAAAGGTTCAATACAAGGAATTCGTAAGAAGCGTATTCATGGAACATGGAATCATAATTACAAATGGAAACCCCCCGATGAAAATAGTATTGATTTTAAAGTCCGTGTTGTAAAAGACGTTTTCAAGTCAAAAGTAAGGGATCGGGTCATTCCATTTACGAAGAAGGGACCCGGGGGCATCAATGTAGTTAATGAATACAAACAATTGGAATTATTAGTTGGATACAGAGCAATAGAAGATGAAACAATTAACTTTTGTATGGAGGTCTTGCACGATACAATAGATAAAAATGAAAATAATCTTCAATTATTTAATATCCATAGTAAGGAGGACGAAAAATACAACACTACACATGTACAACTACAAGAAGGTAAGATGAAATGTCTTGATGGAAGTGAAATAATGGACGGTGACCATGTTGAAATGCGATATATTCCGGATGCTGAAAATGGGATGCATTGGGAACCAATGAGACTTCGCAATGATAAGAAAAAACCTCAATTCTTTGGCGTTGCAAATAAAGTATGGAGCACAATTCAAAATCCAGTTTCGCAAGAGATTATCTGTGGTGATTATAAAGTTAAGAAGGGAGAAAATCCATATCAATCTGAAATAGGTAAATATTATGTTGATGAAGACAACGATTCTCTCTATGAATCAAATAAATTAAGAAAACTACATAATTATATTAAATCCAAATTAATTGGTGGAATTTGTTCAGCTCGTCCGACAAAACAGATTCAAGTATTGGATTTGTCTTGTGGTAGGGGAGGTGATAACCGTAAATACATTAATAAAGATACCAAAGTAACCTTTCTATTGGGACTTGATATTTCATCGAATATTCATGAAGCATGCAAACGTTATTATGATGAAGGAAATAGAATAAAGGGTGCTTTCCTTAGGGCAGATACTAGTAAAAATATTCAAAATGGAGAATGTGCTATGATTGAAGGTGGTGATCAAGAAGATAGAAATCATTGTGAAACTATGGTTAATATCCTGTATAAGAATATGAAACCGATTCCCAAAGAATACAAGAAAATCAATACAAAATACTCAGGTTTGGCATCCAATGGGTTTGATGTTGTAAGCTCTCAATTCTCAATTCATTATTATTTTGAAACGGAAAAGAAGTTTCTGGGTTTCCTCGAAAATCTAAAACAAAATGTAAAATCAGGAGGTTATTTCATTGGGACATGTTATGATGGTATGAAGATTTATGAACATTTTAAAACAAATATTGAGAAGAGAAAAGCGTGGAAAGATGAAAATGAACCGGAAACAGAATCAGAAACAGAATCAGAAACAGAATCAGAATCAGGGTCAATGGAACTCAATATCCCCCATTATACGGATGAATATAAAGAATTCTCCTATGTTGATTTAAATGGAAATAAAGTATTCAGTGTTGAAAAAGAATATGAATTAGAATCATTTAAGTATGATCCTGAAAATACAAAGAACATCTTTGGTAATCAGATAAATGTTTATATGGATTCCATTGGTCAAGTCATACCTGAATATTTAGTCAATATGGATTATCTAAAAGATATAATGAAACAAAACGGATTTGAAATAACCGTTCCAACAAATATTATGCCAAGATATGCTAATCTATTCCGTAAAGACTATTTTGAAGATGATCTAGGTCAATTCTCCAAAGTGATTGATAAATTATCTGAAATCAATAGTTCAGATAGACAATTCAGAGATTTCTACGGTGAAGCCCTTGAAATGAAACGTGATATTAGTTATTATGATAAGAAGAATAAAAAGGTACAAGAATATCCGAATGTGAATAGAGATCCGTTGATTGAATTAAGTTCATTTAACAATTATTTCATATTCAAAAAGATTTAAATCTATTCTATTTATATACGATGAATTCAGGGGAACTTCAAATGTTTATCAATGATTATATTCAAAATAAGAATAAGAATAAAGGAGAATTAAAAGAGTTTAAAGAAGATATCCAAGATCTTACTTCCACAGAACGAAATAAAGTCCATGATGATCTCACAGTTTTAAAATGTCAATTGGCTATCTTAAATATTATTCCTTATCTAACTGGTTGTCAAAAAGTGGACAAGAAAAAGAAAAAAAAGAAGACAAAGAGAAAAATACGGAGGACAAAGAGAAAGAAGACCAAGAGAAAAAAGAGGAAGACAAGACGATAAACTTTTTTTTTTATATTGAAATATTATTATTTAAAAACCATTTAATCAATAATTACATGAAAAATTATCGATTAGGTATCCATGAAAAAATTATTGAACCATTAGAGATAATGACAACTGAAAAGATATTTAATAGTGGTCTTCTATTGACTATGAAATGTAAAATAGATGCAATACCTAGTAAAACATGGGAAATAACGAAAAAAATGATAAATAAATACGAATTCATTTATACTTCATCAAACCGAAGTAAGAATATATGTAATATTGTTCCTGTAAGTCGTTCTTATTTTAAATTGTATGAGATCGTCCACGATCTTCAATTATTAAACAACAATATTTATTGCGCTTGTTTAGCGGAAGGCCCTGGTGGATTTATTCATTGTTTAAATGATATTGATCAGAGAGGGGATTATAAGATCAACAAAACATATGGAATAACCTTAAAATCAAATGATAAAACGATTCCTTATTGGAATACAAGTTTATTTAATCATCGCAATACACTACTTTTTGGTGAAGATGGAACAGGTGATTTATACAATCATAAAAATATTCAATCTGTTATTGATGAAATAGGTGATCGTAAATGCCATCTGGTTACTGCTGATGGGGGATTTGATTATTCACAAAATTATAATTTACAGGAAGAATCTTCTTATCAGTTGTTATTTTCAGAAATATTTACCGCACTTCATATTCAGGCTATCAATGGAAACTTTGTTCTGAAAGTATTCGATTTGTTTCATTATAAAACGATTCAATTAATCTACTTATTATACAATCATTACTCCTACATAGAAATTTATAAACCAACAACAAGTCGTTTATCGAATTCAGAAAAATATATAGTATGTTCTGAGTTCAAGGGAATGACTGATTCTGTTCGTGAGCTACTTAATCAATCATTGAAGGACCATACAAACTTTAAAATTAAAGTACCAGATAGTTTTATTAACGAGATTATGAAATACAATCAACAATTTGTTAACTTACAAATTGATACAATTAAAACGATAATTCAAAATATAGGGAAATTTAAACAGGTTTATCCAACGCAGAAACAAATAACAAATGCTATTGCGTGGTGTGAATCTTATAAGTTACCTATTAATACAGATTGCATCTATCTTAAATAGAATAGTTTGTTTGAATTGAATCAAGTGATAAGTAGTCTGATGATGATGAAGCTCCTACAATCTCAGAATCATCTTCATCTTCATAATTCCACACCTGATATGAATTGTTATTAATCCGTTCAACATTTCCTGATAAAATACCCTTACCAATACTTTGAATCACTTGATTATCCTTGTCTTGAATAAGTTTCGGTGGGATGTTTTGAAGTTTGTTATTAAAGGAACAAGACACTTCTTTATTCTCATTCAATGAACAACGGTCGGGTAAATGAGTTTCTGCTGAGGGCATTGTTATATCTGTAAAGGTCTTCTTTTCATCAAAAAACTTTCCCGATTGAGTTAATTCATCTCCAAAGTTTGATTTATAATGGGATGGATGATGGGAGACCTGTTCTTCTGTCCAAGCATATTTAGGATTTTCACCAATAAATCTGTACTCGGTGTTGTCAATCGGATTTGGGGAAATATAATCCCTTCTTAACTTACTGTCAAATGGTTTTTTCTTGTTAACATATGTTCCCTTGTTGCGGATAATAGTTACTGGTTTGTTGTCCATGATTCCATTTATTTGTTTAGGAATATAGTCAATGATATCGGATAATTTCTGAGATATCGTCGTACTTTGTGGTCTCTCTAAATCTAAATATGGTTTTTGAATTAAAGCAATAACCCCGGAATCGTCCTTCTTCTGTATTCTATTGTTGATAAATAGAACACACAGAACAAAAAATACTATCAGGACGTATATATTAATCATTTATATTATATAATAATATATTTATTTCATTGAATACAATTAACTATTGAATTTTGTAAAAGCATCCAACGAATTACACGAATATTCGATTGTTAAATAATCATCATATTCTTTCAATTGAATACGTATTGAATCGATTTCATTTTCATATAATTGACATTCCGATTCTGTATCTGGATCATAAAAATTAAATGGATTACATTGCGATATTTCATATTCATGAACCAAAATATGGTCTTGTGAATTATAATAAACTTCTTTATCAATTCTATATTCAAAGATCCTTTTACCTTCACGAATAGTCAAGAATACATTATTAATCCAATATTCTTTAATCGTTCCTTTATTTTGTAATCCATACAAAGTAATATATTTTTCTTTTTGATCAAGACTTATCTTTTCATCATAAAAATTATTCTTCATCACATTACATTTATAAAAATTAAAAACCATGACTTGTTCTTGTTTTATCTATATATCTTTCTTATAAGTATTTTATCCGAATGTATTCTCACTTGTATATGTTACATATAGAAATCCGTCCTTATCTTTTAATTCTTCATACAATTCTCCAATAAGCCGTTGAGCGGGAACCATTGTATTGTTGATGGTTATGAATAAGGCTTGTGTTGATTCCAATTGAATCCTTTTCCGGATTACAAAGATAAACTTGGTCATCGTCATATCTTTTGGGACGAGGTACTTACATTTATCAACATCTGGTAATTCACATTTAAAATATTTCTCTACAATAACAGGTATTCTATCAGGATATTTATTTATGATTTGCTGAGATTCATCAATTCTCTTTTCCAATGGTGTTGTATCCTTAAAACTTTTCATGATTTATTAGTATTCAACATAAAAAATTAATTGATTTTATTTAAGGATTAAAGTATAGTTTTGTTAATAAACATGAAGATAACTAAAATTAACATAAATGGGACTATGGATGATATCTCTGTATCATTCACAAAAAAGACGATTCAAAAAGTTCTCGAAAAGATAAGTACATTCAAGGGAATTACTGAATTATACAAATGGGTCAATGATAATAAAATTATTTCATGTTATGGTTGGTATGAAGGTGAGGCTGGATTTGAAAATAAACATGATCTAATACCCAACGGTAGTTCTTCCTTTTGCGATGAGGATTCATCAGAAAAGCTATTGTTTGGTGATTTATTCATGGTATGCTATGATAAACAAAAAGATAAATATATTGATTTTTGTGTTTCGGATTATGGGGCTTTTTATGAATTAATGTTTGAAGGTTTTGATGATTGTGAAAATTCAGAAGAAGAATCGGATGAAGAAGAACCGAATACCGATGATGAAGAATTTATCGATGATGATTTAGAAGAAGATGGTGACTATCATGAATACGGTTCTGATGATGAACTTGATGAAGACGAAAATGATTATAGTGATGGTAGTTGTTAAATACTTTTCCCGTTATTGAATAAAATGAGATTGAAATTATTTAAAATTTGATTGTCTATGAATAGAAACATTCAAAGATGCCATCGTTTTCAAATCAAAATGATGAAATTAGAAACATAACAGTTCAAAAATACAATACCATTATCAAGGATATACAATTATCTCGTAAAATAGAGAAGAGTCTGTATAATTATGTTATTCGTGTTAGTAAAGAAAGACGTATTCCACGAAGGTGGTCAAATCCTATATTTAAAAACCTCTACAATTCAAAAATTATTTCAATTTATACGAACTTAAAAAGCGATTCATATGTAAACAATACTTCATTTCTTCAAAGGATTCTTGACAAAGAAATAAATATATCAAATATGGGTCAATTATCAGTATACGATATTAATCCTGATAATTGGAAAGATTTATTTGATGCAAAAGAAAAAAGAGATAAGATTAAATATGAATTAAAACCGGAGGCAATGACAAACTTATTTAAGTGTCGGAAATGTCAAAGTCGTGAAACCTCTTATTATGAAGTCCAAACAAGATCGGCAGATGAACCTATGACACATTTCATTACTTGTTTGAAATGTAGTAATCGTTGGAGACAATAAATTATTCTAATAACGATCCATTTTCTTTTTCAGCATAAGGCGATGGTTCCTTAATCTGTTTTTTATCTTTTACCTTAGCCTGTTCAATTCCAATACCCTCGGGATTGACTTCATTAATTAAACAATAATCTTTGGAACAATCTTGTTCAAACCGTGTTGAGGGGACAAAATCTTGGGAACAATCACTACATCCGAACTCCTCAGCGTCACCTTGTAATTCGTGATCAATAACATTCACACCATTGGATGTTAAGAACATTCTATATTGCCAACTGTTCATACCTTGTTGATAGAAAAGATTGTGTTGACATGAAGACGTATAATCAGTTACAAAACGTCCATCTGACATTCTCGCTGGGAAATCTTTATTAAAATTATCAGGTACTTTAACTGTATTCATTTTATATTATTAGAATATATTTTTATTTTAGAATCAAGTTTATTGATTTTCTCTGATTCTTTGAATTAATTTAGATTTATTTCCCGATTGAGGTAGTTTTAATTCTTTACAAATATCTCGTAACTGGCTTACAGATAATTTATCATCGACAACCATTCCAACTTCTGAGGTGGATTGTCCATTTTCAGATTCAACTTCACTCAGATTCATTTCACCAAGATTCATTTCACCAAGATTCATTTCACCCGAATTCATTTCATCCTCATAATTCTCTTTTTCCATGTTCAATATGGAAACGGCTTCCGGATCAATCTCTTTTGTTGAATCCTCCGTTGTTTGACTACAAGAGTCCTCCTCTGATATTTCTTCTATTTCAGCTTTATCCTCATCGTACGTCCCGTTATTTATTTTTTGTATGATTAACTCTTTGAAATTCTCCTCCGGCGAGACATTTAGATCAATTATTTTTCCATCATTTTCAGCACTCCAACCCATTTCTTCACTTGTTTCACTATGTATGTCATCAGAAGTATTGTTGTAGGAGGTTAATAATTCTTGCGCTTCTTCTTCGTAGACCGCTTCTTCTTGTTTACTTTCCTCTTGGTTAATAATCTCTTCCATAGTATTTTCAATAGAACTGGGTTGATTCTGTTCTTCTCTTTGTTCGTTCTTTTGTATTATTGATTCCATCTTACTATTTAATGAATCAAAGCGGTGATTTATCTTTTTAATTTCCAAATATCCATAAATGATCATACATATAATGACAATTGTTAAGAATATAATCGGTATATTTGATTCGATATGTAGCTCTTTTAACATTTATTAATTTTCAACATAATAAACATAAAATATAAACTTATGAGAAATATATATATATTTTTATTATAATATAATATATAATGGACAATTTTGTAAATAAGATGAAATTAATAAACATTGAGAATAAAGAATTACTACCAATGATTTATGATATTGTCAGAACAATTACAATCCAAATTGTAGCACAATTTATGTATTCCATGAATAATCCGAGTGAACCGTTTTTAACATTGGGATTCTTTCAAACGACTCTCTTTTTATGTTTGGGAATCATGGTATTTTGGTTAATTATCTTTAAATTAATGTCAGATTTCTTATATAAAGAAGAAAAAGATAATTAAAGAATACTTATTATATAATAAAAATGGAAGGTCAAACCGAAAAACCTAAACCAAAGAAAAGAGGCCGAAAACCCAAAAACACTACCCAATCGAAGAAAGAACAAAAACAAACAAATATTGAAGAAAATCTTGTTATTCGCCTCAAAAATACAAATGAAGAAAAAAGTTGTATTCATGGATATGAATCACAAAATACGTTTCAAGAAAAATTAGATCATTCATTCAATACAGGAGATATTTGTTGGAATTGTTGTCATCCTTTTCATGAAATGGTCCATGGACTTCCTCTGAAATATAGTAATGGAGTTTTCTATGTGTATGGTGATTTTTGTTCATTGGAATGTGCTGCAAGATATTCAAGTGAATATTTTAAAGAAACTAATTTTGAAAATATGACATTATTGAATTTATACAATAGCACCATAAATAAAACAGAAAAGAGTATTCAACCAGCACCCAATAAATTAGTTTTAAAATTATTTGGAGGGAACCTAACAATTGATGAATACCGAAACAGTTTTAGTAAACCCAATATTCATGATATTAAATTACCACCAATTCTACCAATTAAACACACGATTGATATGTATGAAATGAATAGCGGGAATACTAAAAATAATCTTAAATTATTTCGGAAAAAACCACTACCTTCTGAAAATAAAAGTATTTCAACATCAATGAAATTAAATTAATATTTTTCAGGATAAAAATAATGACATATAGAATTAATCACATAAATAGCTTTGATTTTATCTTCTGAAATATAATCAGATACTAATGTATTGAACTGATTATAATTTAGTTTTATTTGTTTGGGTAATAAATCTATATCTCCAAACTTTCGGTTCATTTGAATCAAACGGGTATAAATAAAATGATAAATATTTTTGATTTTATATTCATTTGTATTTTGTAACAGTTGGTAATATACTTTATAATCTGGGTATGTCTTATCTAAGAATGAATAATTAAAAGTATTTTTAGATTCATTGATAGATATATCATTTGGACTCTTCACAAATACGGATGTCATTTATAATAATTCAATTATATAAATATGATGAATTAAACATATTCATTCGGACTATATTTATCTTGGGCAGTATTGACTGGATGAGGATGATCATAAATTATTTCTTTGTTAACAACATGGGGATTCTTTTTCCATTGTTTATTCAAACGTAATGAGAGGTTATACAATAAATTATTCCCTTCTTCTTGTAATTCGCGGATAATTGAAGATAAATCTTCTAATGTATGAGAATCATTAATATATATTATTTTCATAAGTCTCTTATCATTCATACTCGATACTATATTATAAAAGGATTTTAATGAATAGTCATAATAATACTGAGATTTATCAAAATAATGATTGGTATGGATTAATTGATCATTTGCGAGATGATCTAAATAATTAGTAAACTTTTTCCAATATCGCAATCCTTGATGGTAGTCTTTTGGATTGTATTTCTTGTATTTTCTCAATCGTTTGAATAATTTTTCAATTGTATAGTTGTAGTGCTTTTCTTTTCCTTTTGAAAATAACGCTTTGTTAAGTTTACCCTGAAATTCTGTATAATGATTGATATATAAAAATAAAACAACCATACCTACAAGAATTTTAATATCAAAACGATACATAAGAAATAAGAATATAAGAATTGATCCGATTGTCAATTGTAATTCTGTATCTTCTATATTTATCTTAGGTAATTTGATCATCTCGTGATATATTAAAGAAATAGATAATAATTGATAGTATAATTAATATGATTCCAAAATAGATTGTATTGTCTTTATCTGATATATGTAAGACGATTCCAAATATATATTTTTTGATTGATTGAACAAATCCGTCGCCTTGAATATCCATTTCATATTCAGCTTTCTTGACCTTATAAGAAACTTCTTTGTTAAAGTTATTTATAAAATCAGACATATTACTCATTATCTGCTTAAATGATAGATCAGCGATTGTTTCTTTTTGTTGGGGTCGCTTCTCATTTAGGATTGATTCAGAAGGATTCGCAATCGATGAATATGTCTTTCTTCCAAGGTATCCTGGGATTTCTTTGACGCTACCCTTATTTAACTCTTCCGTATCATCAGAATGGAATTCTCGGTATTCCTCATCTGTCATTAATGCATCTCTTATAGGATCGTTCCATTGGTCACCTTCAAAAAAATTATTTCTTTCTCCGGACATAATGTATATTACAATCTAATATTTAAATATAAGAAATTAAATGAACATTACCCAAGAACATCCTGCGACAACAATATTTATGAAGTTCTAAATCATCTAACATTTCACCTTCTATTGACTTTTTAACACTTCCATCTTCTGTAACTTGAATATATTGGATGTCTAATTCACTAGTTACCTTTTCTTTGGATTGTTCTTTCTTTTGAACAATACCTTCCACAAATGGATTCCATTTATCACCAATAACTGATCCACAAGTAAAACATCGGACTGGGATTAACATTTCTATTTATATTAGTTAGAATATTATTTCAAATTTTTAAATCTCTTTCTTTTATAATATGGACAAATTAGTAAGCCATACTATCCTATATAGTATGTTTTATAGAGAAAAACAACATAACATACTAATTGAACCGCTAACGTGTATCTTTCGGATTATTTTATTAAAATACAAAGAAGAAGGTACCAAAATATCAATACAAGATAATTCAATCCAATACAATGATCCAAATTATTATCAAGGAATTGTCCGAATGTTCAATGGAGATACCCGCAATGATCTTCATAATTTATACAACCCATTTATGAAATCCTTCGAATGGTATCCAGTAACAGACAAATACAATCAATTGTTCTATCAAAAATGTTCACAAGGCCTTGAAATACTCATGAATAGCTATCAAAAAGAAAGTATTATTTACCATACATTAAACCATTATAAACAAATCTTTGATAATGTTTTATCTGGCAAACCGATACAATTACAAGATAGTATACAATCACCCTTATTAAATGATCTTCAAAATATATGGAATAAGAATGAATTAGAAATTATTTATAAAATGATTCTATATCTTGACACGTGTGATGTAGAAGATAAAGAAGTTTATTTAGATATTATTGAAACAATTATTTCAACAAAAGAAAAAAAAGTAAACGAATACATAACAAAATCAAGCACAACTTATAATTAACATAATGCGGGAAAATCATCTTCTGATTGAATATCAAATGTTTTTTCCTCATATGATTCTCCACTTTCAATTGGCTTTGAATATTTATTTAAATTAACCGGTGCCTTCGCCTTTACCTGGAAAGGTTGATAACCCGCAGCTATCTCAAAATGAGCATTTATCTCTCTCCCATCAATACCATATCTATCAAATGTATATCTGTCCATTGTTCGAGGACTTAATCCTGGTTCTAAATTAAATTGACCTAAGACTCGTATCGGCTTCTCAATATCGAAATACAGATCTATATATTTATCTCCCAATTTAAAGTCCTTTTTTATCTTATCTTTGAGATATTCAATACTATCTGTTAAAGAACATTCATATGTTTTTGAATATTCTTCATGTGTAATAATAAATGTGATCATATAACTAACCTATATAATCTTACAAAATAATTTTTAAATAGTAATAAATATTTATCGTCTGGCTCTACGAGCAGATCCAGTTCTGCGAGCATCAGCTCTACGGGCGGATCCAGTTCTGCGAGCATCAGCTCTACGGGCCGATCCAGTTCTGCGGGCATCAGCTCTACGGGCCGATCCAGTTCTGCGGGCATCGGCTCTACGAGCAGATCCAGTTCTGCGGGCATCGGCTCTGCGAGCAGATCCAGTTCTACGAGCAGATCCAGTTCTGCGAGGGGTTCTGCGTTCTCCTTCCTCATCTAAACGGATCGCACCAAACTGACCCTTCTTTACTCCCCAACCAGCTTTTTCTAATTGGTTGTTCTTTTTCGCAAGTTTGCTTGCTTTCTTAGACTTAATACGACCATCTCTTCCCTGAAAGAGATCGGCTTTCGTTAATCCACCAGAAGTCCTTTTTGCGTTCCCATGCCATACCTCCGCTCTTGATCCAACAGTTTTCATTATACTTATTCTTAGATTTTATTTATTCTTAAATTTGATTTTTTGAATGGGTCTTTCTCAAAAAGATCGTTTTACGATGTTTTCATGTTGTCTCCGAAAGGAGAAATACAAAGAAAATACGATTGTCCCCGAAAAAGAATCCCTCGGTTCACCACGCATCACAGCTGGGTTTCTTGATAAGTTTTCAAGAGAAGTCATTTATTGTGGTGGTTGTAAAACCCCCTTTCATCTTGGATCATGTGAATTAAAGGTTCACTGTAATATTTGTAATCAATTCTTTCATTGTAAGATTGCAGGTGAATGTATCGGTAAGGATTGCAAGGTACAGTTTGAAGATGGAAGCTTTCATCGTGCGTCATATTGTGTGGACTGTGTGGCAAAAGTATTTGGGAACAAATGTCTGTGTAAGGATTGCAATAAGACTTAAATACTAAATTACTTTTGTATAGACCATACGATTCATATCCATAAACATTTGTTTGCATAGACCTTGAATTATTCGATACTTCGTTGATGAACGGACTTGATTATGGATATGCATTAGAACAGTTTGATATTCTTTGACATAAATTACATCTTGATAGTTTTCTATTTTTTTAAGAGAATAATATTTACCTATGTCCCATGGATTGTTCTGTGATACAAGAGAACGAACCTTCCCTAAGAATACATTCAAGCGGTTTGATTCATCCAAATCATACAGTTCTTTTTCTAAATGTGTGAAGTTGTGGATAAATCCTGAAGCATTCTTATAATTCCGAAGATACCATAATAATTTATGTTCTTCGGGTAGTTTGAAATTGGGTATTTCAACATATTTTCTCTCTGGATTGATCATTATTTTAAATAAATCTTCGTGAAAATAATCTTTATGTAAAGCTCTATAATTATCTGTGATACTCTCTTTTGTTCCACGAATGACTGGTAGTTCACCCTTCATCAATGATAAATAATCTAATTTCCCATAAAATATAATATTACCTTGGTTGTCCAGATTTCTACGCCCAGCCCTACCCGACATCTGTAAATAATCTTCATTCGTAAAATCTGCCTCTTCAATGCCCAAAAAACAAGACGTCCTTACAGGTAAATCAATCCCCATACATAATGTTTTATCTGAAATAACGATTCCAATTTCTTTCTTTGACAATAATTTTTGAAGAATCCAATTGTATTCATCCGGCATATTCTCAATATAAATACCAATCCCCCTCTTTAACATTTGGAAAAGAGGACTCTCGTAAGGGATCTTAATCCCCAATGTAGAGTTTATCTCCCTCCGAACATCACGAATTGTTTCAGCTGACATCGGTTCATTTGATAGAGTAAAAATAAAATCTTTGTGTTTCTTAAAAATATCCTGAGAATTGAAATCTGGATTCATAATGAAATCATTCATCTCTTTTTCTAAGTTTTTGGTTTGAAGAACACGTAGTTCTTCCGAAATATCTTCATTCTTAGAAATAAATGTTAACTTCGATTGATAATAATCAATCATTGTTTGAATATAATTCGTTTTTTCTGTTCTATCATAAGTATCCATCTTATCTTTAATCTCATAACGAGGATTTGAGGAAGATACTTTAATATTTGATTGAAACGCTTCCCTTTTATCAAGATAAGCTTGATACAATGTATTCTTCTTCTCAACTATATCATAATGAAATGGATATTCTTCAAGTTCTTTGTCATTTAGATATTCATAAATCGTAGTAAATAACGATTTACATGTCAATTCGTTCTTATGAAACATTATCATTGGAAACATGTCCTTCTTCTTTGATTCACGTATAAAATCAATCATGGTATCCTCTTCCTCTTCTACTGGATCAACGACAAACTTATCATAAATCGTTTGAACTCTCTGAGTATATTTCTCATCCTTGTATAATTCTGTAAGCTTGTTAAGAATAAAATCCTCATACAACTTACAATCATCTAATGTCAACAGTTTATCCTCGGAGAAATATTCATCAGGCGAACAATGATCAATTGCTTCCTCTTCATCAAACTCTTCCTCAATCGCTTCCCATAAAAGAGAACAATCTAAGGGAGTAAATGATAAACAAGTATCGTGAAGTATATCATGTGGTGTTTTATATGCACACAACGGATGGAGTTGAACCATTTTCTTATTTTTCCAGATCCATCGCTGATGATTTATAAACCTTTTTGTATATTCAACATACTTTATCTCCCTCTCAGGATGAATTTTCTTAAAAATATCCTGTAAGAAATCTATATTCTTAATCGTTGCCGACAAAGCAAGGAAGTTACAACGAATTAACTTTATAATATTTTCATAACTACTTCCATCATCTTCCTTATTTAAATTATGTATTTCATCAAATACCACATAATCAAAGGTTGTCCCAATCTTATTTAAACTATTTTCTATCTCCATCGGTGTTCCAATAAAGATGTTTGTATTTTGACTATAAGCATAATTTGTATAATTGTCTACAATAAAATGAACCTTGTATCCCATATGTGTAAAATGAGCTCCCACTTGAAATGCAACCGGTTTCGCTGGACAAACATACAGGATCTTTTTGTGAAGAATACCAGTAGCCATTGCAATAAATGATTTACCTGCTGATGTTGGAGCCTTTACAATCACACTCTTTTTTTGATCAATATAACGAATGACTTCTTTCTGCCAATCATCAAAGTTTTGAATGGGAGCGTTCCATGTATTTAATGGAGGTAACATATGACCTAATTTCTTCATCATAAATAATTTATAATCACATTCATCAAGCGTATCCGATATCTTCTTGAACAATGATAAATGTTCCTCTTTCATTTCATCAAGCTTGATATTTTTATTTTTGAGCTCGAAATACAAGAGAATTACCTTATTCATCTCTTTCTTCTTATTTTTCCAGAAATAATCTAATAACATAAATTGATATTCCCTCTTACCTTCCTCCGTTTTTAAGATAGATAACGGTTGAAACTTATTTTCGGGTGTTGAATTGTTAAATAAATACTCCAAACGATCTCTATCATCTTTTATATTCGCTATTCTTCTCTTTTCTGTTTGTTCTCTGATAATGATATCCTTCTTCTTCAAAACCTCTTTCCGATTATTTTTACCCTTTCCCTTCTTCTTTGGTTGAACTTTCTCTTGAATAATATTATCTTCTATCATATGTTTTAGATTAATATTGATATCCGACGATAGATCTCTTAAAAAAACTGATAGCTTTTTCTTCTCAATCTTTTGTTTCGTAAGCATATTTGCAGGTAACATTGATAATAGCTAATTATTATACGTATCTTTTTTTTAAGTAGCGTTACCGTGTATATATATTTAAGAACATAACCCTTACTATACGGATAATATGATCAAACAAGTTTTTCGTAAGAATGGGATTTTGTATGTCCCGAAAGAAGATGATATTCGTTTTAATTATTTTATCATTGTTTCATATGATAAAATGATGGACATGAACCAATACAAAATAGAATATTACAAAAAGAAAAAATTTATTTATTAATATTGTAATTTATCTTAAATAATCCAAGTATTTGAGAGATTAGGAACGCGATAAAAATTAACAAAATTACTTTTGTAACAATATTCTCTTGAAACCCTTCAAAAAACTTCTGGATTCCAAGATCTGGGAATGAATACGCTGAATTATTTTTAAGAATATTTTGATACATATCTTTTAAGAGTAATGTATTTTTATGAACTTCACCATTGCATTCTTTCTTCTCATAATATTCTGAAATATCGATTATTTTTTTGATTATATCAGGAATATATTGCAACAATCTTTCGGAAACAACTTCCATATTTTGTTTATATTCATCATCAGTTGTTTCTCTATTTTGATCGATATTCATAAAATATTTTAATAAATCAATTCCATTTTCACTCATTCCGTCTTTACAAATTTTATCTGTAACATAAATAATATCAAAGCATTCTCCTATTTTTGCAGGATCAACTAAAATAAACTTAATTATCTTTTCTTCAACATAATGTAAAACTCTCCGATTGGACGGATCACCTAACTTCGATAAATCTTGAATCTCTAAAATCTTTTGTAAATATGTATTGTCATCATGTTCTGTCATCATTAAACGATCAATACATTCATTGTATTCCTCATTCTCTTCTTGATTGGTTAATCCGAAGAACTTACCCAAAGATAACTTTTCCTCTGTCATATCTTTTGGAATAGAATCAATCAAACGATTACGAATTTCAATTTGTTCAGATGATTTCTCATAAACCGGTTCACTTCCTCTTTGTAGTAACCAATCACTTACTTCTTCATAGATCATATTATTCACAGAATGATTTTGAAAAACATATTCTAATATACCCCCTGTCATTTGATGTATTGTTTCCAAGTTCTCATAATATCTTGTGTTTTCAGGAATTAATTCCTTTAATTCTTGATGAGACATTGAAGAATTCCACCATTCAAGTTCAATACCGTTTCCTGATAATGGAATATTGTATCCGTTTATAATTACATATGTCCTATTTTCATTAATAGTGTTGTATCTCCTTTCTAATTCACTTGTTATTTTGATCTTATTCCAGTCAGTCATATATTAATAAATTATATATTAATAAATTATATTTTATTTTAATTGCTTGATCTTTTTCAGAGCTGTTTCTAAATATCTTGAATGTTCAATAATATTTAATAATTCTTTTAAATAGGGTGTTTTCATCATTTGTTCTCTACCTTTCAAGATACTGTCGAATCGTTTCTTACCGTGAATTCGAAAATCATATTCTTTCAGAAAGTTCTTCCAATCTATATTTGTATCCACAGATTGTAACGTTCCACAAGACGTTTTGAATGATTTAAAATATTTATTTGGCATATGTTTGAATAAATTATTCGCGAAGTCCTTCTTCCACGGAGCAATTTGATACCATACTCGTTTCCCCCGACAACAAGATATTATATCAGTAAAGCTCTGGTCACCTGTCACCAATATATCTTGAACACTATCCTTCATTATAGAAATGAATATATCTCTCTTCTGAGGTAAAATATCACCTCGCAGAACGATTCGTGTTTTGTTTGTTTCATCTTCCATCATATGGAATACACCTTTATCTGGATATATAATATCTATATTTTTGTAGTTTTTTCCAAGAATCTTTTTCACAGTATAATAAAAAGCCTTGTTCCCGTCCATTTCTTCAAGGATCCAATTAGGAATAACAATTTCAAAATGTTTATGCTTTGAATAATTCTTACCTATCATTTCTAAATAGGATTGAAAACAATATTTCGCATGAATTCCCCATTCAGGCGATGGTTGTATATATACAACAGCGTACGGTTTCTTCATTAATGTTTGTTGTTTCAATTTAAAATCATTCAATAATATACCCATATTTCCATTGCCAACACCAATCGGAAAAGTATAAGGTGGAAATAATCCATTGTATTCACTCACAGTAAATGTATTGAACACATTTGCATAAGGAATCATCTTCTTAAATTGGTTAATTTGAAAGGATTGATTAATAATCGGAATCACAACCATAATATCAAACTTTTCCTTTGGAATCCGTTTCAATTGACCATATTCAACACATTCCTCATCTTTCCCTGTTTTTGATCTTAAATGGACTATTTTCCCACGAATACCTAATTCACTATACTTTTCGGGAGATGTTGTACATATTGTTATCTTTGACCGCGGATACCATTCTTTTAAATAATCATGAAATGTCTTACATACAATAATATCACCAAAACCACCACAAGCAATATTGAATAAACCGATTGATATATTTTGAGAAAACTTTTTATCATTGTCTTCATTTAATTTCCAAAGAATATCATATAAATCTTCATAATATTTACATTGATTTGCTAACTTCTTTATATGTGATAACTCATCCATTATTTTAATTATATAATATATAATATATAATATAATATTCCATAATGATAGGAGGTAAACTACTGGCAACGGGTTCTTCGAGTTGTATTTTTCATCCCAATTTTCCATGTCATAGTAGAGAGACTATAAAAGAAGACAAAATTACAAAAATAATTTATGATAAAAAATCCCTTCAATCCTTGAATAAAGAAAAGAAGATAAATGAAATCGTTCAAAGTATTCCTGGATATCAAAAATGGTCTATTGTTTATGATGAATTATGTAAAACTCCATCGAGAGATAAGTTATACGAATACGATAAAGAAGGTATGTACGGTTGCGAAGATGGAATGAAACGTTCCGAAGATGTAATTTCCATAAATGAATCTTATATGTTAAATGGTAGGTTCGGGGGGATAACACTTGATAACTATTTCAAAGAAAAAATGACAGATAAAAGAAATATTCAAAGTGATTTCTTATCCCTAATGAATATGATGAAACCATTATTCCTTGGATTAAAAAGTATGGGTTCACATAATCTAATTCATAACGATATTAAAGGTGGAAACATTGTTAAAGATAAAAACACCTTTAAATACATTGATTTTGGATTGACTGATAAAATATCAAGAGTAATTCATTTTAAAAAACGATCCATTTCTGAATTCAAAACAAATCGTATTTATCTTCCTTATTCACACGAATATATTTATTCAAATATTCCTGCAAAGGATCTCTACAAAGAAATTAATTTCGAAAGAAGGAACTTGGACCGTTTTATGGACCTTTGCTCTTTGTTTAACAGAGACTACGAGAGTATTCATGAATTAATTATCCATAAATCAACCTTAAAAACCAATACATTCAAAGACCTTATCCGTGGCATTGACACTTATTCTCTCGGGGTGTTGATCCCATTATTATTTTTAAGTAATTATGGATATGAAGATACCGTAGAATTACTAGATAAATATGCAATTATAGATGATTTCTTTTATTTATTTGAGCAAATGAACGAACCTCTTTATGAAGATCGCATATCATCCCAAGAAGCGTATCATCTTTTTTCCAAATTAGTACGGAAATACAATCCACAAAAAAAACGCAACAAAACCAAACGTAAAAAAAGGGGTCGGAAGTAAATTACTTTATCTATGTTTATTTTTTTATTTTATCATCTAATTATTAGTATGAAATTAAATGATATTGATTTTAGCCTTCTCAGTGATAGAGAATTAATAGGTGTCTGTTTAAAATATAAACTGATTCAAAAAGAAATGATTCCTAAATCAACCCGGGACGATTTATTAAAACATATACGAATATTCTTAACTAAAAAATTAAAAACATATGGTCAAAAAAAAGATACAACTATTAAATCTGTTTCTGTTAATCGTAGAATGTCCATTTCAGGGAATCTAGAATCCCAAGGTAAAACAAAGAATGGACCCCCACGCGTTATTAAACAACGAAGGATGTCACAACCCACAACAAAAATAGAGAAACTTGAAGCAGTCGAAACCCATGACAGAAATGTTATTCAATCCGAAGCACAAAGAACTATTCAAAAAGAAATTAAATCACTTGATCCGAAATATGACCTCATCGGAATGTATCCAGCCGTAAAACGATTAGTTGCCATAGGTGATCTTCATGGAGACCTTCGTGTTACCATTCAAGCTCTTAAATTAGCCGAAGTTATCCCTCAGAATTCAACTCCGGATCCCCATAAATTAAGTAATATTCATTGGTCAGGAGGTTCCACATGGGTCATACAATTAGGAGATCAAATTGATAGATGTCGTCCCGATGATTGGGAAAAAAATTGTATTCTGGATTATGATGATGTCTATGAAGATGAAGGAAGCAATATGGATATTATTAAACTCCTTCTTCGATTAGATGACGAAGCGAAAAAATATGGTGGTCGTTTCCTCGGTCTCCTCGGTAATCATGAAATTATGAATGTTGATAAAGACTTTCGCTATGTTTCGCCAGAAGAATTTTTAGAATTTGTTCCCGAAAAAGATAGAACATCCAAGAAAACCAAAGATGGATATCCATTAGGATATTACCACCGAACAAAGGCATTCGAAAGAGGAAGTAATATGGCCAAATTATACTCTGTTAAAAAAAAATCTATTATGACAGTCGGTAGTTTCGTCTTTGTCCATGGAGGACTTAGTGAAGATTTAGTCTCCAAATATACAATTGGCGAAATTAATAATGTCGTTTCAAAATGGATGTGCAAAAATAGTAATTCCTCAGAAGATAAAGTCTTTGATGAAATATTCAGAGATGATGATGATATGTCCCCTTTTTGGTGTCGCATCTACGGAGAAGACGATGAAGAAAATACTGAAAATAGTTTCAACCGTGTCATCCAAACAATTAATTCCAGAAATAAACTCCTGACACCTGTCAAAGGAATGGTCATCGCCCATACACCCCAATTCATGGAAGGTAAATATCTCAATTCGATCTATAATAATCGTTTGTGGAGAATTGATGTTGGAATGTCAAGAGCTTTTGGAAAACATATGGATTGTGGAGATGACAAATACAGACAAGTCCAAGTATTAATCATTCATGATAATCAACGTTTCGAAGTTAGAAAACAGCCTCTTAATTCCGAGCGCCATCCAACAGATGGTATGGGAAATAAAATTATTCTAGGTAAAGAAACATTACCCTTTTAACTATCATCATCAGATATTATATCAAGTTCTGAATTATCCGATGAAGTTGTTTCATCCGAATTATCCGATGGACTTGTTTCACTAACTGGTTCAAGAACAATATCAGGGCTCTCTACTACCGAATCAGGAATATTAATACCCCCTATACTCCGATCAATCAGATACCTTAATCTTCCGAAAGAACCATTATGAAATATATTGAGGCGTGAATACCGTCTTAAAATAAACTTCGTACTATAAATAATCATGAACGACAAAATAAAACTTCTCACTGTTATCATTTATCATTATCATTCTAAGAATACTCTTAAATAGTATCATGTAACATTAGTGAGAACAGAAGGTATGCCCGCTCTCTCCTTATCGACCTCTGTACATGTCTCTGGAATTTTAATATCCTGAATCATATCAAACAAGGGTTCCAGATTTTCACTCGCTTTCAAGATAATCTCAGCATTCATTCTCCCTACTTTTTTCTGTTGTTGATCATACGATCCAGTGATCTTACTAATCTCAGTCAATAGATAATGTGATTTCAACGCCACCTCTTTCCACTGTTCCAATTCAGACTTTGGCGGACTGTACTCTTTTTGAACCTCTATAACAAGTCCCGGATAACTACACATAAAGAAGTCAAACAATACAAAAATGTTTGGATCCCCTTGTTTCATTTCAATTTTCTTTTTCGCAGCAGGAAACTCACCCTGAACAACCGTTTGCCGCTCAATAACTTCTAGAACAGGAATGGCGACAATCCTGTGGAGGCCTTTTATACATTTGAAGTTTATCTTCTCAAAGGCACCAACATATTTGAATTTTGTCAACTGATTTGAGTTACTGAATCCCCAATAAAGGACTACCTCATATTCATTCCTATTCTCAAATGTATAATGTGTGAAATTCTTCAATTCTTGATCTTTCTTCTTCTGTTCTTCTTTCGCTAGTTTCTCTTTCAGTTTCTCTTCCTTCTTCTTTTTCTTCTCTTCAAACAATTGTTTTCTCTGTTCAGGTGTTAACTCAGGACATCTTCTATAAGTATGACCAACCCCCTTGCAATGAGAACAAACCATATTTATCTTTCTTTGTAAAGAAAGCTTTAAGTTTCTTCAAATTTGAAGGGAGTTTAAAGATTTAGTAAGAACAATACAAAAATGAAGGATAAACTGTTTATGTTGGCGAAATTATTCATCAAAGGGATGATGGCTCCCCGATCAGACCCGGATTGTCTCCCACCAGAGGGTTGGTATATGGCAGAGAAGTTTGACGGATACAGAGCAAGATATACAGGGAAAGAGAAGAAAAAGGTCTTTCTGTCCAGAAATCAAAAGGAATTCGTAGGGACTCCCGAATGGTTCCTTAATATGATTCCCAAAGAAGAACTTGATGGAGAATTATGGTGTGGACGAGATAACTTCAATGCAATGGGAGTCGTCCGTAAACACGACCCAGATCCTGAGGAATGGATTGATATTAAGTTCGTCGTTTATGATCTCCCCGAACACGATGGCCCTTTCAGAGAACGATTGATTGAACTGAACAAGATTGTCCAAAAGGGGAAAGATCAGTGGGAAATAGATAAGAAACAATACCCTCCACCATTCCGTTCTCTCGATTACCCTGTTATCGTAGCCGAACAAAACAAGATCGAGAGTTACGAACAAATGGATTCATATTACAAGAACATCATTGATAATGGAGGAGAAGGTATCATTATTAAAGATCCTGAATCTCAATACGAAGATGGGAGATCGAATTACATGCTCAAAGTAAAGCCTTCTTTTGATGAGGAATGTATTATCGTTGATTATAAGGAAGGGAAAGGCAAATATTCAGGTCTCCTTGGAGGTTTCATTTGCAAGCCTCTGATTAATCATGATACTTATCATGTCATTGACACAAATGAAAAGCACGAGTTTGCTCTCTCCGGAATGGATGACGAGATCCGCAACGGCTACATGAATACTCATCCAGTTGGGACTGTTATCTCCTATGAACATTCGGGAAAAACAGGGACAGGTAAACCACGTTTCGCACGATACCTACGTAAAAGAGATGATGTTGTTATTATGGACAAAGTTCAATCTGAACACAAGGGAACAGAAAAGATTCAAAACATAACAAAGATCCTTTCCGAAATAGCTGATTTTGAGAAAATGAAGGGTCAATCATTCAAATCAGCATCATACAGAAAGGTCGTCAATGAACTCAAAAAATTGAAGGATGATTCAGAACTCATCAAAGATAACCTTCTCGCTATGAAGGGTGTTGGTACAAGTATCTTTGAAAAGATTGAACAAATCCTTGATACAGGGACGTGTCCTCTCTATGAAAAAATTAAGAAGGATGATTCAGTTGATTCAAAGAAAGTCTTGATGGGTATTCATGGTGTTGGTCCCAAAAAAGCAAAGGAACTCCTTGATGAAGGTCTGGATACAATTCAGAAGTTAAGACAATGTGAAGACATTTCACAAATCTTGAACGCAAAACAAATGATCGGATTGAAACATTACGAAGATCTCAATGAAAGAATACCAAGAGAAGAAATTGAAAATCATGAAGATATTCTTCAAAAAATGCTCCATATGATTGATCCCGAAGCAGAAATGACAATCGCTGGATCATACCGAAGAGGGTGTGAAACAAGTGGAGACATTGACGTCCTTCTGAAATCAACAAATAAGACAGTATTCAAACGATACATTAAAGCACTGAGTGATATTCGTTATCTAATTGATGATCTCGCAAATGGAACCAAGAAATACAACGGTGTATCGAAATGTGGAAAAGATGGTAAATCCCGAAGAATTGATATCATGTATACAACCCCCGATGAATACCCTTTCGCTATATTGTATTTCACCGGTTCAAAAGATTTCAATACAAAAATGAGAAATGAAGTCAATGAAAAAGGACTATCTATGAATGAATATTGTCTCTCCGATAGTAACACAAAAGAAAGAATTAATCACACATTCCGTGTAGAAGAAGATATCTTCAAGTACCTTGATATTCAGTATGTAGAACCTACGAAGAGGTAAGTTTACGCTTCTTAGTCCTCCTCTTCTTAGTCCTCTTCTTAGTTCTCTTCTTAGTCCTCTTCTTAGTCCTCCTCTTCTTAGTTCTCACTTGACCTCCTCCTTTGATAGCTTTTACCCCCGCTGTTAAACCTAACAAAGACGCAAGATAAGGTATATAACAAGGAACGCACGCCATTAATAATATATGTTAGATAATTATTTTTTTTATGATGATATATATATTATGGGAAACACAGAGAGTCAACCAAATAGTTTAAGTTTAAATGAAGAATTCATTAAGAAACAACAAGAAATTATTGAATCGCAACAACGCCAAATTAATAGTTTTACACAATTAAATAATCAAGAAGAACAAACTATTAAACCCGAAGAAAAACCATCAACGAAGATTAATCCATTTAAAATACTATCTATTAGTCGTGACTATAATGAAGAAACATTGAAAAAAGCATATCTTAAAGCAGCAATGGTTACTCATCCTGATCGGGGAGGTAATGATATTGATTTTAAGAAAGTTGTCATTTCCTACAAAGTACTTCTCAAAAAATTAGAACAAAGTAAAAATAATAATCACCATAATGACCTGAAAGATCATAGTCAAAAATATATGAGCGAACAAAACAAAGATCAATCCATCAATCAGGATCTTTCCAAGAACTTTAATAGTTCAGCATTTAATAAGTTATTTGACCAAAATAGACTTGAAACAGTCCATGATAATGGATATTCCGAATGGATCTCTGAAAATAAAGTCGAAGATAAAGACATAGAAAATATATTTGGTGGAAAATATAACGAAAAAAACTTCACTCAACATTTTAACAAAGTCAAACAGCAACAACAGAAAAAATTAGGAAAACAATTAATTAAATATGATGAACCCCAAGTTGATATATCTTATAAAGGTAAAGATTCTATCATGACCCTCGGTCAAGGTAATATATCTGATTTTAGTGGAGAAAGTGAAGGTGGACTCCAATTTAGAGATTACAAAGATGCCTACTCAAATACATTTTTAATTGATGAAGCGTCTATCAATCATAAGAAAAGACCTAAGAGTGTTCGTGAAGCTGAAATAGAAAGAAAACAAACCTCCTATACATTATCAGAAGAAGATCAACTGAAAATAAGTTTAAAAGAAAAACAAAAAGAAAAAGAAGAACAAGAAAGAATTCAACGCCTTCAATCATCTGATCAAAAATATTTTGATTCGTATGAACGAGTTCACCAAAGAATGTTAGGGAGATGATATTCCCCTATTCTGGATAAAACTTTTCTGTTTCTCAGTTAAACAGACACAACCATTTGATGATGAAAAAGGTGACTCTAAACAACAACCAACACTAACCTTATTATTCGCAAACATTGACAAACGATGAGGTGAATCCTCACTACCATCAACCGAGGGTCCATCAGGTTCTCCTTCACCAGATAAAACGTCCTTTTCGGGTCCTGGGCTACCGAAATACGTCTTTACTTCCTTGGAAGTTAATAATTTTAAATTATTATTCTTTTCTAATCCAGAAATACAAAGACCATCATACGGACCCATCGGTTCCATATTCTTTAAAGGATTTTTAATCGTAACAGATCCGATTACTTTCTTATTTGTATCTGCGATCTTCTTCCCTTCTTTATTTGTATCTTCTATCTTCTTCACTTCCTTATCTGTATCTTCTATCTTCTTCACTTCCTTATCTGTATCTTCTATCTTCTTCTCTTCCTTATCTGTATATTCAATCTTCTTCTCTTCTTTATTTGTATCTTCAATCTTCTTCTCTTCTTTATCCTGAGCTGTATCCTGATCCTGAGCTGTATCCTGATCCTGAGCTGTATCTGTATCCGGATTTTCAACACCTTCAACATTGTTCCGCAACTTACATAATAATAACCCTGTAAAGAACGTTAACGTCAACATTCTAAAATAATCATCTTCATCGATGTATGTGACTAATAAATATGCATAAATAACAATAATAACAATATTCTTATTTTTGAGAATATAGTCTAACATTATATATTTACTAATATAATTATTTAAAAAATATATATGAGAAATAATATAATCATGGGTTACGAGATAGATAATCAGTGGAAATTATGGTATCATTCTATTAAAGATAATAATTGGACAAAAAGTAGTTATAATGAATTATACACTGTTCAAAACTTATTCGATTATTATTTTATAACAAATCATTTTAAACAGAATCATTATCAAAATGGTATGTTTTTCCTTATGAAAGAAAATGTCTTCCCGAATTGGGAAGATCCGCGTAATCGCGAGGGTGGTTGTCTTTCCTTTAAGGTTCGTTCTTGTAATATTTTAAATGAATGGAATGAACTCCTTTTACGATGCATTACAAATAATATTTTGAACCATGGAAATGAATCCATTAATGGTATATCTATTTCACCCAAAAAAGAATTTAATATTGTAAAGATTTGGTTCGCAAATAATAAACCAAACGATCATAAAGGAAATTATAACGGGTTCGGTAATGATTTTCAATTAAGCAATTCTATCTATAAAAAACATGATATTTAATTTTCTGTATTTGGAGCTAAACACAACTTAATATCACCCAAGGAAGCTACCGAATAGCGAATGATCAACGGATAATCATTCTTTATATATAAATTAATTTGATTGCATAGATTTGTACATTTAGTAAAGAGTATTAAATATTTTAAAGAGAACATACCCTGAATAGGTAATTCTTTTGGAGAGGTTTGATTGAACTTTAAACCATTATTAGTCTCTCCCAAGATCGTTTCCTGAGAAGCGAAATCACCGCTACAATTTAATATTAATTGTTCACCAACACTCTTAATTTCTATGTTTTCACCTATATTAACCATATCACGAATAATCTTCTGGAAATCACCCGAAGGTAGAGATAATTCAGTTTCAAATTCAGCCGGTGGTATGTTAAATGGTTTATCATCAATATCCAATAAGTTTAACTTATAGGTTGTTTGTGAATTCTTTTCATTGTTGTTGATTAAGATCCCTAATTTATTTTCATTATTCTTTTCAACAAAGAGTGTAAGCGTTTCAGAATTACCCATTGTTTTGATTAATTTAAAAAAGTTCAACATGTTCACACCTACAACAACCTTCTCGGGACAATGATAATATTCAAAATTAATACCTTCGAGTTTCATATGAATTAAAATAGTATGCGTTGAATCCATCGCCATCAATTTAACCCCTGATTCATCAAAAATGAAATTCGCTTCTGTTAATATTTCTTTTAATGCTTCAATCAAGATACGAAAAGCTCCCGCTTGCTCTGTCTTTAAATTGAGGATATAATTTTCCTTCTGGTCATTTAAGGTCATCTTTTGTTTTTTTTATATTATAATCTTTAAATATTATATAAATGTCAAGTTTTTCTAGTAGTGTGGGTGAAATTGTGGATGATCTCGAACTTCAAAAACCATATGATAAAGCAATTATTCGTCATCGTTTTTTAAATGAAATCAATTATTACGAACAAAAGAGAGACAGTACAAAAAAGTATTACAATACATTCCGTTTCATTGTGACTACTGGTAGCATTCTTCTTCCAGCAATTTTATCAATGGGTCAAATGGATCCAACTAAATTGCCTCGTAACTTTGATATGGTGAGTTATTGGGCATCATGGTCTATATCATTATTAGTAACAGCAAGTAATGGTTTCCTTCAATTATTTTCCTTAGATAAAAATTATTTTAGTTATTCAATGGTAGTTGAACAATTAAAAACCGAAGGTTGGCAATTCTTTGGTTTATCAGGTAAATATGAAGATTACCCAAATCATCAAACAGCTTATAAAAACTTCTCAAAATCAATTGAATCAATCAAGAGAAAACAAGTCGAACAAGAATTTCAAAATGGAAAAGGAGACAATAAAAAGAAAAAGTTTAACTTTCAAGGAGAAATGAAAAACTTCGCTGAATCACAACAAGCTACACATGTTCAAATGAATGAGAATAAAACTGCAGGACCTAATAAACTAACCGAAGAACTACAAGATTTAGTTTCGGGTAAAATACAAGAAGGTATCGCAGATGTCCAAGCAAAAGGATTAGAAGATATTTTAGAAGAAAGTAATATTGATATTCAAATTACAGATACAAAAGAAGAAAAGAAAGATTAAATCTAAAAATATTATATAAAGGATTAATATAGAATTATATATTATGTCCATTCAAGAGGTTCAAGAGATCTTTGAAACAGAAGATTTCAAACAGAAATATAATTCATATCTGTCAGATCTCAATAGTGAAGAATTAATTAATTTCTTAGATAATATTGAGACTAATAAGAAATATTATCGTATGAATATCCATAAGAATAAGAGATATAAAAAAGAAACTACACAAGATACAAGTTCTATTAAACAAATTAATTGTGATATTAATAAATTAACAGATTGTAATTATCACGTCTTAAAACCCAAAATTATAGAACAGGTTAATTCTGTTGATTATATAATTCCTTATCTTATTGAAAATATTGTTGAGAATTCTATATTACACCATATCTATATACCATTGTATGTTGGTATCATAAAAGATATAAAATGTAGTCAGAAAGATAAAATAATTCAAAAAGCGTGTGATTCTTATTTTGTAAAATTATTTCAACCCGATATTCAGGGGGCCACGCCCTATGAAAGACTCTGTGTTGATAATAAAAATACTGATAATATTATCGGATTTTCTTTATTTATCGCACATATGGAAAAAGAAGGAATGATTCAGGGTTTCATAACTAAGGTAATCACGACCTTTATGTCAACGATTGAATCTAAAAATAATAACAACCAACATAAACTTCTTGTTTCTTTCTATAATATTTCAAAGATTCATTTCCCTGATGGAATTCCTAGTGAATACCAACAACAACTCCGTTCAATGAAACAAACAACCCAATCATCCAAAATACGATTTAAGATAATGGATATCTTGGATGAATAATTTATAATTCCTCCAATAATTGTTTCATAAAATCTCTTTTCTTTTTATATTTTTTTTGTGTTTTAACAAAGATATAATACTTATCTTTATCAATTGTCACATTACGAACAGATGTTAATTGAATAGATATCTTTTCATCATCAATCGATATAATTCTCCCAGTGTATTTCAATTCCATTGTATTTCGTTGAATACAATAAATACGATCATTTATATAGAATGATTCATCTTCATAATCAAACTGGATAACTTTTTCCCTAACGTCTTTTTTCAAGAAATACATTAATGTATCTTTTTTATCTACTGCGGTTTCCATTAAGCTTCTGAGAGGTTCTCTATCCATATATTTAACCTTTATATTATTTCTAAATATAAATTTGATCCGTTTACCTCTTACCTTTCAAAAGAAAGACAATGTCTATTCTGGAAAAAATTACAGAAGTGAATCATCAACATGCTCTTCAATTCAATATTCATATCGGGACTCCAAAGATGTCTTTGGTCACCTATGAGAAATATATCCGCATCGGGAAATATCTTGATTACGAACTCAAATGTTGTCTGGATCTAAAAGGTAAGGACAAGATATCCATTGGTCTTGCTGATAAATTAGTAAAAAGTTCCAGGAACCCTGATCATCAAAACTTCATTTTTAATCACGTTAAACATCTAAAAAACAAAGAACGAATAAACAAGATTGATGAATTCACAGAATGTACTCTGTGTTGCGAAAATCAACCATTTCAGATCAAACTCCCTTGTTGCGAAGACTTCGTTTGTCTTGATTGTATTTATAAACATTTTGAAACAGTAACAAATGATATTGTTTTCACTGGTTGGAATTGTCCACTATGTTGTTCACCCATCCAAGAATTATTCCTTAAAAGTATCTTTGCAAAATCACATATCAATCCAATAAACTACTGGTTTATAAAAGAACACAAATATTCAAGCCGACGCATCTATCATCTAAATCTATGGAGAAAAATGAAAGCAATACTGCGGAAAATAGAAAGAATAAGCCATAGAAGAATAGATTCTGCATTTAATATCCATAGTATTCTCTCACCTGATAAGTATTACGGTGTATGTTCTATATGCTGTCCACCGATTGATAACAACCGTTTCAGGAGCTACAGAAGAATTCAAGTAAATACGATTGAAAAACAATGTGTGAATGCAGAAGGTGATTTAGTCGTTCTTAACAATGAAATGTTTCAATGTGAACCATGTCGGGAATCAAGTATTGAGTTCAAAAAATGTCCTCATTGTGGAATACGAACACTTCGTCCTGACGGTTGTAATTATGTGATCTGTGGTGATCATCGTTGGTGTTTTATCTGCAATGAAAGATTACCGAAAGATCATAATGGACATAATGTTCATTATTGGATGGGACCTGGTTCAAGTGCGTTTTCAAATGAATGTCGAAGAAGTGTTGATTTTCAAGATGGACCCCATCATGTTCTTGATAATTGTAATTGTCAGTATTGTATTGGAGGGGCTCCTCTCTGTAAAAATATTGATTGTATGAATCGAACACAACCAAACAATAATCAATGGTATTCATTTTGTCAAAATTGTTAAACTAATTTAAGGAATAATATCTATATTAAATCAAATGTATACCGAACAACAATATGAACTTGAAAAATTAGAAATGCCCAAACATGAAAGAATGGCTCAAATCAGATTTGAAAAAGTCATTGATGTCCTGATCGCATATAAAATGCAACACCCTCAAAAAACTATTTATCTATCCGAAAAATGTATGGGTGAAGCTATTTCATGGTATATGAAACAAATTAAAACCGACTTAAACACCAATGGCGATAACATTTAAAATAGAATTCTTTGTTTTTTTTATTCCCTAATTTTGTATCTTTGATGCAATAACAATAATCACGTCCACACATTGGATATACCTTTATTCTTATCTCTTTCTTGACATTTATTCGGGAGATACCTTTCAAATATTTCATACAAATACACCCTTACAATGTATCAATCAGAAATCTATAAATCGTTTCCAAAAATAAAAATGATTTAAATATTATATCTTCACTCTATATTATACTATGGAATATATTCATTCCCTTCGTGGTATTGATACAGACAAGTTTAATCTAACCCAAGAAGTTCAATTCTCACAATTTATTATGGAACTTCTGTCATTTCGCTTTGTTTTTGAATTAATTCAATCGGGGAAAGATCATGAAGTTAATATATCGATGAAAACTAAGGAAGGTAGACTTAAAAATATTGGTCATGATAATTTCATCTATTATATTCAAGTTATCATTGATAGAGAATTAACAAACTATGTTCTGGAAATAAATGGAAAGATTATAGATACACAAATTAAAAAATGTTTGTTTCTGAATGGTACAAGTCAGGTAGTTCCGGATAAATACAAAGACAATGAAGATTTATTTGAAAGATACAAATTCTATCAAAAACATTTACATTCCTATTTATTAGTCAATGATGACGGTTCGAAAGAAGCAAAAATGATCCGCAAAATTTATGGTTGTAAATATCCTGATATCACAGAAGAAAAATTAGACTCCATCATTCAAGAATACCAAGAAATAATATCCAAATGTGATTTTTTAATTGAAATATTTGAAAGTCTTGTCCTTGTTCAAAATATCCGAACACTTCTAAATAATATGAAAATATATTTAAAAAGTGAATCACTATTTAGTTAAATGGAACCCCAAATAATTGATTATTACAATGAATTACCATTCGGTATTGACGTCATCGATAAAATGAATGAAGAACTTTCAGATCTTCAAAAAAAACTATCTGACCTTGAAAAAAAACAAAAAAGCAACGAAGAAGAACAACATCTTCAAAAATATACAATGCCTACCTTTGAAATCAAAACACCCACCGAAAAAGATACTATCAGAAGGAAAATTAAACAATTTCAAGAAGAAATAGAACACATAATTACCGAAGAAATACAACAATGTTTAATGATCGTTGATACCCGATGTTATTTTGAAACATTCAATGAAATGTATAACGAATATATACAAGAAGAAGATAATATCGTCCATCTATTAATTGAACACCTTGACGAATTAACAAACCATACAAATAAACAATGGTGTATTGAAAGAGTTAGAATTACATTCTATTCAGTATACCTGAAACTTAAAGAAGAAAATATTGACATTCACACTAATTCAGATGTTGATATTATTAATATTGTTGATCTCATTTATATGATTGTGAATCTTTTGTGTGGTGACACAAAATATGATCTCAGCTATGTAATGTTCAATAATTACATTCATGAATGTTATTTATTACGAGATAAAAAAATAGTTAAAAAATCAAACTGTTTTACTTATCATCATTATGGTAATATCAAAAACATGTATTACTTAAAATGTAAGGAGTGCGGCAAAAATACAACATTGCTTGACCTTGAATTAGATGGGTTCTTTTATCAAAATGATCTCGTTTGCTGTGGTCTCTAACAAACTCACCTCCTCCGAAAACGATTCCTTGTTAAAATAAAATCAATTTCTTCATCCGATGAATCCGAATCATGTTCTATATATTTGGAACGAGACAAAGAACTAAGTATCGTTTTCACACGGTGTGATGGACAATTTGGACTTTCTTGAATAATATTCTCCATACTCGTCTTCATTAAATGACAACTCGCACATAATGCTTGAATATTCTCTAAACCATTACCACCCTCCTTCCATCGCACTATGTGATCAAACTGAGGTTCAGAAGCTTTCTTATCACTGAAACTTTTTCCATTTACATTCATATCACATTCATATTCAGTATTGTCGTTCTTTCCTGGACCCCGACACTTATAATTTTGTTCCTTTAAAATTATCTGTTGTTTTTGTGAACTAATTGTCGGACGGCTTTCTCTCCTCGTCTTCTTTTCTTCCTCGGGATCTTCTTTTTCAACAGGTCGTTTTATACGACACGCATCACATGTTTTGAAATATTCATTATTTTTCTTCATTGTATAGCTTGTTACAGGTAGAGTCTTTTTGCATTTAGAACATATCTGTTGATCCATTTATTACTAAATAGATTTTATCTTTAATATTTTTAAACTTCAATAGGTTCAATTGCTTGAATACATTGTTTCAGATCATTGATACTTTTTGAACCATAGAATATAGGATGATTCAATATCGTGTCCATATTATTTAAACTTGTTTGATTGATCGTCTCATAGTTTTCGTCCATTTCATCACAATCTTCAAGGACAATATTGAAATAATCCTCTGTATGGGTTGCACTATATTCTTCATCTGGTGATGTCGAAACCTTGTTCTTTTCAAGATAAGCATTGCATAAGAATTCGGCTAATTCAACATCAATTGGTTCCCCTTCCGGAGTCCTTATTACACAAATTCCATTCCGATAATTCTCTGTATTAGCGTTGAAACAACAATACAAATGACTAAATGAATTCATTATTTTTTGTATCCATTCCCCAGATGAAGGTCTCTTTGCCTTTTTTATCCGCCCGTATCCCATTTTCAAGGATACAGATGAACGGAAGTATCAAATTTATTATTTATAGATAGAATGAATAGAATATTCATGTTATTCCTCTATTTAATAACTCCTCTATTAGGATCAATTCGCAATTATAGTAAATACAAACAAATCCATTTTCGCGTATTTATCCGAACACCCCTAATCTATTTATTGATTCATTCACTCTTTCACTGTTCTGTATGGCAAACATTAATTTATGAAAGGTGGTTTTTTTTACTCTATAAAACATCATTTTCTATCTATAACGATGATTATCATAAGAGAAAAAATAAATATATTCAAAAATATGGTTTAAAATATTCATCATAACTTACCCCTCTTATCAAAATTATATTCCTGAACTGAAACAATATATTCCATTTCAAAGCGATAGATGGTTCTTTCACCATCTATCTTAAAATCAAAATATAAATGTCCCTCTGAATCCTCATACAATGAATAAGTACCGATTCCATATCCTTCAATATTTCCTTCTTGAATGAACCATTCAACTTTGTATAATTGACCGCCGTGTGGTTCATCAATAACAATCATAATTATTTAAATAATATAATAATTATTATATTATTTAAATGACAACAGATATTTCCGTAATTAAAGAAGAATTGAAAGGGTTTGAAGAAGTTGATTCACCCTTTGAACTACAAAGTGATCGTTCCATTAAATATATTACTTTAAACGATGGAATACAACAATTTTATACAGGAGGAAAGTACTTGCGAATGGGGGACAACAAAGTCTTCTTTTCAGATAATGGAAGAGTGAAATCCTTTCAGATTAAAGAAATCGATTCAGATGGGAACGTCTTGTATAAATCAAGAATCTTTACTGAATCAGATAATGAAGAACAAACCAATTCAGACGAACTAGAAAAAATTATAGACAATCAACAAAATATCATCGAAGTTATGACAGAAAAACTGAACAAAAACCAAGTAATCATAAAACACCTGAATGAAAAGAATAAGAAATATGAAGCTATTATTCAAAAACTAATGAATGACAGGAATCTATAAATATGTTTTTTTCATCAATTCAACAATTTCAAATAAAACCTGACAATCAATACGATTGTATTCTATAATTTCTTTGATTTGTGAATACCGTTTTAAAGGTATCTTGGGATTTTTGTGTAAACAAATATCTTTAAATTCAATCATTGTATCGAGTCCGTTATCATTTATACCCCAGGTTGTCTTTATTAGATTATTCCTGTATAAAGCATCACCTATTGATTTTAAACCAAATTGAAAGACACCCTGAACAATTATCGGTTCTGTTCGGAAATAATCTAAAACATTGATTAATTGATATTCTGGGAAAACTATTTCAGGATATGTTTTCTTAATGTATTCTATATAATTGTTTTCGGCATGACCCCAATGAAATATATGAATCGGTGTTTTGGATAATGTATGCAGATGATGAACAAAACGTTCAACTATTTTCCTTTCATCATTCATTGTGAAATTATTAATTGTATAATTCCAATATTTATCATTCTGAATAAAACCTAAAATCCCCAATACAGGTTCCCTTTTATCGAACGGGTCATTCAATAAATTACATTTCTCGTCAAATGATAAGAAGCTCTCTACATCAAAAAAGATGGCATTCTTTACATTTAAAACCTTGTAAAAAGATGAAGATATATTCTTACGAGGATATATTAAAATATCGGCATTTTTATTCATATGTATCATTCTTTCCTGAATTTGTTTCTTTTTTGATTCTTTCAAATTATTTAATAAACGGATATCATCCCAACATTGAATTCCTTTATCAAATAAATAACAACGGTCATTGTAAGATATGTTCCATACCGATGTTATTTCTTTTATTTCAGAAGCTAATTTATATTTTTCATTCTCCCAATCACTTTCAGTATGGTTCATATTAGGATACAATTCCTTGTGAGTCGGTTTTGGACGGACGTCCATCTTTTTATAGTTCTTTCGAAGATGAATTATCCATTTATAAGCCGAACGTATCTTTTCTTTCAAAATATCAGAGGGTGGAACATAACCAATGAACTCCATTTTAGGTAATAATGTCCTTTTGTAATAGTATTCTTTACCAAGTAAAAATAAAGGTGCACGATATCCACAGATCTCTTCCATTGCTTCCATAAACGAATACAACATACATTTCTTATAGAATAATAAACCATCATTCATTATTTCCTTCAAATCAATCTTAAATTTTAATGATGAATAACTTAAATGAATTAATACATATTCTTTTCGCTTCGATAGTAAATGAAAAGGTATATTGTTCATTTTAGGGAATATCTTCTTAAAATAATCATATCGTAGTATTAAATCACACCGGACAACCATATTGAATTCTTCATGAAATAATTCACCCCGGACAATTAACGGATAATTTTTTTGAATTTTTTCTTTTGTTTCCTGTGGATTCGAATTCATAGGGACCTTTAATCCTGACAATTTGATGATCGTTTCCAATACTTTATTCTTATACTCATTTGATTCTTTCAAAATATACTTTTTATAATAAGAACGTTCATCACTTGTATAGTTAGGATTCCCGAGTGCTTCCTGTATTGCAAACCAATCTAAAATAGGGTCCTTGATAATATGATTCTTTAAAAGGGGGAAATGGATTGTTTCTAAAAAATATTCCATTTCAAAATTGTAAAATAAGATATTATAAAATAGATATTAATTCATTTATTTTCACATTTAGATCAGTTTAACATCTTTCATCTTTTTCATATATTCTTCTCCATCATCAGCCCGTATTATACATTCTTTCTTAACAATACGAATAATGACACCTGAAATATCTTCTCCACCTTGAACCCAACCGACAGTGGCTCCTATCTTATATCTTTTTTTCTTCTTTATTAATTGACGTATTTTTTTCATTTCTTCCTTATTCATCTGAATTTCTTTTTCCAGGTGTGCATCTTCCAGCTTCTTATTGAACTTCTTCCTGTTTAATTCATCTTGTTTACTTTGAAGAGCTTTCTCACGATCTTCAAGATCTTCAATTTCAGCTTCCTCATCTAAATCACCCATCTTTAATTTACTTGTATGGATCCATTTCTTATGTTGTTCATTTAATTCATACAATTCTTGAATCGGAAGTGCATATTTTCCGTCCGAGATAATATTGGAGATCTTCTTATCTTCACCCTGAAAAAACGAGATTACTTTTGTTTGTTTTGTCATTGTTTCACTTTCAAAGAAGCGGATTACATTTTGTTTCTTTGTATTTTTATACACTATCAAAATACATAAATCATACGCCGATTTTTTCTTTATCTCCTGAATCCTCTTATCAAAATCAGTAAAGCTGAACTCACTATCCTCTTTTTCAATTGGATCAATTATAGGTCTTCCAGATTCTTCTTGTTCCTGTCGAATACCAACAGACAATGTCATACTATTACTGATTTCACCATTTAAATGATACGAAATTACACTTTGTGAACCATATAACTCATTTATATAATAAGGGACTTTGTCTTGAATTATCTCCTTCATATCCTCTACCTTATCGATTGTCTTCTCTTCTTCTACAATATATTCACTCTCTTTATTAAATATCTTGTCCAAAATATTATGATAACGATAATCTATTTCAGTATAACATACCGCATTTTTATCTTCTGAATTACACAAATTATCCGTATTAATGTTTTCATTCAATATAGCTAATATATTATCTACACCATAGATTGTTAATTTATCCACAAATTCATAAATAATCTTATCATCAATCTTAATAGTCAGATCTTCTATGATCTTCTCTTTTTTATGTTCTCGCCATACTATTTTATCATCAATGATATGTTTTATCTTTTGAAGTAAAGAACATTCCATAAAAACTTTATCCCCAACAATCTTTCTCACCTGACCATAATGTGAATCATAATTCACATCTACCTTCTTTATTTCTTCAACTGAACCTTGCACATACTTAAAATAAATGGAATCACCTTGAATAACATCATTATAAACTGATCCTTGGATGGAATATTTATGATTATAAATGTATTGGATTAACTCCAAGAATGATTCCTTCTTTTCCTGTTCATCCTTTTCATACTGTGATAAGTCGTTTTCAGTAGCTTCTTCTTCCTCATCATTAAATGATTGTTCTAATTCAAAGAGATCAATACCATTGTAAATAATTCTTTCATCTTTATCATCCTTCCACGGTTCGTTTTTGATCGGTAAATATGTTCCGTTTTTAAAAATGATATTTTTTATTAATTTTTCAGATGGATTGTTCAATACAATTGTCTGGATCTCCAATCCGAAATCTTCTTCTAAAATGTTGTCCCATTCGGGATAATTAAAATCATAAACAAATGGGTAACCTTTTTGAATAAGATTTGTAGTTATTTGTTCGGGCTTGATAGGTATGACAAGTTTCCGTTTCCGTTTCTTATCTTTACAGAGTATATATGTTATCTCTGAGTATTGATTCACAAATAACCCCTTAATTGTATACTTTTTTTCTTTGATAATAGTCTCTTTTTTCTCAAAATCAGATTGTTCCTTTTTTCCAATTTGATCATTAATATCTTGAATTACAGTTTTTAATAAATAATATTCGGCTGACAATGCTTTCTTCCACATAGAAGAACCAAGGAGCAGTTTCATTTTTTTATTTTTCGGATCGTAAATAGCCTTTTTTGAACATGAAAGCAATAATTTATCATCCTCCGGTTTATTCTTTTTTCGTATCTTTGATTCTATATCTCTATCATAATATCTGTCAGAGAGATTTTTTGAGATCCATTCCCAACCGTCCCTTTTCGGATCAAGTATATCTCTTAGTTTTTCACTCAGACCGTATTCTTTACTTTCAAATGCAAACTTCGAACATTTATACCTTAAATTACCTTTGGCATCTTCCATTTGAGGAATAAACATACACCAAAAATCATCACCCTTTTCATGTTCCGTTAATTCACCATAAATTGTTTCTCTTCCCTGAATAAGTTTAACAGGAGTATTCTTTTTGGGAATACCGTGATTTGCCTTGTATTCTTCATAAGGTATCCATACTTTTACACACGCCAAATTATCAACTAATTTGGATATCTTCCGCTTACATAATGTATTATTAAGTTCTGTATTCCCTTTATCCACATATAACTTTTCTCTTCCACGTGGATAAGTCTTCCCCAGAATTTGTTCCAAATCTGCCTTCTTACAACAATATTTTTCTGGATTATCCTCATAAAATCCATCAAACATCTCTAAACTAAATCGTGAAAGAATCCCATATTTACCACCATATATCGAATAAACAATTGGTTCATAATTAAAGTCACCATTAAAATCATATTTATACATAAAATAAGTTGGATACTGAGGTTCATAAGAATAATGGATTAATTTAATAGCACTATCTTCTTGACGATGGATATCTTTCTCAGGGTTTTCAAAAATAATAATATTCACTTTATGAATCACTTGGAGGACAGGGACAATATATTCATCAAGAACATTGGAATTACTTTCCTCCAAATACAACCGAAACGATTTAAATGAAGAATAAAGAGATAATAAATACTTACGATATTCATATTTATCCTCCCTCTCATTTTCCAAGAGTATCCTCTCTACATTTTCCAATACATCTTCGTCTGTTTGATGAACATCCTTAAACTTCTTAATAACAGATGAACACAATTGAAGCTTCTCAATATCATTTTCCAATGGACGAATGATAGAATCCTTAATATAATCCTGAATCTTATTCACTTCGATTGGGTGATGAAGAGCTAGATACGAAGTAAAAAATGATGAATAATCAAAATATTTATCATTTTTATAGGGTACACCCTTTCGCATAAACCCTTTAATACTTATTCTTTCATCATAGATATTTATGAAACTCTGAGCAAATAGTTTTAATAACTGTGTAGGGAAAGATGGATTTAACATACCAATACTTGTAGGGAGATATACCTTCTTTTTTGTATCTATCTTTTTTGTTTTCTCCTGTGTTATTTTCTCCTGTGTTATTTTCTCCTGTGTTATTTTCTCCTGTGTTGTTTTCTCCTGTGTTGTTTTCTCCTGTGTTGTTCTCTCCTGTTCAGGTTGAACCGGTTTTTTCTTCTTTTTTATATTCCTTGTTGATTTATTCTTACAACATGGTAATCCATAACCATCAGGATGAAGACCATGGAACGCTTCCTCCACAACAAAGGAACGACTTCTTTCCTCCCCTTCTTTATCCTTCGCAGAATTCCAATAAGTACCCGACCGTTCCAGAATAAACTTTTCTGACTCACTACCTCTCTTTTGAACAATATCATTTGAATGATGCTCCTGTACATATTCATGTTCTAAACTTATTTTTTTAGACATATCCCAATACTCGGGGCAAATGTATATGATATCTTGACTCCGTCCATCAATGCTAATCGCTACTCCACCATAAGATTCCTCCCCTGATAAATCATTGATCCTTTTTAATTCCTTCCTTGTTACAGCAATCGGCTGCCGGTCACCCAATGAGGGACTCGCCGTACATTTTTTTGAATAACCAACTGGTTGACCATTCGGTTGTTTTTGTAATGATTTGAACTTAAATAATTCCGAATCATATTTTTTTAAACGATTCATATAATATGATTTTGGATTGAAAGTTTCTTTCCCACCACCACCAAAACTATCTGATGAGTCTCCAAAATCTAATGATGAAGATGTTGAAGACTCTTTTTTCCCATCATCATCGTCTGAATCATCATCACCATCACTATCATCATCATCATTGAAATCACTTAATGTAGAAGAAGAAGAAGACGATACTTCAATCTCTTCTTTTTCTCCATACAATACTTGAATATATTCATGAATATATTCTGTATCTTTTTCCAATAATCTTCGGTTCATTTCATTCATAAAGTACTTGCGATAAATATTCATTAAACGAGTAAGAATAGAGAGTAATCTCTTTAACATATCGAACGATGAAATCCCTTGAACCGAAATCTGAACAGAATTGTCCTTTTTTGAAATAATTAAATCAGGACCTTCCTCTTCAATATTGTTTTGAATATTACCATTTGGTTGTTGTTCTTTCATCCTCATTGTTTCCTTCCATATTTCATATTCCTCTTTGATTTCTTCAATACTCATGTCCTTTCCAAAATCACGATACACCTCTTTCAATACTTTCTCATCATCACCCATATATATATTTGAATATGCCCGAAATGTTGATTGAATGGTATCCTGATTTGCATAGTTATTCACTCTCTTATAGTGAGCATATATTTGATTCGAACCCCCTTCTTCTTCTTCTATCTTTACACGGAAATACATTGATAAATTACTTATTATTTGACCAAAGAGGTTTTCTCCACTTGAAAAATGAGGAAAAACATTTCCTTGTGCATCTTCGTAGTTTTCATTTTCATATTCGATCTGACAATCAATAAAATCAACCTTAATCTTCTCTTGTCGTGGGTTAAAAAATAATTCTTGTATGTCTTCCTCTGAACCAAAATGAACGATAGGAACATTCGAAAAAATAACCTTGTCTTCATTTATCTTTTGAATTACCTGATTACATTTTTGAATGAATACATGGATCGTTGATCTTCCAGATGTTTGATAATAAATCGCTTGATTTCTTTCCTCGGTTAATTGAGGATTGTATTTCCTCTTCTTAATAATACATTCAATATCTCCATTCATATGAATCACGAGAGTAGCATATATATCTAAATTAGTATCTAAACATACTTTAAAAAGTATCACATTCTTGGAATGAATAAAGTTTACCGCATTCGCATATTTTGATTGAGTATAAAAATCTTCCGACCAATCAACACATAACTTCTTATCAACTATCTGAATATCATTATTTTCTCTTGAATTACTATACAGAATTGAATCTTTCTTTAATTTATAGTATTTATCATTATGTGTATCTAATACTAACTTCACGAAAGGGACGTCATTTGTTACTTGAAACTTTGAAAACAACTTCGGTAAATCAACCAAATTGAGTTCGGGAGACTCTTTACTTATTTTGAAATAAGTGATTTCAAAATGATCACAATGTGGCTTTTCCGTATCAGGAATGCTGCGATTTACTATATCATATTCTCTAAAATACTGTAAAAGAGTTATATCTTCTTCGATGCATGTTTCCCTTCTTTGGGTGATATTATTTATATCATTACGATGTAAAAAAGGCCAGAACTTTTTTAATACTCCATTTTCAAAGGACTTTATCGTTTGAACAACATCTTGATTGCAATGTAACTGTTTGAGTTTCTCGGAATCTTCTAATTCACCATCTAATTTATGGAATGTTAAGTATTCTTTTATTGATGTGAAAAATAGAGTCTTTGAATTTATTTCATGAATAGTAAACAATTTCTTTGAATTATCATATTGATTATTATCCTTTTTATCATCATTTTCATCAATAAATGATTTATCTATTAGAGAACAAGGAGGTCCTGAATACAAATCATCAATCGTATTCATCTTTATCTTCTCATAACCAAAATCAATTGGTATAATTTCACCATCGTTTTCATAAACCGCATAAATGAAATCAGAAGGAATATAATCTGTCGGATCTAAAAATGTATAACAATATTTCGCCAATTTCATCTTCACAATTTTATTGGTATCGTCCTCATGAATCCTATCATTCCATATGAAAATAGATTCAATATCTGTATGGAACAATGTATCTTGAATAAGAGATTGATTCATTCCGAGATATTTAGCCAATTGTATCTCTTCTTTTTCGGATAATTGTTTATTCTCTTGTAGTTTTACGATTAATTCGTGATTCGGTCTTATTCGTAGTTCATCTTTCTCTTTCATAATTATTTTAGTATTTTCCCTTTGATAATCATCTAATTTAATTTCACATTCCTTTCCTTTTACCTTTATTACCTTCCCGTAAATATGAATTCCATCATTCGGTGTATAATAAACAAGGGAATTTTTTTTTATTTTTTCATCTGTTTCCATTAAATCATCACCTACAAATACAAAACAATAGGGTATTCCTTTTGATGTGGTAATACATTTAATTATATTATTACGAATAATTAAATCACTACAAAAACGATCCTCCATATACTACAAAAAATATTATTTTTTAAATTCATACGGTGTTGAATTTATTTCCATACCACAATAATTCTTTGGTTCCTCTTTATAATCCACGGGTTCATAAATACCCAATTTTTCACCTTCTTCCAATAGATACTTCATATTATCCCAGAAGATTTTCGGGTGACCAATTTCTTCTGTCATAACATGCGATAACTCATGAATAAATACAAAAATTATTGTGTTCTCATCTATAAACGTACCATCATTGTTTCGAATACACAATGAAATATGTTCTCCCTTATTAACAGAATAAGATGTATATTCTGCATTCTTTGTTGTTTCTGATAAATTATTCGGTGAATATTTATTCTTCATGTATGGAACACCTTCCTTCTCGTCATCCAATGATTGAATTAATCTCATCGCTTTTTGATTCAGTAATGCCAATTTATTAGCAGCTTCTTTTGATCCGGGACCCTTACGAACAATATAAATAAGATTGTCTATGTCTGACCTTTCTTGAACGATTCCGTGATCAATAAAAATTTTACTGATTATAATAAATAGAACGAATATACTTAGAAAGAATACGATGAATGAGTCCATATATATTATATATCTTTTTTTAAATTTGATTTACTTCTATTTAAAATGGTAACGTATAGTATATTTATACTATGGATAATGTAAAATCATCTTTTATTGATTTCAATATTATTGATATATCCTCAGACGATTTCCAAACAGGTCCAGAATATCATGAACGAGAGTTTATGTTAACCTTTTATGGAAAAACAAAAGACCATAAGAATGTTGTATGTAATATTATCGGTTACAAACCTTATTTCTATCTTCGTATCCCGAATAACTGTGGAAGAAGATTCACTAAGAGATTACTTGAAACAATTAAACAATTTATTCAATCCAAACCAAAAGTTAGAGGTCCCTGGAATGGAAACTATGAAGAAGAAGAATTAGAAACACCCAAATATTATAACTTCTACGGTTATAATTATGATCATAAAACAGAAGAAGTCCAGAAATTCCGTTTTGCCAAGATTAGTTTTCTAACTTATGGAGATATGAGAAAATGCATTTCTGCAATCCAATCATTCTATAATGCTAATTTATCTATTGTATCCGTAAATAAGTTCATCAAAGAATACAAAGATGGAAAAGAAAAACATGATACTATCGATGCAAATACCAAAGAATGGTTTTATCAAGAACATAATTGCGAATGTGTAGCTAATCTTTATGAATCAAAGATCCACCCACTATTACGATTTTTACATGAAAAAGAACTTCAATCGTGCGGATGGATGAGAGTTAATGATTATCAACACTATTTACAATCAGAAGATGATAAAAACTTCAATGTGGATATTGAAATTCACTGTATCCCTATGAGATATATTCAACCGATCCATTCCGAAAATATCGCTGGATTTATAACCGCATCCTTTGATATAGAATGTGACAGTTCCCATGGAGATTTTCCAAATCCCAATAAAGATTTTATGAAATTGGCAATTGATATTCAAGAATCTTATTTTAGAGAATCAATTCATATGAGCAATAGCTCTATTATTAAAAAAGCAACCATCAAAAAATACATTCTCGAAGCATTCGGAGAAGGATCAGAGAATATTCAAAATTTATTCACTCATAATGGACCCTGTTCAGAAGAAAGTTTAGAAACTATTATGAATCAAATAAACAGCTCTGTATTGGAACACCTGGATAATTCAAAACAAACCAGCAAATCAAGGGATATATCAATCCAAGAATTAACAAAAATACTAAATACTTTACAAAATAAAGAAGGAGAAGATATTATTATTAAAGGTGATCCTATTATTCAAATTGGAACTGTATTTCACCGCTACGGAAACAAAGAATGTTATAACCGTTCTATTGTAGTTATTGGTAATGAAGATCCTACTGAAAAGATATGTGATCCACTTGATGAATATGGTATTGATGTCTATGAGTGTAAGACAGAAAAAGACCTTCTATTAAAATGGAAAGATATTATGCTCTATCATAATCCAGATATAATAACAGGATACAATATCTTCGGTTTTGATTTTAATTATATTATGGAACGCGTCGATATTCTATTTCCATGTAACGATAAATGTACGAAATCCGCGATGTATTCCAATTGTGATTACCGTTGTCCTAAGAATGAATTTTATCGTATTGGGAGATTGATGAGAAATAGAGATTCAGACCGAATTCAATCATTTGAATCACTTCAAACAAAACTTGAAACAAAGAAAACATCAAGAGATTACAAGAAGTTCTGGGAGAAAAAATGTCAGCCAATGAAGAAAGAATTATCATCCTCCGGTCTCGGAGACAATGTTCTCAAATATATCGCTATGGATGGACGTATTATCTTTGATATTCAAAAAGAAATTCAAAAAGGTCATCAATTAGATTCCTATAAACTTGATAATGTATCCGCCCATTTTATGAAAGGGAAAATTACAAAACAAGAAAAACTACCCATTCGTCAGAATGGAAAGATTATTGTTGGAAATATTCTCTATACTAAGAATCTAGGTAATTTAAAAGATGGTGATTATATTACTATTAAGTTGATTACAAAATATGGAGAATTAAACTATAAAGATAATCAAAAACTAAACGTTTCAAAAGTTGACAGGGAAAATCATCGTATGTTTATTGAACATCATATCGATCTCCGTAAAGTTAAAAAGGATCTATTGTCTTATGAATGGTGTCTAGCAAAAGATGATGTATCTCCTCAACAAATCTTTGATTTCCATAAGAAAGGAGGTAGTGAAGGTCGTGCGAAAATTGCCAAGTATTGTATTATGGATTGTGAATTATGTATTTATCTATTACTCCAATTGGACTTTATTCCAAATAATATAGGTATGGCATGTGTATCAAGTGTTCCATTGTCTTATATTTTCCTTCGTGGTCAAGGTATTAAGATCAGTTCATTAGTTACCAAAGAATGCTCTTTAAAAGATACACGGATTCCAACATTAAAGAATTATTCTGATATTCAAAATAATAATGACGGTTTTGAAGGGGCGATTGTCCTTGAACCTACACCTGGAATATATCTTGATGATCCTGTTGCTGTTCTTGATTATGCTTCCCTTTATCCAAGTTCTATTATTGAAAAGAATCTATCCCATGAAACTTACATCTGTACTCAGGATGAAAAAGATATTGATCAAGATAAATATAGTTGGATTCAATATAATAACAGAGATGATGATAATGTAAATGTTATATCATATGATGATTATAATTATGAAAAGAAAGGTAAGACCGTTCATAAAATTAAAGCAGGGACACAAACAACATGCTATTTTAAAAAGGCAGAAGGCGATGAAAATGATTTAACACGCCCTTTGGGTATTATCCCCACCATTCTCCAAACACTCTTAAATGAAAGAAAATCAACCCGAAACAAAATTAAATTAACAGATGATGAAAACAAGAAGAAAGTTCTTGATGGTCTTCAATTAGCATATAAAATATCAGCTAATTCCGTGTACGGTCAAATGGGAGCAAAAACTAGTTCGATCTTCTTTAAAAAAATTGCAGCATGTACAACCTCCATAGGTAGACAAAGAATCTATGATGCACGAGACGGTGTTGTTGAATGGGCTGAAAATCCAGGACCAAGTAACAAATCAGATTTTAACCCTCGTGGAACCCCATATCATAAACCAGAAGTTGTTTATGGTGATACAGATTCTGTCTTTGTCAAGTTTTCAAGAATACATCATGAAACAGGTATTGAATTGGAAGGGAAGGAAGCACTGCAATACTGCATTCAGTGTGGTGTAGAAGCAGGTGAATGGATTACTAAACATAAAATGCACAAACCCCAGGATTTAGAATATGAAAAAACATTTTATCCATTTATTCTTATCTCGAAAAAGAGATATACAGGTGATAAATATGAACTACAATCCGACAAACCCAAAGAAAGAACATCTATGGGTATTGTTATGAAGAGAAGAGATAATGCTGCTATTGTAAAATACGTTTTTGGAAATGTAATTGAAATCATCATGAATCAAAAAAGTATTGACCGTGCAATGGAATGGCTTCAAAATACATTGTCCAATATTCAAAATGGTTCTATGGCAGAATCAATGTTTGTTATTTCAAAATCATTGAGAGGTTACTATAAAAATCCCGATGGTATTGCCCATAAAGTATTGGCCGACCGAATGGCAGAAAGGAATCCTGGTGATAAACCAAAACCAAATGATAGAATACCCTATGTTTATATTCAATTAACCAATGAACAAAAATACGATTATGAAAATAGATATAAATCGGGACCAAAGAAAGGTGAACCCCGATTAAAAAAGATATTGCAAGGGGATCGCATTGAAACTCCCGATTATGTTCAACAAAAACCGGAATTATCAATTGATTATTCCTTCTACATTTCCAATCAAATAATGAATCCTGTAAAGCAAGTCCTTGATTTAGAAAAAGATGAAGAAGAAACAACACAACTATTTAAACAATTCATAGGATAAACCAATCTTCGTTTATTAGTAAGTTAATTTTTTTATATTTAATAGTATAATATAATGGCTGGTGGTCTCATACAACTTGTAGCCTATGGTGCCCAAGATGTATATTTAACAGGTAATCCGCAAATTACTTTTTTTAAAGTCGTCTATCGTAGACATACCAATTTCTCAATGGAGTCAATTAAACAAACTATTAATGGTGATTCAACAATTGTGAGTTCATCTGTAAATAATATTGGATCTGTTGTTATTTCTAGGAATGGTGATTTAATTACAAAGATCTTTGTTCAATGTAATGTTGACAATAACCAAGGTATATGTGGAGATCATCTAATTGATGATGTTGAAATAGAAATTGGAGGTCACCGTATTGACAGACATTTTAGAGAATGGAATCAAGTGTGGTCCGAATTAACTGTCCCTGAATCAAAATCAACTGGTTTTAAATATATGTCGGGGGCATTTAATAATAACATAGTTACAAGTGGGAATAGTAACCAGAGCTCCATCATATATCCTCTGAACTTTTGGTTTTGTAGAAATAATGGATTGGCGTTACCGTTAATCGCTCTTCAATTTCACGAAGTTGAATTAAAAATTAGATGGGGAACAGGTTTATATTCTTCATCAATGAACGAACACTTAACAAGAAAAGAAGAAACACTTGGGTCAAATGAAATTGAAGTCGAACTTTGGGTTGATTATATCTTCTTAGATACCGATGAAAGGAGGAGATTTACACAAGTTTCTCATGAATATTTAATTGAACAGGTCCAGGTTCAACATGAAAAAGACGAATCCAAAAAGACATTCAAATTAAATTTTGAACACCCCGTGAAAGAATTAATCTGGACAAATCCAACAGATGGATCATTGACAACAGAAAAAACACGAATTGAAATTAATGGTCATGATCGTTTCGTTGAACAATCAAAAGAGTATTTCCAAATCTATCAACCCTATACTCACCATACTTCCATTCCTGGATATAATATTAAAGAAACTGAACTACCAAAAATGTTATCAAAACCGATCCATATTTTATCTGGAACAGGTGTTTGTAAAAGCGGAATATTAGATACAGCAAATACATTTAGAATACTGAATCAAACAGCAGATAATTTAGAGATATATTCAGATTCAACATTAGCAACTACATTGAAAGTAGGAGATATCTTAGAAATTGGATATTGTATTAAGGTTTCTGGTAATTTAGATACAACAGCAACTCCTGAGAATGTTGATATAACTGCCGCTGAGGAAAAAAATATAACAATCAAAGCTACTATTCTAAAGATCGGAACAGAAGTAGTCGGCGGACTTAAACAGTTCACAATAGGATTTGATGTTTCATCGGGGACTAATTTAATTATGGATACTCCGGAAGCTTCTTTTAACGGTGGTGGCCATTTATCAATTATCGCAAGAACACAGAATCCTCAATCAAGATGTTCACAACTTAAAAAAGATATTAATGTCTATTCATTTTCGTTAAACCCCGAAGAACATCAACCCACAGGAACATGTAACTTTTCAAGAATAGATAGTTCTAAATTAATTATGAGCTCTTCAACAAAGGTTAGTAATATTTATGCTGTGAATTATAATGTCCTTCGGATTATGTCAGGTATGGCAGGTCTCGCTTATGCGAGTTAAATTACTAAATATAATCTACTCTATCTTAAATATGGGAGGCGGATTAATTCAATTAATTGCAAAAGGTAAATCAGATGTTTATATCACAGGTAATCCACAGTTCTCTTTCTTTAAATCTGTATACAGAAGACATACCAATTTCACAATTGAATCGATTGAACAGAGTGTCCACGGTCTATCAGTTGGCGAATGCAATGTACATACAAAACTCTCGCGGAGTGGAGATTTAATCACTAATATATGGATTGAAGCTTTACTCGATCGGGGGGATGCTCAGGGAGATAATTCAACATCATATATTAATTGGACTGATAATACGGGTCACGCATTACTCAAAGAATGTTCTATTTCAATCGGAGGTCAATTAATCGATAAACATGATTCGAACTGGTTGGATATTCGTAGTGAAATACATGATACTTTCACAAAAGAATGGATTGGATTAAATAAACATGCCGCGAAGAACCCTTATCTAAAATCAGGATCAATTACATCCAACAATGAAAAAACGAAAGTCTATATCCCTCTCCATTTTTGGTTCTGCAATAATCCTGGATTGGCTTTACCTATTATTTCACTTAAAAAACATGACGTTGAATTTAAAATGACATTAAGGTCTGTTGAAAAATTATTAAACTCTGATACAATTGCACCACTTACATATACAAATACAATCCCGAATGTTAAAGTATGGTGTGATTATATTTTCTTAGATAAAGAAGAAAAAATGAAATTCTTAACAGAAAAAAGGGCATATTTAATTGAACAAGTTCAACAAGGAACATACACTATGGGTAATAAAGTAGAACTCAAATTCAATCATCCAGTAAAGGAATTATTTTGGTTTACTCAAAATAAACAAGTTTCTTCTGCATCACCAAATAATGGATCAATCGATGCCGCATCAAATACAGTTGGATCACTGACACAATACAATGACTACTTTAATTATAAAAATACTCAACAAGGAAATACAGAAAATATATATGGTGTCAGATCAAATGAATCATTTTTATCAATGAATATCACTATGAACACCATTGAACGGTTTAGTAAAAGAGACGCTACATATTTTCGTCTATGTCAACCGATTCAATCCAAACATAGACTTCCCACAAAACTTATCTATATGTACTCCTTCGCATTAGAACCCGAAAAACACCAACCTTCGGGAACATGTAATTTCTCAAAAATAGATGATATTTTTATGAACTTTGAAACAAATATAGATCATTCCAATGAACATTTAAAAGTATACGCTCTAAATTATAACGTTCTAATTGTTACATCAGGTATGGGGGGTCTTGTTTATAAAACATAATTACAATACAGATATCTTTAAAATACAAGGAGGATAGGGTGTATTCCCTAAGAATCCAGCCGCTAAACTATGAGATGTTACTGATGAAGAAGCGGCCACATTTATATGATACGTAGACCCACTTGAAACATTTAATATCCATTCACAAGTCCTTGTTCCAGAAGTATTTGCATTGTTTGTTATGATTCTCCGTGTATTTTGATTATTTGTTTCCGAATAATCCGAAGACCATTCTGAATATGTCCCTGAATTACTATTTCCCGATAAACCAAGATACAATGTTGTTCTGTCTGAGAACGAAGAAACTCTATTATATACAGTGAAACTGACAAGGACCAATGAGGATGTTGGTGTAAATGTCGTTTTGATTGATCCATTAAAAATATTCGCCATCTGTGATGTTAAGCTGAATAAATCTGTTCCTGAGGAAGGGGAATAATTTTTATAATTAAGTATTGTCCCTGGTAATTTACCCCAACTTGTTATACCCGAACCATTCGTTATTAATGATGTTTTATCTTCTCCATCGTCCTCAGGTAATTTAATTGTATAGTTTGCCGACAATGTATCTGGTGGGTGAATTGTAACTGTCTTATCCCCTTGTTTTAAACCAACACTATTTACCTTAATATCATCTTCCAAACCTACGGTAATGTCACCTGTTTGTCCCGAGACTGAAACCTCATCTGCCGTCCCTGTCAAGGTACTTACATAATTACCCGATGTTTGACTTCCCAATTGAACTGCATTTGAAGCTATTTTCGCAGTTGTTACTGAACTGTCTGATAAATGATTTGTATCTATTTTATCATTTTGAATACTCAGAACCCCATCACTATTCAGTGTTGCATCACCACTTATCGCTTTTGATTGTATCCCGGTTCCATTGCCAATAACTATATTTCCACTTGTCTTAGCATCTAAGTAGGTATTCTCCGATGGACCCCCAACTATTAAACTTCCAGGATCCATAGTGGCAAGTTTTCCCAAGGTTACAGAAGTATCTTGAAGCATCCCTGTTGATACTTGGACTTCTACAACATCTCCTCCTGCGCTATGAGAACCCAAAACTCTCTCTGCACTAACTATGTTCTGTATTTTTGAATATTCAATTGTATTGTTATCTATGTTATCATTTTGAATCACCTGATATGATATACTCAGAACTCCTTCTCCATTTATTGTTGCATCTCCACTCATCGCTTTTGATTGTACATCTGTTCCATTGCCAATAACTATATTTCCAATTGTCTTAGCATCGAAGTAGGTGTTTCCCGATGAACTACCAACTATTAAATGTCCACGTGGTATATTAGCCATTTTCCCTAAGCTTACGGAAGTATCCGTTATCGTTAGTTCTCCATTTCCATCTATCGTAGCGTCGCCACTCATTGCTTTTGATTGAAGGTCTGTCCCGTCACCTATTAATATATTTCCACTCGTACTAGCATCTAAGTAAAAGGGTTCCGAATTTTTACCAACTATTAAACTTCCGGAAGTTATATCAGCCATCTTTTCCAAAGTTACCGAGTTTGAAGCCAAGTTACCAGTTAGAATCCCCTCTGTCTTTATTTGGACCTCATTACTTCTATTTTCTAAAATTTCAGAACTGGAACCTTCCACAACAACAAAGTTCGTTGAAGAATAAGAAGCAACACCTTTTACAGTTGATGAAGCATGAACCACTGTTAATTTATTATTATCAAGATCTGTTGATAGAACCGAATTTCCCGCTGTTAACTGAATACTAGCCACCTGGACATTACCAGTTCCAACCGTATTCCATGTTAAAGTCCCAGATCCGTTTGTCGTTAATACTTGATTTGGAGATCCATGGTTTGGTGGTAAAATCAGATTGTAGTCCGAAGGAATACTCAGAGGAGTTGTTATTTTTACCTTCTTACCACCTGATAGAAGGGATCCGTATAAAAATATCTCACCTGAATAGGCAGATTCTTTATTCCTTATATTTAATTTTCCATTGATAGTTACTTCTTGGGTTAAGAAATCACCATAAATTAATGAATCAATACCCTTTTTCGTTGTTCCAGAATGAATATATAACTTATTTGAGAGAGTTAAACTATTTGTAGATGGTCCAGAATTTACACCAATACATATATTATAATCTGTTTCTGATGAACTACTCGGTCCACTACTCTTTCCTATACATATATTATTATCTTGCCGAAAATGATATCCACTCATATCCCCTACAAATACATTTCCACCATTCACAGAAGTGTATCCACTCTGATATCCTAAAAATACATTACTTGTCCCATTTGAATTATTATATCCGGACCTGTACCCTATAATAACATTCCTCTCCGAAGAAACAATTAATCTATGTGCGTCCTTCCCTATAATAACATCATAATTGCCCGTTGAACTAGTTTCACCCTTTGAAACATTATTTCCGATAAATACATTCCCAACACCATTATTAAAGGTTTCCGCAGATTGACTCCCTATAATTATATTATCATGTCCTCTTATATTATTCTTTGCACAACGATAACCAATAAATGTATTGTGTGAAGATTGTGCATTACTTTCACCACACTCTCTTCCAATAAATGTATTAAAATTACCGTTTGTATTTGATTTACCACTATATGAACCGATAAATGTATTACTGATACCGGCTACATTATATCCGGATCTGTATCCAACTAATGTATTACCAGAACCGGATAACTCGTATCCACTTCTCGTCCCTACACATGTATTCTCCATCCCTTGATAACTTGATAATCCTTCACCCGAAGAATAACCAATAAATACATTATTCTTTCCACCACCAGATGGAGAATAATTATAATTTGATATTGATAAGTCGGATATAATTTGATAAGTTCCATTCACATATTCTTTGATAAGAACATTCGAAGAATTTGTATTCAATGTAACATTCTTCCCCGCATTAAATCCGAAATATAAATTTTCTTTCCCCACCGAAGAAGAATCAAATTCAAAGGTGATACTATTTTCTTCCGTGAGTGTTAATTGTGTAAATCTCCCCGTGTATGGAGTATTTGTCCCTATTGAACCTATTAACTGAGTTGATGTTAAGCTATCATTCACAGTTACCTGTTTAAAAGTAGATGTTCCCGATGTTACATTCAATGTTGATGATAATGTTGTTGTTCCTGATATATTCAATATCCCAGTTGATTGCAAAGATGAAAACTTTCCACTATTTTGAGTATTCGTACCAATCGCACCTACAATTTCATTTGACGTTAACGTTCCAGTTAGAAGTATATTACCCGAACTATCTATTGTAGATATATTTGTTGTTGATGAATTATTCGTTGATAATGAACTCCCTATCTTGATTTCATCATAAAATAATACTTTACCATGAACTTTATTCAATCCAGATGTTTTCAATTCTACTAATCCATCAACTGTTAAATTCTCATTTACAGTTACTTCTTTAAAAGTAGATGTATCAGCCGTTACATTTAATGTTGAAGATAATGTTGTTGCTAATGTAACATCTAAGGTCCCCGTGATACTTGCATTATTCTTAACAGTTAAATCATTTTCCAATGTAATATCATTGATATTTTGTAGATTGCCTAGGGACTCATCGTCGACCTCCACGGTGGATAAAATAGTGGTCGGAGAACTATCTGTTGATCCAGAACTATCATATAATTGTATAGTCCCATTAGTTTTATTTAACTTTATAGTCTGTCCTACATAAATATCTTCATCTGCTACTATTTCTTTCTTCGCAATTAAGTTTCCATTGATCCCAACCCAAGAATTACTATTCGTTGCATTATGGTATCCTTCGATTAATGAATCGTCCGTATCATTTGGTGATATCGCCAAAAAATTTACACCAGTTGATGGTGCTGCTGTTACATCTTGAAGTGAGAAGCTATGTGTTAAATTAAAATTGTATCCTATCAATATATTATGGTGCTTTGTTGTTGTAGTTGTAGATGATCCTCCATCTACTGAACCAATCAATATATTATGTGAACTATTTCTTTCCGAGGAGCTCTGAGAAGGACCGGTACTAAATAATTCTTGTGCTTTGTATCCAATATGAATATTATATTTAGCATCTGCGTTCAGGTCTAATGTATGTTGCCTATAACCAAACTCTGTATTGTATGCGTCATCATCAAACTTATAACTGTGTGAAATTATATCTCCGTTCACTCTTAGATCCCGATAACCATCTACTACTTCAGGATCTGAGTTTAAACCTCCAATAATAACTTTTGAATAAATAGTAAATCTCCTTACTGTATAATCATATGGATTCATATTACCAATAATATACTTATCTTCTTGTGTCCCATTTACATCACTTCCAATTAGTAACATATTATTCCATTCACTATTATTTGACCCATCACCAGAATATCCTTTTAGATATTTATAAGAAGGGGGATTCGAACCGACTATACTTTCAAACCCATTTAATTCACTGGGTGTTTCAACATCTTCTTCTTTGAACACATAATCTGTATCATCTGTTGAAAAAGAACCTATGAAAATATTATTATTACCTTTTATATTTTCACCCGATTTATATCCAATAAATGTATTATTTTTCCCCTTTGAAGTCACTGTACTGTCTAGATCTGAACCAGATAAATAACCCAAACATGTATTGTAAGAGGATGAATCGTATGTTATATCCTGAGGACCCGATCTATTTCCTATATAGGTATTACTATTCCCTCTTATCAATGTATTGTATCCTAAAACTGTATTGTGGTTCGCTGTTTGTGCTAATGTATTTCCATCCGTTTCTGAAATATAATAACTATCTGTATCTGGATAATTGATTCGTTTTGTAATGTCAATAGTTGTAAATCGTCCTGTATTAGGAGTTTTAGAACCAATCTTCCCTGTAAATGTATTTTCAGAAGACACAACAACTTCAAAAGTTGGGATCGTGGTTCTATTTGAATCGGTCCCTTCACCCAAGCCTAACCGAACTGTCGCAAATATAGATCCGGAATTTGAGGTCTGGGTATATTCATAGCCGGATCCTGAATTAGTTATTACTATTTCAGATACTTCATAATCATTATTAATTGCCCTCCACTTTATATAACCCGCAGCTGTCTCTCCTTCTTCATTTTCAATAATACCACCACTTCTTCTCGGTTTATCAAATATTAAACTTTCTGTGTGATGTACTGCATGTACATTGTTACTATATACACCTCTATTTATTATATTTACTTTTACGATAGAACCACCATCTAATTTTGTTTCTTGTTTTGATAACTCTAAATATTTTTCATTGTTCGTTTTCAGTTGAGTCTCTCCGGCAATCCTTAATCGAGCAAATTGATAATGAATATTCGTCCCTGATGTAGCCTCCGGTTCTCTAACTGTTATCGTGTTACCATTAATAGCTGTTATATTTATGGGGGTTCCTTTAATCTCTGCATCATCATTCCTCCCCCTTAACATGACTGCTCTTCCACTCCGAGGACCCCCCTCGTAAATTAAAAACATATCATCAGTTATTCCATGATTTGTAGCTGGTTCTGTTACAGTAATCGTGGTTCCTCCCGAATGGCTACCCTTAATGTTAATTATATCATAATATGAAAGTGATTCCTTATTTACAAATGTTAATGATGTTGTATTTAATGTTGTGCTTATATCATTTAATCTTGAATCGAGTGTTATAGTTATAGTAGAAGCCGTCTCAGAAACTAATGATACTCTTGTTGGTAATTTCTTTGATATATAGGTAGACGGATTCGTAATGTCCTTCATCGAGTTTAATCCTATATCAACTAGATACATATCTTCTTCTATTGTCCCTACTGTATATTCTGTATCTGAGGTATTAAAAGAACATGATGTACTGGTTACAGTAATGTTACCCGTAATATCGACAACAACCGGTCTTACATCGATATCAATACTTTCTACATTTTCATTAGCACCTATTCTTTCAGTTAAACTATAATTGTTTGTTATTCTTAGTTCTCCATCTTTATTTGTTGTTTTTATTTTTAATAATCCAGAAGTTAATTCATTGAGCTCTAATGATGGATTCACATTTAAAATTCCTAATTCAGCAGTTAAACCTGTACCATTTAATATTTCTGCCAATGAATCAATATTTTTTCGTTTAGGAATGGAATTACCATCATAAATAATAAGTTGATCGTTACTATTTATAGTACTAACTTCTGTTAATTCAAAAAAATCTAAACCAATATCTATACTTTGACCCGAGATTGTTGTTTTTGTCCCGCCACCATTTAATCCGGTTCCCGCAGAAATACCATATGTTCCGGAACCCTGACTCGTGAACTTATAGATTGTTTCCGAAGGGGAGGCGGTTGAACCCGATGAAGGTCCATCAATTGTAATTATTAATGTCGGTAATGTCCCGGAAACATTTGTTACAAGAGCTCCACCAGATTCTAATAAAGTATTCCCGGATCCGGATCGGTGATCGTTCGTTTGATAAAATAAAAACATCCCTACTTGAATCGTTTTATTATCATCAATTGATGTAATTGTAATTGTATTTGCGTTTGAACCATTTTCTCCCCGACCAACAACATTATTATCAACTCCCCCCCAACCTACCTTTATATTTTCTTGGACCTTAATATCTTTGTTTGGAGCCAATAAATATCCGGATCCTCCATCAATTAATTGGAAATTTTCGATTGATCCGGATCCGTTAATATTAGCTTTTATAATTGCTTTTGATTTACAGGAACCTATCACATTTACCTCAGGAGGATTTTCTTGACTAAATCCCGAACCAATCGGTGATGTAAATGTAAATGTTTTTGATCCATCTGAGTTTGTTGATCCAATTAATCCTGTAAATCCGCTTACTTGACCATATGCAAATGTATATTTTGTCGAGTCTGACTCGACAGTTGCCGCAGAACTGTGTGTTTGCAGTTTGATAATATGAGTATTATTTACAGCATTATTTTCAATACCCGTCACTCTTATTTCTAATCCAGTTATACCATTATATATTGTTTGATCACTACATTCTACCAGATACATTCCTTCTTCAATCCCAGTTGAATCATTCACCCTAATGTCTGTTTCATTTTGATCATTAACTACATATGATCCCCCAATAAATTGTGTTTGAACAGTGATACGTGACTTCACAGAATCACGAAAAGAATATGTTAATCCTCCTACTGAATCGGCAGTTGATGAGTTCTCTAATACAACTGTGATTGTGCTGGTGCTGGCATTACGAATTACTCTTTTTACTTGGGACGGTAAAATATTCTCATTCCAATTTGTAGCAAAGACGCCATTGCTATAACGGACATCGACCAAATACATTCCCTCTGTAATATCCTGATTTGGATCATTTAAGATTAATATATCACCGGCTTTATCATTATTTATAGCATCTTCATCTAATTCGTAAATGATTTCAGGTATAATACCTACCTCTGCTTTCGGTAAGTCTAGATCATCTAAAATAGAATGTTCTGTAATTTTCAATAGTTCACCCGTACTTCCTGGATTCGTTGGCATTTCAATCCTGTATGGTTGTGACATGTTATTTGATGCAGAAATACCCACATATTCACCGTCATCATTCAATAATCGTAATTCCTTTTTTCCATGAATATTTAAATTTCCAGGCGAATCTATGGAAACCCTTTTGACTTTTGATCCACCCTCGTTACGATCGATTGTAGAGAAAGATATCTCAGAAGGAACTATAATATTGTCAGTTAACTTATAGGGTGTATTCGTCATCGTTGATTGTATACTGGACGAACAAATATACTTATGATCATATGCCGAGGAATTTCCATAGAAGTTAATTTGTCCTAAGATATCATCAGCCCTTACATTCTCATAAGCATATGAATCGGGGTGAAGGTCGCGACTTTTATAGTAATTCAATTGATTTCCTAATTTTGAAAAAGTATAAACTGTCCCACTTGGTGCCCGAACACCAGATGACTCTTCTACTATAACATAATTTAATTTCTTAAATGTATAAGTCGTACCACTAGGTGTAGAAGATGATGATTTTGATTCAACTTTAACTGTTCGTGTCCGTAAATTAACAGATGTTACTTGGGTTGGGTATGACCGTCCATCATATGTAATAGATACCTCTTTTAAAAACATACCAACCTTTATATCATTAATGGAATTCTCGGGTAATATTATCTCATTTCCTATGTCATTCTCTTCTATTGAACTAATCTCTATGACCGTATCATCCGTATTCTCATAGACTTCTGTTATAATTGTTGGTAATGTTCTTCCTCCTAAATCATTAAAACTTTGCTCAATTAAATACATTCCTTTTTCTACGTTATTGATATCCGGTAAAATTATTATTCTTCCATCATTATTATTTTCAGTTGATGTTTTCTCTATACTTCTTACTTCATTTGAACTATATTTATGAATATTGTTATTCAGTGATATATCATTTATTCCTCTAATATTTAAAGAACTATCTAAAATCATTGCTTTATTTGCCGAAGCTTGTCCGGCGATTGTATCATGTAAATATGTAAATTGTTCAGGAGTTACAAACTTAGGATTACTAATTTCTGTTTCAGTTGTTAAACCTAATTTTCCAATTAAAAGTAGATCAGTAATAACTTCTGTTATCCCTGTATCAACCAACTCAATTGTTTCTATTGGTTGCGCTACAACTCTTCCCATTTATTAATAAATAAATACAAATTAAAATCTTTAATTAAATTGAATAATTTAAAATAATTTAAATATATATAAATTATTGATGATTCGAAAATTATTATCTTTTCTCATAAATATTCAGTATGTTCTTTCTCAGACTTGTATTATCGATCAAGGGTTCAGTTGGTGTGAAACTTCCAATAAATGTGTGAATCCAAATCTTGAACCCTGTTTACCAATTACAAAGGATTGCGTTCTATGTCTAATTCAAGAAGGTCTTCAATCCTGTGGAACAGGCTGTTCAGTTGATATGATAACTAACATACAAAATGAAGGATTTATGGGAACTGATGAAAATGGATGTGCGGATAATGATCATTCAACATGGTGTCCAAGTCTTAATCGTTGTATTAATCCATTTATTGATGATTGTCGTGACCTTCAACCTGAAAAACACGACGATCTTTGTCATAGTATATCATGTTCTATGTATTGTCCATTTGGTTTTAAACAAGATCATTATGGGTGTGATATCTGTTTTTGTAGTACTCGGCTATTGAACACATGTAAGATCCCGCAATCAAATTGCGTTGGAAACATATGTCCAAAAATAACTGAAATAACACACTGTACAGAAGGTGGTATTCAGTCCTATACTACTTATCAATTATCTTTAATCATTAACGATTATGACCCCTCAAATCCGAAGAATATATATGCCCTCTTTGGTGACTCAGAGAGGGAAAGTGGAATATCTATGGTTATTCCACCATCATACCAGAGTGATTCAGGTGTTTTTAATTCTCATTTAGGTGGGATCTCTGATGAAATGTTAATGTTTAGTCCAACATCAGAATATGATTCATGGTTAACAATTGGAATTATTAATGGTGACTTAGAACATCGTTTATCTTCTGTTGGTTTTGATTTTAATGATTGGTCTGAAACTCGCGGATTAGAAATTACAAATGGAGCCATCTTTCTTTTGAATCCTAATGAATTAATTGTTGACCACAATGAATATATAATCGCGCAATTGACATTACCCAGTGATAAAGAAAAAGAAGTTGTAGTGAACGTTCAAGGGGAATATATATTACAAGAAGATTCAGCTTGGGCAGAAAGAAATATTATCTTTTCTATTAAACCACCTGTTCATAATAATGCCCATTGAATATAAAAATGTAGGTATATATAAAATATAAAATGTACCATTCAATATTTCTCGTAATATTAGTTATAATATTAGTCTCGTGCAGGAAAAATATCGAAAGTTTTGCAAATGAAACATGCGATATCTACCAACATAAATTAGAAACATTAGAAAAAAAATTAAATAAAGAGAAACCTCAAATCGTAATTCATAACAATATCCCAAGTGACCTTTGTGGTGATGAAGATAAAGAGGAAGAGGAAGAGGAAGAGGAAGAAAAAGAAATATATTCAGACTATATTACACCCCATAAACAAAACAAGATCCTTCTTTATATAATGATCATTTGTGGAATCATTCTCTTTTTAATCATTGTTTACTATTTTATTCAATGGTTATCAGGCAAATCAAGACATATTAATATCTCTTTTGATGAAGCCCTTTTAAAAGCGAAATCAAATATACTCATGAAAAAACATAAATTAAAATTAGATAAAAAATAAATAAAATTATTTAAAAAATAAAATATTAACAGTATAAAAAATGGAAGGAGTTGATTATGGGAATTTTGATGCTGTTGTCGGAAAACTGAGAAGCTTTTTTAGAGATGTTAAGGGGTTTAAGGAAGTCCATACACAAAATAAGAAAAGTATCCTCGCTGCATGCGAAGATCCTAAAACAATAGCCACCTATAATTATGAAGGTCAGATATGGCCTCTCCCTCAAACTGGTCAAATGTGGCTCGAACACTATTTGCTTGAACACCCAGAAGAGAACGGTTTCTTTTGCCTTTCAACCTCCTACCGTAATGAACCCGACCCTGTCCCAGGGAGACATGATCGTATTTTCCCTATGTTTGAGTTTGAAATTAAAGGAGGTATGGATGAACTTAGAAAGATTGAGGCTGAGCTATTAGAATATCTCGGATTTAAACACAAGGAAGATGGTTCATATCCTTCTGGGAACTATGATGATGTATGTAGAGGTTATGGCGTAGATGTTGAATCCGGTGAACTTGAAAATGAACATGAAGAGAAGCTTGGTGAAGACCATGGCCCTGTATTTTTCCTTGAAAACTTTCCCGAAAGAACTTCACCTTTCTGGAACATGAAGCTCCATGAAACTGGAACTCATTCAAATAAGATTGATGTTATCATGCACGGAATTGAGACAATCGGTTCTGCTGAGAGAAGCACAGACCCAGAAGCGATGAAAAACAAGTTCTATACGATTTCAAATGGTGATTATGCAAATACATTATTTGCTCAATTTGGAAAGGCTCGGGTTGAAAAAGAACTTGAAGAATTCTTAAAGAAAGACTTTTTCGTTCGTTCAGGTGGTGGCATTGGTGTAACCCGAATTATTCGCGCCATGAAGCTATCCAATTTAATTAATTAATTATTCTGATTTCTGAAAGAGGAACTTTTAATGGTAATTCTGTACCGTCTTCTTCATATATCATTATATTTACATTCTTTTTCATGCGTTTATCGAGTTTAGCAATATTCCCATTCATTTCAACTCCTTCCGGATTTGTCCATTTTATTTTTAAACCCTCCTCAATATCCTCATATGAAGATGGAGGTTTTACATCTACTACCAACTCATCTGTATTTAGTTCGGGTGCAGGTTCAGGTTCAAAGTTATCTTCTTTGGTATCTTCTTTGGTATCTTCTTTGGTATCTTCTTTGGTATCTTCTTCGGTATCGTCATCGGTATCGTCATCTGTATCTTCTTTGGTATCTTCTTTGGTATCTTCTTCGGTATCTTCTTTGGTATCTTCTTCGGTATCTTCTTTGGTATCGTCATCTGTATCGTCATCTGTATCGTCATCGGTATCTTCTTCGGTATCTTCTTTGGTATCTTCTTCGGTATCTTCTTTGGTATCTTCTTTCTTCTTGTGTTCAGCTACTTTTAATTCTGTTTCTTTCTTGATATATTCTTCTCCGTCATCTCCTTGAATCTTATAATTCTTTTTCATTACCCTAGTTATTGTACCATAGATTGAATCACTATCTAATATCCACATGACGTAGTCGCCGTTTTTAAACTTTTTCTTTGTCTTATTTTTTTTTGCATAGTTTTTATTCACGACCTTTACAATTGGTTCTGAATCATCATTAATAATATGTTGATTCATTCTTTCAAGATTTTTCTGAACCTCTCTATATTCTTCATTGAGTGCCTTTACATTAACTATGTATTCCTCTCGTAGTTCTTTTTTTTTAGAACTGTCCATGTTGATATCTTTTAACTTATTCATAATTTCTTGACATTTTTCAGTCCTTTCAATACGTTTGTTATAGAACTTCTCAATCGTTTTTTTCCGATCGTCAACCATAAAGCGGTATACTTTATCTTCAATAGTCTTTATTTCTTCCTGAATTGACCTTTGTTTATCATTTAATTCTGTTACATTTTCTGTGACATCAATGTAATTATTGATAATATTCCAATTGATTTCTGTTTCTAATTTACTCTTTAATTTGAGTATTTCTGCTTCATGATCTATATAGCGAGGGAAACGAATATTTATTTGAACCCCACAATCACTTGTATCATTTTTTCCACAAGTTAATGTCACTTGATCCCATTCTTCGATAAATTCTTTACTGATATCACAACCTGAACACTTTAATAAATTGTCCTTCTTTGATAGATATTTTATCTTTTCATCATAAAATATACCAAGGCTCTCTAAATAATATTCATTGCTCATTTATTTAATATTTATATATAAATATTAACTTTCTTTTAAATTTATTTTCGCATTTAATGTTAAGATATTTTCTTCGTATTTTTTTTGATTCATTTTCTTATTCTTCCATCTTATATACAATGTATATATACCGCTAATTATAATCAATAATAGAAACAGATTTATAAATAACGGTGTAGAATTAGAATGAATTACAATTTCAGGTTCTTTTTTTGTAATTCGGGGGACAACATTTACTTTATATTCTACTAAATGAGGCTTCATACAAGAAATATTATTATAAGATTATAAATTAAACAAAATCATCAGTCTTCACATTCATGTAAATATAAATGATCAACGTTATACTTAATGTAACTAACCAAAAAGGAGTAATTGTCTTCTCGGGACCAACTCCAAAAACCTTCATTTCTCCTTCTTTATTAAAAATCATTGTGGGTTTTATTTTATAGATTATGAAATTAATTGATATGAAAATTATTAAAATTGTTTGTAGTTTCTTATCAATTTGAAACATTTATATATAGAAATATAAAAGTTTTCTTTAATAATCATCAACTATAATCCATTCCTTAAAGTCTGGACGATCATTCTTAAATGTCAATAATAATTTATCCTTTTGATTCATTAATTGGAAATGATCTGACTGTTCTAAATAATTGATTAATCCCCCAAAAACATTGTTAATATAATTATTTATATTCTTTCTTTTGTTCTTATTTTTTATAACAATATCCTTTGTTCGATTAGTAAGTATTAATAGGACTTCATCAATATCCGATAAATGGTTCAGTTTTTCATTCAGTATTGCAGTGATTTCGTTTTGGATCATCTGTTCACCTTTTTTCTTTGACAGATTCCATTTATAATTTGTATGAACCATTTTATACTTTTGACATATTATTTCTGAAATCAATTATTTTTGAATTAAAATTAATTCTGTTTATTTTTTTTTGATTTTCAAATATAAAAAAAATATAAAAAAAATATAAAAATAATAAAATATTATTTATAGTATATAATGAAACAAAAGATCCATCAAGTTGGTGGCAGTGCTGGTATTATAGTATTTGGTATTCTTTTATTAGTTATTATAATCGGAGCGGCTGCTGCTTATTATATAAATAGTGAAAAGGAAGAAGAGAGACTAAGAGAAGAAGAAGCTGAACGGGACAGAGAGGCTGAAAGACAAAGGAGAAGGGAACGCCAGGAAGCCGAAGATGCGGCAGCAGCTTCTTGTGAAGATGTTAACTGTGGAACAAATGGAACATGTAGTAATGGTTCTTGTGTATGTGATTCTGGATGGTCAGGCAATACATGTTCCGTATCAGACACACCAACAGATTCTGATTCTAGTTCTGGATTATCATTATTATTCAGTTCCACAGGTACACAAATTACACCTGAGCCAACCCCTGATCAAAGAGAAGGTGTATGTGTAGAAACCAGAGAACTAGAACCATCATTACCGGCCGGAGCTGTATTTTCAGATGAAGATTTAGAAGATATCAGGGAACAACCCGGTCATGTCCAATTTAATGAATATACGGATACTAGTGTCTGTAATGGAGGTTCGTTGAATGTGAGCGGTGAAGATGCCTGGAACGCATGTGATAGAGATAAATGGTTAAATACACGATATAATTTACCTGGTAATAAACACAGTTGGATACCAGGAGCCAATAAGAATTGGATAACCATAAAAGCTCCTATTAACAACGACCTTACTTATCAAGAGAATGTTGCGTTAATTACATGGTTTAATGATAACTGCGGCGGGCCTGAAATGGAACAAGATGGAACATATGTTATCCAAGAAAGAGGCCCCGCTTCTTCTCCATTTGTATTTAATCAAGATATAATGGGGGGAACAACAGCGACCAGAGCACCCGCTACATCACCTTTACCCGCTCCAACCGTTACATGTACCGGAGATATAACAGATACAAGTATATTTCAAGAGGAAGATGGTACCGATAATATTATCAGAACAAGTGACACTACAACTGAATCCTTTCAAGTCCCTGATACTGGGAATATGACAAACGGTGAAGTATATTATGCAATGGAATCTGGACAGTTATGGAGGGATATTAATACCCGGAGTATTTCAAGAGATTATATGAACTCATACATTAAAGTTGATCATGAAGAAGGAGACAATCATATGATCATCCCAGGTTCAAACCCTCGATGGATCCATTTATGTTCCTGTCCAACTGGAAATCCATTTACAAATTGCGCTTGCAAACCGGGGACTTACTTAGATACAACCGGTAGTACAACTGGTGAGTGTGGACTTCAACATATGGGATTGGAACAGAAAACAAAAGAAGGTTATTCTTGTTGTGTTTTTAAAGAAGAACATAATCCATGTCATGATCCTGAAAATCAAACTCAAACTCAATTCAACGATTTCCAAGGTGGAGGAAATCAAAATTCTTTGTTAAACTCATTGCATATTGGAGATTATTATAATTTCGATAATCCAATGTGCAACATCAAGGATACGAATAAAGGTCTTGTATACCCCGAAGACGAAAATAAGAAAAAGGAATGGTTAAATAAATGTTGTCCATCCTGCTCTTACAAAAGATTTAAACAAGTGGGGGCGCCGAATGAGTTTGTGACTGGTGAAAGAGAAAGATGTGGTGATGATATACATTATAAATACATTAAACAAGCTGCCGAAGATCTTAAATCGAACCTTACCGGCGATCAAGACAGAAGGGAAAGATCCGAAAAACAAGAGTGGGATTTCCTGGAAAGATATCTTAAGATGGATTCACAATGCTTTATAGAAGATACGGACGCCCATGTATGTTATGATGGATCCCTTGATGATGGTTCAACATGTGCTCCATGTTTAAGTTCAGCAGAAGCAGGTGGTGGACTTAAAAGAAATAATATTTTCAATCCTACGGTTGAAGGATGTAAAGATATGGATCGGGTTGTTGGGGGACAGTGTAATGATTTAGGGACTCCCGAGGATCAAAGTAAAGGGAATAACGAAGCGACTCGTTTCTCGTGTCCATTGGTACCGAACCCTTCTAAGATTGCTGATGGTTCGTGTAGCGCTGAATGGACACCTACAACTTCACCTGTTACACTTCCTCAACTCCTTCAAGATGCAATTGATAAGAATGATCCTATTGAAATACCTGATATAAAAGGTATTATCCGAAAGGCAAAAGAAATGGCAAATGAAGACAATGCATGCCTATCAATATCACCAGATACGAATAGTATCTTGGGAGGTGATGAGACTGTTACTGGTGATACTGTCTTCGCACCCCACGGTGGAATGGGTTCAAGGAAAATAATAACAGATATTGAAGGTGGTTATACATTAACAGAGATAACTTCGGTTCCAGGTAACCCACCACCCCAGGATGGAAAAACTTGGTATGAAATTGATCCAAGTCCACCGGATGCATTCGTTCGTGATGAATATAATGGAATAAAAATAGCGATCACTAAGGACTCTAATTCGTGGACAGGAGAAATAATAAGCTCTTTACCCCACCCCCACTCGAATAAACACTTAATTTTAGTTAAATGGACACAGACGCAGGGTACAGGGAAAGAGGCAGGGCCTGTTGCAGAAGATCTTCCCGAAAATAAAGTAATGTTCTATGGTCCTCGCGCAACAAGGGCATATAACTTGGACAGTGGAGATAATCGTATTTTAGAATTACCCATGGGTAATATAAGTAATAGTGGTACGGCGTGGATCCCCATACAGAATAAGGAAGCATACTATGGTGGTCGGTTAGGTGAATCATATGTATATGCCGAAGCCGAAGGATGTGAAGGCGGTTCTACATGTGATCGTCCTTCTGGTCATTGGGAACCTCTCACTCAAAATAACCGTCATCCAAATGGAGGGGAAATCATTTATGATGTCGATTCCAATGACAGAACAAAAAGTTTGGCAGTCCTGGACCCACCTTATATCACCGGTGACGATGGTTCAACACCACATAACCATAAAGCAGGAACGGGCAGTCAACCTGAAAGTAGAGAATGGTCATTAAGAAACTTCGCTGGACAGACAGATATCAAAGAAGAATGTAAAGGGACATTTGATGAGAAAAGTATATTAACAAACAAACATATGAATGACAAGTGTGGCACCGGAACGGCTCCCGATTACCAATATGATAGAGGAAACATGGAAGCCGCCGGTATGGGCCCTGGTTTAGACGCGGGGTATAGACAATCATCTGAAATTGAGAACCGCCTTAGTCCATTAGGTGGATATCTTCCTGGATTAGGACATGGGGGTGTATATCACACAGCGGCAGCAGTGCCGGGTTGCTTTTCAACATGGGGAGGTTGGCGAAAGAACCAAGGGAACGCCGACTACAAGAGTCAATTTTTAACATGTGACATAAAAAACTCCTACTATGCATCGGCAGCGGCATCCTGGAACCGGGGCCGATATCAGCAGGCGGCCCTTTACACCGCTTTTAAAAATAATATTCGCCGTCCAAGACCATGGGCGGACGCCGGAATTACTATAAACAATGCTTGGGGAAATGCAAATGTGGAAAATTTAAATCGTTGGAATTTCAAGGGGGGGGAGACGGATTATGATAGAAATATGGACCGTCATTTTACTCATGAAAAGGGATTTACACCATTGGAAGATCAAATATTAGTTTCATTGAGAAGGAGAGCGTGGTCAGACAATTTTAGACATGGTAGGGAGGAAGAACATTATCTGCCATCTGGATTTAATTCGCGATCACCCTTTTATTTAATGACAAACACAAATGATGAAAGGGAAAATCATAATGGATTATTAGATAACGATACAACTCACTTTGTTAAGCTAACAGTTTCAGACGAGGAAGAAAACAATTCTGCTGAAAAAATTGGAGCATCAGTTGATGTTATAAGTGGTGATAGAGGTTGCAATACGACTGATGGTTGTACAATGATTGATCATTATAAAATAATGAGAAATAATATGTCTCAATGTTCGCGGACTAATTTTTATCATCGTCCTGAAGATGTCCCAGCCGAAGAAGGAAAACAACATATTAAAAGTTATGGAAATAGTCAACCCTACGCCTTTAATGATTATATGTCAGGTGACAAAGGTTTTACAGGTCAACCAAGATTAAGAAGAAGACAACGTGCAGCACAGTATACCATTAAAGGAGACAGTTCTTTTAAGAATAATACTGATATAGCCTCAGAGGATGGGGTTAGTGATTTAGTTCGCGGGACCGGATACTCCGACAATTGGTTTAAACACGGGGATTATAAAAATCAATATTATAAAATATTAAGTCCTGGGGATAAAAACCCAGACAATGAAAGCGACTCAAATAAACCCATCGGAACATGGTTTCGAAAAGATGATTATGTCCTTTATGATTTTAATGGACGGTTAACCTATGATGAAATGAATAATAAAGGAGGTAAGACAGGCACTCCTCTGAATAAAAATTATATAACTAGTTACGCCAATGTTATTGACCGGGGCCATCCGTGGGGTGCCACGCACGGTGGTGGTGGCACGGATCCGCGACACGGCGTAATCTTCCCAAAGTCGGATGTTACGAATGTGTGGTGGGATTCCGGACTTGGAAATAAATGGCCAGGGGGCACAGGTGGGGCGGGCGGACCCCATGATTACGTAGGGAGAGAGCTCCTAGCTAGTGACCAGCGTAGGAACCCTTGGAAATATAGAGGTGGAGATGGACTTGAAGGTAACTTAGGGCATTTCGCGGCGAATGGTCGCCCTGATACTGGAAAGTTATGGAAGGGCTTGGGTGGGGTTGGCGGGTCTCCAAGTCCAGCTTATGCGATAGATGAAGCAGGACCTACCCGGGGAGAGGCCGCCGCGCATACACACAGTCATTATTCTTATTGGCTATTACATAACAACGCTCATCCAGGGAACCAGGCGTGGATGAAACATAGAAGATCTTCTATACCGGTTCAAGCTACGACGGTCAGCGGCCCTGTCAACAACAATCCCACCAAGCAAGGAACGGGGAGTACACCAGGTTCAGAGTCTATTTATGAAACTAATAATATAATGTATAAGCCCGCCTTTGGGAGTGAGTGTAACGGGACATCAGTTATGTGGAATGGAAGAGTGTTAAGAATGGGTGAGACGGGGTTGCGGGGTGGCGATTGGCTGAGTAAAGCGGGAGGCAACCCTCTCACAAATGATGATGAGCTTGGCTGGGCGGGGACCTTACCGATTCGGAGCTACTATAATGGCGCCCGTGCAGCACACAGCACCGCCATGGAATATGGCGATAGGCGAGGTATGCCACATCGGTGGGAGGACTGGGGCGATGACGGCTACAACAACAAAAAGTTTGGAAACCCCTATCATATAGGTGCACAAGCTTGCTCTCCTGTTTCAAGAGAAGATGATTTTTACGATTACCATAGTGGAGAAAAACATAGAACCGAACCAGTATAATTACATATACATATTCTCAGGAGGTCTATCAATATCTTTCTCTTGTTGAATTAATTCATTTACTATCTCCGAAGTAATTGTTATCGGTAATTGAAAATCTTTTATTGTAAATGTTAATGATAAATTATCCTTTTCTTCTGAATGATGAGATAAATAATATATATTTATCTTGGATATAATCGTCTCTAAGCATCTTTTTAAGTTTCGAACTCCTTCTTCCTTCATTGTATGTTTTTCTATTATCTCAGTGATTGATTCATCAGGAAAGATAATATCATCATGAGTAAACATGAATGTTTCTAATAATTCCGGTAAAATATACTCACGACAGATTGATATTTTATCTTCCGATTTAAATCCCTTAGTATGAATTACATACATTCTATCTTTTAAGATACGATCGATCGCGGTTTCATCATTAAATGAAAAAATAAACAATGCCTTCGATAAATCTATATGAACACCTGGGAAATAATTATCCTGAAATAAATTATTCTGAGATGGATCTGTTAAATGTGTTAATAAATGAATTATTTCTTCCCCCTTATGAGTCTCACTCACTTTGTCCAATTCATCAAAATAAATAATCGGATTCATACATTTTGATTCAATCAATATATCAATTATCCTCCCCCAATGAGAACCCTCATAAGTATAAGAATGACCATCGAAAAATGAAGAATCCGAAGCCCCACCCAGAGCTATGAAAGCAAACGGCCTTTGGATTGCTTTGGCAATCCCTTCCTTAACTAATGTCGTCTTTCCATTTCCCATCGGTCCTTGTAATGCTAATACATTTCCACCCGATTGGGGATTACGGATCCATTTACCTATAACTTGCAATATATGTATTTTCGCTTCCTTATGTCCATAGATCGCCTTATCTAATATCTTTTGTGTTTCTAATAAATAATTTCTCTTCTCTTCAATAGTATTCTCGTTATTAATAGGAAGAGAAATATTCTTCCCAAAAGGAATCTTTATTAAGCCATTGATCCATTTATCCATCTTACAATATTCACCCGTTGATACATCCATTTCACTTAATTTATCAATGTTTTCAATGGCGGTTGATTTCGTCTTAATATCCATTTCAGAATCCAATACCTTAAATCGCATTGGAATATTTGATAAATTAATATTCTTTATTTCTTCTAAACTCTGTATGTGCTTTTTCTTTTGTTCTTCATTTAACCCTTGAAAATAATCTATTTCTTTATTTTCATCAATATCATCTTCTATTAATTCAACAAATTGTTCGTCTAACTCATCATATTCTATATCCGAATATTCTGATTCATCGCTCTCAGAAAAGTCTAAATCATCAGATTCTTCTTGACTTAAAGATTCTTCTTGACTTAAAGATTCTTCTGAATAATCTAAATCTTCCTCTGAATTATATTCTTCTTCTTGTTCAGATTCAACTTTATCTTCTATATGAATCATAAGAGTTTCTTCCTTTTCTAATTCAGTCAGATAATCTGTCACCATTGTTGACTTTTTCTTTTTCCCTCTCCGCGGAGTTGGTGTTTTCTTGTTTCCAGACAACAAATTCATAACTAAATATGACATAAAAATATCCTTTAATTGTTGTGCCTTCATATCATTCTTCTTCTTTTTAATCTTTTTCTTAGAAGGACTTGGGGTTTTTATCTTACCACCACGAAGACGGCTCAACTCTTTCTGAAATAATTCATTGTCAAAATCTTCCTCACATGAATAGTCGATCAATCCTGATATGTTGCCGTGTTCATCAAGTTCATCATATAGCTCATTCCCCTCATCTAATTCAAGATCTAATTTTTTACTTTTTGATCGTGTTATCATTTGATGATCAACGTTATTACTGTCCATTAAATTATTATAAAATAGAATAATATTTTTAAATATTGTATTTAATTTATAAAAAAATTTGAAAACCTTATTTAAAAAAAAAGTAATAGTTATAATATATATATGAATACCGAAGAATTATTAAGAGAACCGGAATCAAATAATGTTGTTGGTGTCCAATTTAGTATATTAGGTCCCGATGAAATAAGAGATCGTTCGGTAGTTGAGGTCGTTAAGCACGAAACATATGATAAAGATAATGCTATAATTAAAGGATTATTTGATCCACGTATGGGTACGACAGACATGAGTAAATTATGTGCCACTTGTGGACAAAATAATATTAATTGCCCGGGTCATTTTGGACACACAGAACTTGCAAGACCAGTTTATCATTATCAATTTATTCAAATCATCCTTAAAATTCTTAAATGTACATGTCTTCAATGTTCCAAATTACTCATTAATAAAGATTCTCCTAAAATTAAGAACTTAATGAAACGGAGTAATAAATACCGATGGAATGAAATCTATGCTATTTCACAAAAAATTAGCCGTTGTGGTCAAGAAACAGATGATGGTTGTGGAGCAAAACAACCCGATAAACTTAAACTTGATGGTATGGACGGTATTTCTGCGGTATGGAATAAGCTTGATTCTGATGAAAAAGGAACCAAATCACAAATTCTCGCAATCGAAAACGTCAAAGAGATTTTTGAAAGAATGACCAATGAAGATGTTCAAATACTCGGATTTTCGGAATTATGGTGTCGTCCCGAATGGTTGATCTGTTCCGTTCTGTCTATTCCACCCCCCGCTGTTAGACCATCTGTTAAACAAGATGATTCACAGAGAATGGACGATGATTTAACTCATAAATTATCTGATATTATTAAATGTAATAATACCTTAAAACAAAAAATAAATACAAATAGTCGTATTGAAGTAGTTAATGATTGGACGAAAGTCCTTCAATATCATATTGCCACTCTCATTGACAACGAATTACCCGGAATTGCACAAGCGGTCCATCGTTCAGGAAGACCCCTTAAAGCGATCCGTCAACGCCTCAAAGGAAAAGACGGACGGATACGGAACAATCTTATGGGAAAACGTGTTGACTTCTCTGCACGTAGTGTTATTACCCCCGATCCAAAGATCGAATTAGATCAACTTGGAGTTCCTGAAAGTATCGCTCGGAATATTACTTATCCAGAAATTATTAATAATTATAACCGTACTAAACTCAATACATTACTTGAAAATAAGTTCCATTACCCAGGAATTAAATTGATTGTAAAAAAGAATGGGACAAAAATAACACTCACAGAATCAAACGTGAATGATATTGAACTTGAAAATGGGGATACCGTCCATAGACACTTAATGGATGGGGATTATGTCCTTTTCAACCGCCAACCTTCTCTTCATAAAATGAGTATGATGGGTCATCGTGTAAAAGTTATGAAAGGAAATACATTCCGGTTAAATATTAGTGTAACACCACCATATAATGCTGATTTTGATGGTGACGAAATGAATATGCACGCACCCCAATCGATCTCTACTGTATCCGAACTTATGAACTTAGCTTCTGTCCGTTACCAGATTATTTCTCCACGTGAGAATAAACCTATCATTACAATTGTTCAAGATACATTATTAGGTATTAATAAACTTACCAAAGGTGAAATGATTCATTATCCCGGACCTCATACTGATTCGTATCATTTCTCCAATAATACCAATATTTATCCTATTCCGAAATCAAGTGATAAAGTCAACCATAAAGTTGTGGAGACTTCCTATTTTAATAAAACACAAGTTATGAACCTTCTTTGCACTTTAAGCACATTTGACGGAACTATCCCTGATCCCACAATTCATGTTCAACTCAAAGATAATAAGGTCCCTTACTGGTCTGGTAAATCTATATTGTCTTATATTCTTCCCAAGAATATTAATCTCTCAATGGAAAATAACTCATATGATAAATTAGCAAATGATGAATTAAATAAAGTTGTCATTCGGAATGGGGAACTACTTTCAGGAGGTGTCGATAAAAGCGTCTTTACAAAAACATCCAAAGGACTTATCCATACCATTTATAATGACCTTGGACCCGAGAGAACAAAGGATTTCATTGATGATCTTCAAAAGATATCTACATATTTCCTTCTTATTGAAGGTTTTAGTGTCGGCATTGGTGATATGATCGCAGATCAAGATACAAATCAAAAAATTAGTGATGTTGTAAAAGAAAATAAGAAAAAAATTGAAAATATCATGCAGGAATTCCATTTGAATATTTATGAAAATTATTCTGGTAAGTCAAATAAGGATTATTTTGAAGGGGAGGTGAATTCACTCCTTAATAAAACACTCAGTCAAACAGGTTCTATTGGATTAGAAAATCTTGACCAAAAGAATCGTGTTACAAATATGGTCAATTGCGGATCCAAAGGCAAATCAGCGAATGTTGCTCAAATTGTCGCCTGTTTAGGACAACAAAATGTAGACGGTAAACGTATCCCTTATGGATACATTGACCGAACATTACCTCATTATAATAAATATGATGATTCCTCAGAAGCAAGGGGTTTTGTAGAGAATTCATTCATTTCTGGACAAACGCCTCAGGAATACTTCTTCCACGCTATGGGCGGAAGGGAGGGATTAATTGATACAGCTGTCAAAACATCTGAAACTGGTTATATTCAAAGAAAGCTAATGAAATCCATGGAAGATTTAAGAGTCGACTACGACTATTCTGTAAGGAATAATTCTGGTTGTATTATTCAGTTTATTTATGGAGATGACGGCATGGATTCTTGTACCGTTGAAAATCAATCGTATATGATTATGAAGATGGATACTGATAAATTATGTCAGGTATATCTCTATGATAAGAAAACTTCCTGGAAAGATCTTCTCAATGAAACCGCTCTCAGTAAAATGAATAAGGGGAAGAGAAAAAATGCAAAAACATTAACCGAATCATTCTATACAATTTTGAAACACAAAGAATACATATTCACTACATTAACAAAAAATAAACAATTAACTAATTCGATTAATTATCCTATTCACATTCAACGATTCATTACCAATATATGTCAAGGAAAAGAAAAAGTATCAAATATTTCACCTATTGAAATTCTTGCGAAAAATGAACTTCTAAAAACAAAACTCAAAGTAAATGAAGTTTTTGAAAACAATACTATTATTCATATCCTAATTGATATTTACCTTCATCCGAAAATATTAATCAATAAGTACAAGATCCAAAAACATGAATATGAACTTGTCGTTGACGAAATAGAAACTACATTTGAAAAATCAAGAATTAATCCAGGTGAAATGGTTGGAGCAATTGCAGCTCAAAGTATCGGAGAACCAGCTACACAAATGACATTAAATACATTTCACTATGCTGGTGTAAGTGCGAAATCAAACGTTACAAGAGGTATTCCTCGTCTTAGAGAATTATTAGGTGTCACCAAGAACCTTAAATCGCCATCAACAATCATCTTTCTGAATGACGAATATGGACTTCAAAGAAATAAATCACAATATATAAAGAACAAACTTGAATATACAGTCCTACGTGATGTAGTCGTTAAGAATCAAATCTTTTACGATCCTAAAAATACTATCTTTGAAACAGAAATAGAAGATGATACAGGTATGCTCGAAATCTATAAAGAATTCCTAGACCTACAAAATGGTCCTGAACATGATTATGAAGAAACTTCTCCTTGGATAATCCGCTTTATCTTTAATAAAGAATTAATGATGGATATTGGAATTGTTATGGAAGATATCTACCTCGCACTCATGGAATATGACAATGATAGAATCAGTTTTACATATTCAGATGACAATTCCAAAGAACTCATTGGAAGAGTATCTATTAAAGCCGATATCCCTGGTAAAGAAGATTCGCAATTAAATGGTTTATATGATCAAACCGATGTCTTAGCGATTTTCAAGAATATTCAAGAAGATATCCTCGATAATGTTGTTATTAAGGGCATTCAAGGAATAACTAATATTGTTATGAGTGAGAAAATTATGTATGAAAAGGTTGATACTGAAATTCAAGAAAAAACAACTTGGATGCTTGAAACTGATGGTGTCAATCTCCTTAATGTATTTAACTCACCATATATTGATTTTACTCAAACGTTCTCAAATGATATTATTGAAGTCTATGAAGTCCTTGGTATTGAAGCTGTCCGAGAACTCCTCATTGAACAAATTACAGATGTTGTTGAATATGAAGGTTCCTATATTAATAATCGTCATATTGAACTATTATGTGACATCATGACAAACCGAGGTTTCTTAACCGCTATCAACCGACAAGGAATTAATAGAGGTGATATTGGACCCCTTGCAAAATGTTCATTTGAAGATACCACAGATCAATTAATCAAGGCTGGTATCTTTGGAGAAAAAGATAAATTAAATGGTGTATCTTCTAATATTATGTTAGGTCAAGTAATTAAAGCAGGAACAGGAATGTGCGATCTATTACTTGATGAAGAAAAATTAATTCAAGAACTGGAAAATATTCAATTAACCGAAGAGGATTTCCATGAATTGGGAGATCATAATATTAATGATTTAATGAACACAGATCAAGAAGATGATGATTATTGTAATGATGGTGATTTTGAATTCTCAATTTAATTAGAAGCATGTCCGTAATACCTTCTCCTGCATATGGTGGGCTTTCAATTCATTATCTTTCTCTATTTCGGGACAAATTACAGTTCTGATGTGTTCACCACTATATCCTCCACCTTCCATAGTATCCCTATTGTTAGGATATAGATTCATTATCCCTCCCTCAATTTGTTTTTTATTTCTTTCCTCAATTACTTTTTGCTCACGATCATTTAAGAAATGATAATGTCTTGCATCTAAATCATTTAAGTCCTTTTCTATCATACTTAAAAATTCTTTATTATTTCCCTCGTATCGGAAACGATCTTCTAATTCAGCTTCAACTCTATCTTCCACCTGTTTCCTTTCTTCTTCTTTTTTAACTACTATTTGTTCTTTCTCTATTCTTTCTTTTTCTTTCTCCGCTCTTTCTTTTTCTTCTCTTTCTCTTTCTTTCCTTTCTTCCTCTTCTTTTTCCTTTTCCTTTTCTTCTTCTCTCTTTTTCTTCTCTTCTTCATTTTTCTTGATGATATCTGCATCTAAAACAAATATTCTTTCAAGTATTTTATCAACAGAAGACGATATATTATTTCTTCGTCTCATTAATTCATGAGAAACATAAGCAGATAATAACATTTGACGTTCTTCACAATAAATTAATAACTCAATTAAATGAAGCCGATTTATGGGACTCCTTACATTATGTAGAAAATGTCTGTATTCTTCATATAAATAGAATATACCCGTATCACTCTTTAAATCATTCTCGTCTTTTCTGAAATTACTCATTAGTTGATCGTAATAGCTTTCGGATTTATCTGAACATTTTAACAAACGTTTCTTAACCGTTCTCTTTAAATTGAATAAATCGTCACTGTCGTTCATCAGTTCTTTGAATGTCTTATTAACACGACTTATTTTAACCTCATACTTCAATTTTGATAATCTTTCCTTTATTAACCCCTCGAAATGATTGTCTAATAATTGAATACCCGTACAAACATTAAACCAATCAATATTATAAAAGACCAATTCATTATTTGATATCTGCAATTTCTCTTTTTCCATTACCTTTTGAACCTTAATTTGAAGTTCCTCTGATTTTTGAAGGAATAATTCTTCATCTATCGGATCTTCCTCTTCTTCTTCCGGAATAGGAACATCTTCCTTCTTATCATCAGATGTTTTAAATATATCCAACCATGATTTTTCCTTCTTAATAACAGGTTCTTTTTTAAGCATTATATCATCCTGCTCTTCTTGATCAACATCAGGTTTCGCTGGAACATCTGGTTCAGCTTTAACCTCTGGTTCAGCTTTAACATCTGGTTCAGCTTTAACCTCTGGTTCAGCTTTAACCTCTGGTTCAGCTTTAACCTCAGGTTTCGCTTGATCAATGAGTATTCTTTCTTCTTCCTTTCTTCTTTCTTCTTCCTTTCTTCTTTCTTCTTCTTTCTTTCTCTTTTCTTCTTCTTCTTTCTTTCTCTTTTCTTCTTCTTCTTCTTCTTTCTTTCTCTTTTCTTCTTCTTCTTTCTTTCTCTTTTCTTCTTCTTCTTTCTTTCTCTTTTCTTCTTCTTCTTTCTTTCTCTTTTCTTCTTCTTCAATTTCCTTGCGGGCTCCTTCTTCGACTTCTTCTTCCTCTTTCTTTCTCCTTTCTTCTTCCTCTTTCTTTCTCCTTTCTTCTTCCTCTTTCTTTCTCCTTTCTTCTTCCTCTTTCTTTTCCCCTTCAAAAGGTTCATCACCTCCACCAAATTGATCCATACCTTCTTCCTGGTCCATATCTTCTTCTTGATCTATACCTTCTTCTTGATCTATACCTTCTTCACCCATAGTTACAACATTACATTCCAATAAATACAAGAACAATAATTTCACAACATACTTTCTCTGATTTTTAACTATTAAACTATCACAATCTATGTTCTCATAATTAAACTCTATCTCTTCGGTGTCTTCTGTATTGTACGATCCTGGATTAAAGATTCGTTGAATTGTTGGGGAATCTTTGTATTTCTCATTTTCATTTATTAATTCCTGTAAGCGGTAATAGTCGATCATATGGTAATAATGATCTATATTATCGATTGACCGCGATGTAGGTAAAAATTCAATATGGTCAAGAGCAAATATTATCTGAATATTATTCTGAATCTTATCAATGTTCCCACCGATTTGAAGTGATTTTCGGTTTTTTACCCTTATTTTCTTAGCAGTCTTCTTTCTTTTAGGAGTTCTCGTTCTTTTTTTGGATACTTTTCTTCTTGACATATTTTTCCTATTTTTACGTAATGTCTTTTTTTTTACCATATACTATATACTATTATAATATATTTAATTATTGTTCTGATTGTATTATTGAATTATTGAATTATTGAATTATTGAATTATTGAATAATCACTTCTTCTTTTTCTTTGATAACCGCGAACTAAGTAGATCTTTCGCAGTCTTTGATTTCGTAAAGGTTTTTTGTTTAACCTGTTTAACGTCATCTCCATATATCCGTAAGATTCTCTTCTTATCTATTTCTTCTAATAGTTCATTCATTCCTAAAATATTCCCTTCTAAGTTAACGATCCGTTGAGCGATTTCCGTTAAATCCGGACATTTCTTCTTTTGTAAAACAGTGTTCTTCTCTTGAACCATTTTTAATAATTCTTGAATACTATCAGCTATCGGTACTCCTCCACCACTTAAAGAACTACCTGAAACATCTTCAATGATTTCAAGTAATTCGTTTACTCGTTGGTATTGTTTATTCGGATCACCACTGACAGCTACATTATTTTGAATTATCTTTTTCACCATTGGTTCACTCAAAATAAGATCAACTACATTACCTGATCCTCCTCCTGAGGCGGCGTGTTCCATGATTTTTTCTTTTAAACTTGTAAGTTCAGTTTTTAATTCTCCTAAATTGGTTTTCGTAGTGAGGAGAAGACCTTTGACTTCCTCAGTGGCTAATGTAGCGTTTTGCGGAGAAGGTGTCGTCGTGATTAGGATTCTCTTCTCCTCGATTTTTACCTTCGCCTCCCCCACCCCCGCGATGGCCTTCTCAACCAGTGTCATCAGCGTCCGCGCCTCTTCCCCGCGGAGCGTGGCAACGGCATGCATTCCTTTAAACTTATTCACCTTCTCCCTCACCGTTTCCACCTTAACAATGACTTTTTCCAGGTCACCGTCGAACTTGGTAATCCATTCACTTACAGACGCCGGCGCCATCGGATCCTGAGGACCGGCCTCCGACTCCTCTACGATCTTCTCGGCTGCGAGTGCCGCCTCCTCAGCAGCTGTCACAGCATCAACCGCTGCCTCATCTGCTGAGGAGGTGTCAACGCCTTCTGCCGCGGCCGATGGCTGTACCTCATCCACGGCAGCAGGCGCTGCCGTGGCGGCAGCCTCTTTCTTGGCAGCGGCTTCCTTTGCTTCATTAGCCTTAGCCTCTTCCACAGTTAACACTTGAATAGTTTCTCTCTCGTTTTTCAAGGATTCCTTGTCCTCCGTGAGATTGGTGTTGAGTTCTTCTATTATTTTATTAAGTTCTTCGCACTTCCTTTGCTCGGCTTCCTTCGTAGCCTTCTCCTTCGCTTCTGCCTCGGCTTTCTTCTTTGCGGCAAGCTCCGCTTTCTTCTTGGCCCCGTCTGCATCCGCGGCCCCGTCCGCTGACCCACCTGTAGTCGTATCCTTGCAATCCAGTTTCGCCTTCTCTTCTTTCGCTTTTTTTAAATTTTTTTCATTTCTTTTTATGTTATTCTCTAAAGCTTTTATTCTGTTTTTTTGTTCACTTCGTCGCCTGTTTATATCTTCAAGTTGTTGTATGGCAGGCTGCGCCTCCAGCCTCGTCTGCGTTCTTTGACTCCGACTTGCAGCTATTTCCGCACTTAATTCGGAGGCTTCTTTCCGGCGCTTCATGTTGTTTAGGTTTTTCTCAGCAAATGATTGTCCTGGACTCGCAGATTTACTTTTTATAAACCACCCTATTCCACCTGTAAGAAGTATCGCTGTAAGGATCACCATTAGAGTCTCTCCCGCTCCACCTCCTGACAAAGGTAAGTTCTTCTTCTGTCCCCCACCAGTTTGCTGAGAATAACCAGGACTAAATACTGCTGTACCATTTATACTATCTCCTCCAAAATGATATGCGGCTCCATTCGGTTGTAGACAATTTTCCATTATACTATAAACTATTTTTTATTTTTTAATTTTATATATAAATTCCAAGTTATTCTTATCATTCAAGAATTCAAATGACAATGAATTCTTTTGTGCTAAACAATAACCATATCCTAAATTATTCGATCCGAATATTAATTTAGAATCATTTCCCATATTATAATTCTTACCCTCATCACAAACAGCACCTCCTGTTCCACAAACAATTAAATGAATCTCCTTATTATTTATTTTCGTTTGAATAACTTGTTTGCTATGATCGTGACCGCACATATATATATCAAATGGTGTTTTCATAAATATATCAGTTAAGAAGTTCTCTAAATTATTATCAGCGTTTCCATGATTCCCCATACTCCTCCATGTATGATGGCCGTAGACAATTTTCCATTTCGCCTTTGATTTACGAATAGTATTTCTTATAAATTGAGATTGTTTCTTAACTTCCTCGGGACTTAAATAATCTAAATTAGTATCAATGACTATCAATTGAACGTCTCCTTTCCGAAATGTATAATATTTTGAAGGTAAAATCCACTTTCCCCCTCTCTTTTTTGATACTTGTGAATATTCGATCTGTGATTTCGAATTGTCGGTTCCAAAATAACTATTCCCATAGTCATGATTCCCTAAACACATATAAAATTTAACTTTATCCGATATGTTTTTATAAGGATCTTCAAACTTTGTTACAAATTGTTCATCATTCGAATCAACACAACCTTCATCGTAAATATTGTCACCTAAACCTATCAAAAATACATTCTTGTCATTCTTTTCATTCATCTTTCTTTCTATCGCTTTTGACACATTGAATTGATTCGTGGACCCATCTCCCATATCTCCCATAAAATAAAAAGAAACCATTTATATTTTTATATTTTATTTTTTATATTTTATATATTCTATTATAAATAGAATTATGTTGAAACATTTGTTTGTTTATTTATTACACTTATTATTTGTTGCCCCTCTCCTAATCTATGCTGGTTATATTGGTCGCGATTTATCCGATAAGGCTTCTGACGAAAATAGTAAAATGGTTTTCAGTTTTGTGATCGCCGTTGGTGTAACTGTTGGTCTTTATCACGGCTTTAAGTTAGCAACTGGATAATACCATCAATATCACGCTGTACGTTGTTCCTAAGAATATTTTATAATACTTATTAATAGAATGAGTTTTTTGTCAAACTATAATTATGATGTAATTATTGTTGGAGGTGGAATAACTGGTTTATTCCTTGCATATAAATTAAAAGAAACACAATTCAGAATATTATTAATTGAATCCTCAGATAATCTGGGCGGAAGAATACAAACATTGTATGAAGATAAGTTTCATCTTGAAAGTGGAGCAGCACGATTCCATGGATCCCATACTAAATTACTATCACTGATTCATGATCTAAATCTGGAAAATGATATCGTCCAATTACCCCAAGATGTCCATTACATTTTAAGAAATAAGAAATCAAATTATAGTTACGCAACACAAAATAAACTAGACTTATATGATCTCTTCCAAAAATGTATCAAACATCGGGCAAAATTAGATCAATCGATTCTTGAAAAAATAAGCTTCTTCCAATATTTAACTTTGCTATTTGATTATGAAACAGCACAATTTATGAAAGATTCATTTGGATATGATTCCGAGTTTGAAAAATTAAACGCTCTTTCCGCATTAGATATGTTTCAAGACGATTTCTTTCAAAATAACGAATACTTTACCCTACAAAATGGAATGTCCTCTATAATGGCAAAACTAGATACAATTCTTGATCAACATGAAAATATAATTATTAAAAAATCATGTTCTCTCAGTGAAATCAACGATCATCAAATCCTTACCGAAGATGGTAGCATTTTTAATTTTAAACAATTAATCGTTACTATTCCCAAGGAAAAACTATTACAAATTAATTATTTTAATGAGAAACTATTATATCATACCGTAGAAGCTATACCACTTTTGCGTATCTACTTCCAATATTCTCCGAAGAATGTATGGTTCCGTAATATAAAGAGAACAATTACTGATAATTATACTCGTCATATCATACCTATAAATTATCAAGCTGGATTAATTATGATATCCTATACAGATGGTGAAAAAGCGAAAATGTTAAATGATATTCATTCAAATGGCGATAGTTTCCTGATTAAAGTTATTCATAAAGAGATTCAACAATTGTTCGGAATTCAACCCCCGAAACCTCAATTTATATCAGTTCATTATTGGAAAAACGGTGTTCATTTTTGGAAAAATGGTTCAAATATGCATGATATCTACCCCCAGACTTTAAAACCGGATAATCAAGAAATATATGTATGTGGTGAATCATATTCTAAAAAACAAGGTTGGATTGAAGGTAGTCTTGAAACAGCTTATGATGTTATTAAAAAACTACATTTACCAAATTTTAAAGTTGTATCCGACCCGGATGATTGTGATTCTGTTTTAACTGATGATATAATTGTTTCGAAATCAAAGTTGAAAGAATATACAATTGATGAAGTTCTCCAACAGAAAGATTGGATTATTTTAGAAGTTCAAGGTGAACAGAAAATTTATGATGTTTCAAAATGGATACCTCAACATCCTGGTGGTTCTATTATACGTAAAGGTATTCTTGCAAATGTGTATTATAAAACAAAAGAAGGTGAATCCCCCACTCAGTTATTCAAAAAATACCACTCCAATTGGGTTATTGATAAATATCTTGTTCATGATAACCATTTAATCATTCCCAAAGGTGTTTTAATTTCAAAATAAATATGTTTCTTTTAATAAATGGAAAAAGATAACTGGTCCTATAATGATTTTGACACCTTAATTCAATCTGTTCTCTGCGGAGAAAAATCAATTCAAGAACCATTCATTATTTATAACAAAACAGGCGATAAGATTAATAAACTATCCTTCATAAATCATTTATTAGCCTATGAAAACATTCATAAAGATAATTTTTTAGAAACTATTCATATTGTTTATAAAAGCTTTCAAGATAAATTAAATCAACTTCAAGAAAATGAATGCATTCAAAAAATGATTCAACAAATCAGTGGTGAATGGTCTGATGAAGGGGATTCCTCAATTCATAAGGATCATTTTCCTAAGAATTTCTTTCAAACCGGTAATGATATTCGTCAGAAATATAACGATAGCTGTGATTCATACCAAAATGTTCTTCATCAGTCAAAACACGAAAAAAACATACCTCTTGATTCTCAATTAAGTTCGGTTCACCCTATGGAACGATATCTCGAAGGGTGTTTAATTACCTGCGGAAAAACAATACAAATGATTCAAACTCATATGAATACAATTAAAGATTTGTTAATTCAATTAGACCATTTTAATATCCGTCTTCTCTTAGATTTATCCATTAAACATAAGCCATTGTATATTAAATTAAACGGAAATGATGATTCCGTCCCCGATCATATTCATATTATTTATTCAAACTTTATTTATATTCACCTACTCTTAAAGAAACAACTACTTCAAGAATTAAATTATATGAACTCTATTCTTAGCGAATTAAATCAAAAATGTGATGAATCTACTTCAATGAAAAACAATTTAACCACCGTAGCATTTGTTAAACCCCCACTAAGTGATGAATCCGATAATAGCATCCTATACAATGTTATTCACGGTATTGGTGGGATTTTTACAAATAATAATCTTCATAAATTAGAAGAAGAACTCAAAAAAGAAGAGGAAGAAGAAACGTTAAAGAAGAAACAAGACGAGGAAACACAAATACTTGATGATGATGATGATGATTATGATGAGTTCGTCTTACAAAAAATTCCCGTTAGTAAAAAAGTATCAGACAAACTACTCTCTTTTTATTAATTCCTTCTGAATAATGAAAACTACCAGAGCTTGATAAATATTTGGAAATGAATAATCTACAAAAGAATAATTCATAGTGAAATGTGGCGATATCCAGATTGTCTTCCAACCCTTCTCTTTTGCTGTTTTTAAATTATCCAATTGATCATCAAAAAAATAATATTCACTGTCTCCTTGTACCTCCTCAGATATTCTCCTCCCCACATAATCAAACGATTGTATAAGAGGCTTCATAAATGGAATGTTGTCCCTTGCAAATATCCCATTTACCGGCAAATATAAATTATCTACAACAGCTTTTCCATGACCATATGTTCCATTTGTATAAATGTATACTTTGTCTGACTTTAATTCTTCGATTAAGTCTTTTAAATATGTATTACGATTGGGGTGATTGTAATGGTTTATTCTTTCATTTGTATGTAATATTAATGTATCGTCTATGTCAAATACTAGAACTTGTTTCATATAGTTTTGATTATATTTTAATTATTATTTAAAAAAATATTGTGTAATAATATTGAAAATGGTGGAAGAAGAAAAATATAATGAACTTCTGAAACAAGTTCAAAAACTTAAAAACACAATAGAAGATCTCCAACAGAAAGGAACTAATGATAATATATCACTTGAAAAGGAGTCCGATGACCCCCTTTTATCAGAAGATGAAACCCGTTATGTCATCTTCCCTATTCAACACGATAATATATGGAAAATGTATAAGAAGGCAGAGGCTAATTTCTGGACAACTGAGGAATTAGATCTATCCAAAGATCTCAGAGATTTTAATGATAAAATGAATGATAATGAAAGATATTTTGTAGAGAATATTCTTGCTTTTTTTGCAGCCAGCGATGGAATTGTAAATGAGAACTTAGTTGAACGGTTCTGTAATGACGTAAAACCTCTTGAAGCTAAGTTTTTTTATGGATTTCAAATCGCAATTGAGAACATTCATAGTGAAACATATTCACTACTTATTGATACCTATGTAAAGGACCATAAGAAAAAAGAAAAATTATTTAATGCAATTGATACTATTCCTAGTGTTAAGAAAAAAGCTGATTGGGCACTTCGTTGGATAAATGATACAGAATCAAACTTTGGGACACGTGTTATCGCTTTTGCTGCTGTCGAAGGTATCTTTTTTTCAGGATCATTCTGTTCCATCTTTTGGTTAAAGAAACGTGGTTTAATGCCTGGATTAACATTCAGCAATGAATTAATTAGCAGAGATGAAGGACTCCATACTGAATTTGCAGTTCTTATGTATTCGATGTTAAAAGATAAACCGTCCAAAGAAATTATCTTGAAAATTATTCGTGAAGCTGTGGAATTAGAAAAAGAATTTATTACAGAGTCATTGCCGTGTGATCTAATTGGAATGAATAAAGAATTAATGAAACAGTATATTGAATATGTTTCGGATAGATTATTACTTATGCTCGGCCTTAATAAAGAATACAATTCAACAAATCCATTCCCTTGGATGGAATTAATATCGATACAAGGAAAGACTAACTTCTTTGAAAAAAGAGTAGGTGAGTATTCAAATGTAGCTGGATCAAAGAAGGAAGATAATGTATTCGCTCTTGATTCCGATTTTTAAAGATTATTTCTTCGTTTTTAAAGATTATTTCTTCGTTTTTATAAAACGATCAATATTAGACTTGGATTTATTCCCGTGTTTCGTCTTCTTTACTTCATTTATCCTGAGACCTATTTTGGGTGTATAATGTAGGGCTTTAATTCCTATAATTTCACCTTGTTCAATATTATAATTAATATCAGAATTCTTATTTAATTTATTGGATCTGCACCCGTTCAATAAGACGGAACTTAATTCACTTGTAAGTTCTTCTGAAAGTTCTTTTTCAACAGATTCCTTTTCAATAAAATGTTTCAAACGATTAATTTTTAATCCAAGATCTAATTTATTCCAAGGTTTCTTATAACTATTTTTCTTTTCTTCATTTATCAACTCTTTCATTGTTTCTTGCGTTTCAAATACATTCTCCCCAATTTTTCTTGATGAACTTCTATTTTCAATATCTCTTAATTGCATTGGTTTTTTATGGACTCTTATATCCTTTGTTGAGGATTCTTCTTCCTCTTTCAAAATATTTTTTAGATCCATTTATATATATATACATATTGAAATACCCTTAAATAAACTAATTATTATATTAATAATATATATAGAATGTCATCTATTTCAACGGATATTGATATTAAAATGGTTGAAGGGATTGATTACGTACGACCACCTTCTCTTGATTTCAAAGAAATCAAAAATAATAAAGATTTTATCGAATATGAAATTACAACTGGTTATCAATCTGATAAACGTATGGGGCAAAATTCATTTATTAATTATATTAAATCATTTATATTCTGCAACGATACATTAACGATTCAAGTCCCAAAGAAATCATTTATGATTCGTAATGGGAAAAAACGGTTTGCTTATGCAGTTGGAATGTTCCCTAATCCTAAAAATAAAAAAGCAGCATATCTTGATGGTTGTATTCTTGCTGCGCTTGGATTAAAGAAACAAAAAACAAACGCTGATATAATATGTTTTATAACGCACGATATTACAGCAGAAGATAAACGAAAATTAGAAGTTGTTTTTGACAAAGTCATGTATGTTCCCTATATTTCGCCCTTTGATATGGGTGGAGAAGGGGATCTGAAAACAATTCAAATGGACCCTAAAATCTTTCAAAATTGCCCCAACTATACAAAAGATCACCCATATGCTCATGTTTTCTTTAAACTCCATATCTTTAATCCCGATTTGTTCCCCTATGAAAAGGTCTGTTTTGTTGATTCGGATTTAGTACCACTTAATTATTACGATTCCTTATTTATGCTTGACTGTCCCGCAGGATTCGTTGAATATCGTAAGAAAATTCCATATCTTGAAGGTTTTCATTGGGATCGTTGTGATTTCTTAGAACATGGTAAACCAATACCCAAAGAATTAACCGATATTGACAAAAAAACAGGTGCTGATGTTAATGCAGGTCTCTTATTAGTTGAACCTAATAAAAAAGAATATAATGCAATGATTAAAGAACTTACATCTCCTCTCAAAGAATGGATGGGGAAAAATAAAACCCATAAAGGCTTTTATCACTTTAATTTTGATAAAACTGACGGAAGAGAATTTGTCAAAGATTCATACTGTTATCCTGAACAAAATTATTTAACAAAACGATACTCGGGAAAATGGAATTATATCGAATTCGCCTTTCAAAGTTGGAGTCGTGACCCTTGCAATTCTTTTGGTATTCATATGGCCGCCTTTAATCCAAAACCGTGGTTTAAACAACCTGCCGGAACGAAAATAAAAATGAATAAAATAGAACCATACTTGGATTATGAAGGTGGTCGCATTCCCTTAGCAATCGATGAATCAAACCATAAAAATTATGAAAATATATCATATTCTTATGAAATATTTAATGAAGTTATTCTGTGGGGCTTACTTAATTATCCCGAATTAAAGAACTTCTTCATAAATGATACTAAAATATATGGTAAGAAGATCTCATTTGATAAAGATAAATTTGATGATTTATCAAAGGATCATAAGTTCTTGACCTTAAAAAACATTACAAAAGATGTCCCTGAATATAGAAAATTATCATTGACCCAAAAATACATTACTAATATCATCAATGATTATGACAAAGAACATTCGAAAATAAAAAATAAGAATATCCAGATCTGTAAGAAAAAAACAAAAGGTCTTTCAAAAAAACAATTCAATCTACAAATCATTGAACCTATTGACGAATCGCTACTTGATGGGGGTGCAAAACAGAAAAAGAAAAAACGCAAACCAAAGAAAAAAAAGAGAACTATACAATTAAAAAAAAAAAGAAAAACAAAGAAGAAACAGAATAAAAAACCCACATTCTATTATTTCTCAATGAATGGTTGTCATCATTGTAATACTTTTGATGAAACATGGAATAAACTCATCAATAAATACAATCAACTAATGTTTATGAAAAAGGTAACTACCGATGATAATCCTCAATTAATTCAGAAGTACAATGTATCTTCCTACCCAACACTTAAACTTTTAAAAGTCAATTGTAAAAAACCGATTGACTTCAACTACAACAGAGAAAAAATTCACTCCTTTGATACATTTTTAAAAGAAAATAAGGTTCTTTAATTAAAGCAATGATGGCACTTTACTCCCAGATTACTTATATCATTGGATCCATTATATTCCAATGGAACTATATATTGAATTGAATAATCATACAATTCAAGTTCTGATAAATTATTCTGACAATGCATACATCTCCAATTCTGTTTTTCAGCTAAGTTATTTTTTAACATTAAGTTCTTATCATCCTTGTATGTATAATTATCCAACCCATACAATGGATTATCATCTGTTTTTTTGATATTTGCAAATACACGATAGATGAATTCTCTTTCATAAATCATTAAATAATATATAACCAAATACATTGTCGTAAATACTCCAAAATATAAATTACTTTGATCCGAGAAAGATGTATAACGTTTATTTATTTGATAATAAATAGTAATAATAATTCCTAATGTAATTAAAGCATTCATAGTAATTATATTTATATTCAATATTAAAAATGTATTTAGTTTATATTATCAAATCAGAGAATGGACGTTCGTATATTGGCATGACAAATGATTTTTTCAAACGCTGGAAACAACATAACCGAATTATTACAGGAGGGGCGAAATATACAATTCGGTTCAATCATTGGACACCTCTATGTATTGTCGATGGATTCAAAACGAAATCAGAAGCAATGCAATGTGAATGGAAATTAAAACGGGTTTCAGGTTATAATAACCGCATACATCACTTGTCAGACATTTTTCACAATTCAAACAAATGGACAAAGAAAAGCCCCACTATTTCATCTCAAAACTTAACCATTTATTGTATTGATGATTATAGACATTTGTTTCAGAAATCAAAAGAGCTTCACTGGTTTTAAAATATTACATAATTATATAATTCTAAATAATGTCGGATGATCCAGAATATTATTCTCTTAGCAAATACCCGGACAACGCCCCGGACCCGGCCCCGGACAAAGCCCCGGACCCGGCCCCGGACCCGGCCCCGGCCCCGGGTCCGACAGGAGGGCAAATATATACACTGGATATTAATGATTGGGTATGTGGGGAAGAAATAAGTTTAAGTAATTTTCTTATTAATTCTTCAAGTTCAGGAGAGAAGCAACAAAGTGGAAATATTTATAACCTAAATATTGGGGAATGTATCGGAGGTAACAAATTAACAGATATACAATTCATAGAGGGGAGAGGATCCGATAGTGATAGCGGTAGTGGTAACATATATTCGTTGGTTGTGAATGATCCCAGTGGCTGTAAGAGTATGGGACTTGATGATATAAAACTTATCGTTAATTCATCATCGTCAACGGTTTCCGGTCAGGGTCAAATATACAATATCAAGCTCGATCAGGATAAGAAGATTTGTGACGATGTCGCTCTCAATGATTTCACCTTCATACGTTCAGGAGATAAAGATTCGGAAGAGGATGGGGGCGTTTCAAGTATTTATTTCTTTAAGAAAGATAGTTTTAAATGTCCAACTTGCGAAGGTGCCCCCAGTTTCACACTGTTAGAAGGTAAAGATAAAGGCAGTCAATCTACGACTGGGGGAAATATATATAAGTTTGACATAAACAATCAATGTGGGTGCCCAGAAGGTATGGAATTAAAGGATATTAAACTCATAGAGTTCCGAAAGGGATTATATAGTAAGGTCATTGACAAGTTTAAATCGCTTGTATGCGATAAAAAATGGAGACAGGAATTCTGGAAGAGTTTAAAGGGTAAGGAAAAAGACTCATTCAGTAAGTTTTTGGAGGCGACGAAGTGCGGCGCCGACGGCATCCTCTTCGGCCTCGTCGGCGTCGGCGTCGGCATCGCCGCCGGCGCCGTGGTGGCTCCGTTCGCCCTTCTGGAGAAAATGGTGGATAGTCTTGGGAAATATGTTAAAAAAAAATCACCTTCTTTCGGGAAAATATGGAATGCGATGAAACGTGAAGAAAGAATTCAAGTATATGAACACCTCTCAGCACCTAGTGCGAGACCGATACCACCGATACTAGTGGAGATCAAGAAGGCGGCGGGGAAGATGGAAAGTAATCGTGGCGGCGTTCTGGAACGTGAAGAAGATGCAGATGACTCAGAAGAAGGGGAGGAGGAGTCTGGTGATCCTTCCATTCGTAGGCGAGTGGAATCGATGAAGGAAGGTTTACGTTCTCTTCTCGGTCCAAAACTTACAGAAGAACAAAAGACAGCTAAAAGAAATCAAGAGAGAGATGACAGGAAGGCTCGTGAAAAAAGGAAGGAAGACGAGCGTATACGTAAGAACGAACTTAAAAAAAAAGAACAGGCAGATCGTCAAGAGTTAAGATTGGCACAAGAAACGGGGAAAACAGAAATAGAAAAAGCAAGAATAGCAGAGCGAGCGAGAAGAACATCCGCTGCGGATGTAAAAACAGTTCAGCATCAGTTACACCCTCTTGAAGAAAAGTTTCTGGAAAAAGTTACAAATGTTATTAGTAATGCCGAGGGACTTCAAGCACCCGGAGCAACACCAGGAACAGCACCAGGAACAGGACCAGGAACAGGACCAGGAACAGGACCAGGAACAGCACCAGAAGGAACAGCACCTGGAACAGGACCAGGAACAGCACCAGAAGGAACAGCACCAGAAGGAACAACACCAGAAGGAACAGCACCAGGAACAGAAGGAACAGCACCTGGAACAGGAGCACCTGGAACAGGACCCGGAGTAACACCGGGTAAGAAAGAGCCCCCAATAACAGAGGGAGAACGTGAAACGCAAAGATCAGCATTATTGGGAAAGTTGAAAACCCTTCACGTAGAAGGTGGTGATATAGTTTTTGGATATAGGCGTGGGATGAGTAAAGATCGCGTTGAACAATTTATAGAAAGATGTAATGCGTTTATCACAAGGTATACTGAACTTAAAGAACAATATGACAAACTTAACAACACAGATATTCAAGAAGGTGGGGCTAAGACTATAAAGGAACAACTCCGTGATGTAATGAGTAAGAATACAACGCATAAAACTAAAATCGAGAAGATCATTCAATCGTTAATTGAACGTTACGGTTTGTATAAGGATGATGAAACTAAGATATTAAGGGAAATCGATGATGCTCATCGTAGAATAAGATACAATGATGATTGTGATAAAGCTGATAAATTGGTTCGAAATACAAAAGTATACAATTATAAAGATAGTGGAAATAGAATCTCTAATGGACTTAATAAATTGGAAATTGAGGTTGATAATTGTAAACAGAAGAGAAGAGAGAGAAAAAAACGGGAAGCGAAAGAAAAGATTATGAAGGAAAGAGAACATGACAGAAAATACAAAGATGAAATTAATAAACTGAAGAGAGACTTTGAATCAAAGAAAACAAGAAGTAGTGAAAAAGATAAATATGATCTCGACAAAAGACTCTCTGACCGTAAGCGGTTATCCGATCCTGAAAAAAGACTCTCTTATCGTGATGGATTAACCGATCCTGAAAAGAGACTCTCTGGTCGTGAAGGATTAACTGGTCCAGAGAAAAGGAGACTCTCTGGTCGTGAAGGATTAACTGATCCAGAGAAAAGGAGACTCTCTGGTCGTGAAGGATTAACTGATCCAGAGAAAAGAAGACTCTCTGGTCGTGACAAATCACTATCTGACCCTATTCCGGAAGATAAACTGTCTCGCGGAGATAAGATTGGACAATTAATTGATGGGAAAAAAGATTTATTACTTGATAAGAGATCAAGTATTAATCGCGACGATTTTCAAAGCATGGACGGGTTAATTTCAGGATACAATTTATTGAATGATAACTATAATAAATTATTAGATGAATATACTCTCTTTAAAAGAATCGCAAATAATAAATACAATCAAAAACGTGATATCATCTATGAAAAGGAAACAGAAATTGAGGAATTTAAACGAGTTACTCTTCTTTTAAAACAGAACCTTGATAAATTGAGATATATCTGTAAGATGAAAGTTGAAGCCATGGATCTCGTTAAGATAGAGGATAATTCAGAGAAAGAAAAAGAGTTCCGATCATTATTTGAATATCTAAAAGAATTATTCAATGATGAAATTGATGAAAAACTTCAAGAAACAAAAGATAAATTAAAGAAAATGACAGAAGAACGTTCTGAACTGAAACAAATCATTGATCAAAAATATGTTAAACCATCTTGTAAAAGGAGCATCAAAAAACCTACGCGTAAAAAGGGAAAGACTCAAAAGAAAAAGAAAAAAAAGAAATAAATTGTTTTGTTTATTTACTATTATTTTTATATGTTATCCATTAATGCAAGAATATTCTTCAATGGACAACATACGTAATGACTTAACACGTATGTCATTTACTAACTCGAATAATCCGTTTCAAAAAAAGCAAGATCAGAATATTTTCCTTCAAAAAACAAAAACGTCTCCCAATGATTTAATTACTCCCTTCAATAATAAAATCAATAATTCAAATGATTTAAATACTTATAATAATGAAATTAATCGTATGGATACTATTTCACACGAAATCATTGAAAAAGACAAAGAAATACAAGAATTAAAGAATTCTCTTCAACAACATAAAATGGAAATGGATGCTGTTAAATTGCAACAAAATATAAGCACTCAAATCGAACAAGAAAATAAAGCCCTTAAAATGAAATTACAACAAGAATATAAAAAAAATGATGAAGCCATGGAACTGAAACACGGTATTGAACAAATGAAACGTCAATACCATACTCTTGAAGATAGTATGTTTACACTTGAAAATATTATCCGCAAACAATACATAGAGATTCAAGAACTCAAAAAGAAACGGAAACCCAAAAAGAAGAAGAGGAATAAATATACCAATGATAAATTGATGAAAATATTGTTAGATCACGATGAAAATTATACAAAAGAAATGATTGTGAAGTTATTCAATGAAATGGAAATAACAAATACAATCAAAATTACAAAAGATCTTTTAATGAATATTATTAATTATCTCAATGATGAATTATCTCAATGATGAATTATCTCAATGATGAATTATCTCAATGATGAATTATAAATATAACTAATTAAATATAGATAATGAATTTCATTCCATCGGAAACCATATATTCTCTCCCACGTAAGTATATTGTTGGGGGAGTTATCCTCTATTTACCTCTATTAATCAGTAACATTATGTTATTTATGGAAATGAATACTATGAATCAAATAATTAATACACCTGAGAATATTGATTATATTAATAAAATTAAATATTTAATAAATGATGCGTGCAAAGTTATTGATTGTTCGGGAAATTAAAAATAAATAATATAATATAGTATAATGGCTCCCCAATGGCACTCGCCAATACCCATGAAAGTTCATTTAATATGGATTGGTGACTTGGATTATCCCGATTATTTTAAACTTTTCTTAAAAACATTCGAAAAAAACTTTATCGGATTTGACATTCAAGTCTGGGGTAATAAAGATTTAACAAAGAAAAACTTTCCAAAAACATATTCCTATATCCAACAAGCAAAAAAACTTCAAGGGAAACCAATGATAGACCAGGACGGAAATCAAATGTTGAATCAAAATATGGAACCCTACACATATTCAAAATGGGCACAGATAACAGATTTAATGCGTTTAGAAATAGTTTACAATAATGGTGGTTATTATTTTGATACAACATTCGAAATCCTTAAACCAATGTTTCGCCTCCTAAATAAGAAAAAATATAGATTTGTAGGGTGTAACGAAGTTCCGAGATTTAAAAACAGCCCGATATTATCAAATTCTTTCTTCGGAGCAACAAAAGGAAATGTCATCCTGAAAAGACTACTTACCCAATCATCTCTTGATGCCATTGATTTTTATGATATGGCTGTTGATTTTCAAACAGGTCCCGGATATTTACGTTCTGGTATCAGAGGAAATGACAATTACTACATCTTTCCAACTACCTATTTTTACCCTTTCGTAGAGGAATATGAACCCGGTAAAGATCCACCTTATCGTAAATCAAGTAAAAATAAATGTCATGGAACAAAAAAAACAAAGAAGAAAACAAAACGATTAAAAAATAAAAAAGGATATCTTGATTTCCCTTGCAAAAAATATCCAAAATCATATGCATTAAAACATTGGCAATTAGGCAAGAGTTGGTTAATCACAGAATATTTTACTAATTCATAATTGGTAATTCATGCTCTTTTACCATCATCTTCATATTCTCCGAAGTACATACTTCAACAACTTGTTTTTCCTTCTCGTCCTTTTTTAATATATAAGTACCATTGTATTTCCCCTCAATAATATATCTCTTATCGCTTTTTTGAAATGATTCTTGGATAGCTTTTACACAATCTCTATCATAAGAAGCAACAATAAAACCCATATTTAAAGGTGGATAATAAATACACGATAAAATATTCGGTTCCTTATTTGTGACCGGACATAATATTCCGAAACTATCAACAACCCCCGTATTTATATTCATCAAAAATAACAACAATAAGATTATTAATACGAATAACATACAGTTATCGTTTTCAAACATTTATTCTATATATAGATAATAAATAAACTTTTCAAGTCTGTATCATTTATTAAATAATAATTCTTATTCGGTATCTCTTTTAACATGTCTGCACATGTATATTTTACGACATCTTCTTTATTTAAAAAGAATACATTCATTTTATTATTTTCTTGACTACACTCCATTACCAAACACCCTTCACCATCATTCGCATGTTTTCCCGCTTCATTTATATTACGCAACTGTCCCTCATTATTATTTAAAAAATCCTTAATGTAATCAGGAGCTGTATCTACATGACTTATATCCATTTATAGTATTTCATATATTTATTCTTTAAACTATTGTTCGTCAATTGATCTCTGAATCGCCTCCTCGAATTGTCTTTCTTCGATTATATTTGTTATGTCTTCCATAGTCCCTGTCATAGTTACCCGTAATGGTTGAACACCCACAATACGGTTTACTGTGCGTAATATATCATCCATATTTGTTTCATTGATATCACTAATACTCTCCGTCTCTGATTCTCCACGAAGTATTGATTGGACCAGTTCAACCATACGAGTATATCTTTCACTACCCTCTTCATTATCAGTTGTTACCTCTACTTCCTCTTCATATGGAAACTCCATTCTACAAATAGGACATGTATTGTTCTCCTCGAACCATGGATATATTCCACAACATTCATCTTCGTCATTTCCCTGATGAAAAAAATGAGAATTACATTCCAATCGTATTACCTCATCACCTTCCTTAAACTTATCTTGACATATTGCACATTGTACCTTATCAATATCTTCTTTCTGAATTGTATACTTCGTTAGGTTCTTTTTATATTCCTTATTTAATGGACGCTTTACTTTTTTTTCATCGTTGAGAGATTCTTCAAGAGTACTGTCAAGACCCATATCATTATAATCCATGGGTAGATTATTCATTAAATCTAATAAAGATAATGTAAGAACACTGCGATTCAGCTGGAATTGTCTTGAATTAGGGTCATCTCTTCCGTCCATATATTAGTTTGTATATTTTTTTTTATACTTATTTTATATTTATCTTTTAATATCTTTACTATATCTTCAATTATATGTTCTTTTTTTTCTTCGTATAGTTGATTGTATTTTTCATTGACACCCTCGTGAATTGTAGAACATTCGAAGTATATCTCACTATCCATAACCTTACTAATAAATATTCCTTTGGATCAAATTTTAATATACCTTTTGGATAAAATTATATAATTATAATATATAATTATAATATATAATGAGCTATACAGAAGCGATCCTCAAAGACCTTGAATGCAATTACATCGACCTTAACAACAATAACTCAAATCAAATGAATCAACCATGCATTAATCGTGAAATAACAAATCCTTCAATAATAGAAGGATTTGCAAATGATAGTTCTAGTGGTTCACAATATATACCCCACGGATCATGTGGAGATGGTCAAATGTTAGAAAATAATGAATGCGTTGAAGTCTGCAACAGATGCGTCACAACAAAACCAACTCAACCTCTTCACAAAAAAAATAATATTAATCAAGACCACTTCAATTATATCTTTACAAACGTGATTCAATAATAAACACAATTCACATTACCAATCGCCCTCAGGAGGCTTTGACATATTTACCCGTTCAATGTATTCCTTCACCAAATCTTTCGTCACATTCCAAGATTTCACTCTATCCTTCGTATTTAACGTCACAGTCACCAATACCTTCTCTTCCCCGGAATATTCCGTTTCAATATGACCAAAACGGAGATTCTTCATTCGAATCTTTCGATCCTCTGTAATACGTATCCTGACATCATCATCTGTAAGTTCTGAATCCATCAACTTAACCTTATCTTCAAGTTCTTTTATGTTATGACCTCCTTTTCCAATAAACTTAGGAATTTTGTGATTCTCCATTGATGCCTTAAATACAAACCGTGTAACCTGATTTGTATTCTTTCGCTTCTGAAAAACCTCCTCATGCTTCCTAAGATTCTTTGTAAGCGTATCCAGTGATTCCGTATTATCTGCCTTCAACGCAGCTACGACCTTATCACCTTCTTCCTTTATCGCGCAGAATACGACACGATCCTCAGATGATCCCATGGTCTTCTTTAATTCTGCATGAGTCCTTCCAATAACATGCCGGACCAAATTAACACCCTTCGACCCCACAAAATGACCAATCTCATCCTTTGAAATACTTAGATCAACCACAGATTCGACCGGTTGACCTTCATCCTCCCCACCACGGAGGCGGAGGACCAAGTGAAGTGTTGACTCTTTCTGAATATTGTAATCAGCAAGTGTCCTTCCATCTTCTAGTTGTTTACCAGCAAAGATAAGCCTCTGCTGATCTGGTGGAATTCCCTCCTTATCCTGAATCTTCGCCTTTACGTTTTCAATTGAATCAGACCCCTCTACTTCAAGAGTTATTGTTTTCCCTGTTAGAGTTTTTACGAATATCTGCATGCTTCTACTTATTTATCCCCTCTTTCTTTTAAGTAATATCTACCCTCACCAATTTTTCAAATTTAATGACAAACTTCTTCGGTAAAATAGATAGGAGATTCATGTGGATCTTCGTGAAGTGGGTCCTCAAATGAACCTTTCTCATTATTAAATATAACTATATATGTATCATCAATCATAATATAACCTTGATTCCAATAATTTAATTCATAATCATAACAATGGATACATTGATAAAAAAAATCTTCATCATCCTTTAATAGATTCCATTCTTTATCCCGACCCTTATCTTTACAAAAATCACATTGACAACCTGGAATCCATTCTTTATTCTCTGGAAGTGTGTTAAACTCCAAATGTAAAAAATGAACATTGTCAAGTATCGCTTTTTTCATTTCTAAATCAATATATCTTTTATATTCCACCCATGAAGGGACCAACGGTGTATCAAGTATCCTGTCCCTCCGAAACTTCTTAATCGCATAGACATACATCTTAACTTGTATATCCTTTGGTAGCTTGTGTATCTCTAATGTAAGGTCTTTGTATTTTACTTGACGAATACGAATTTCATTCTCAATTCTCTCTTTTTCTTTCCTTAATTCCATTATATCAGTGTCATATGCTTCTAAAACACTACTGTTCATAATTATTTATCTTATTAACCCCTTCATTCTTTAAATGGAAACGAGGCCGACCCCTTTCATCAGAGGTCAACACGATTAGCAACTGAAGGATACGGTCCCTCTCTTCATTATCATTACTCCTGTGCGCTTCGGACAATTTAATTCGAAGAACTGTTGTATAGAAACTTGGCATTATCCCATATATATATTCTTTGGACAAAATAATTCATTTATCCATCAAATTTTGCAAAAAAAAATTTTTTTTGTTGTTTTTGGTTCCTTCTTAACCCACAGTTGTGTTCTGACGACAAAGCGCTCCTCCATCATCACTCTGATTCATCTCGGCCTTGATCTTGTAAATCATTCTCGTACAAACATAGTTCTCATGAATATCCTTCAGAATTGGATTACCAGGTTCAAGAAGGAATGAATGAATATGGGACAGAAGCTGAGTATTCTTATGGGGACCCTGAATACAACTGATCATATCCATATTCCCACTGAAAACAGACTCCACAACTGCTGTGAGGGACGCCCTATCATCGCAAATATCAACACCCTCTGAGTTCAGTAGCTTGTATCCAGGCCTAGCACTACGGAATTCAGGAGTTAGATGCAGAATCTGTTCAATCAGAAAATCACGAATACCCATCTCCGGACTGGCACCGATATCACGAGCCTTCTGAATAACCTTATCACCACACGTTCCCAGGGGAACATTGTTCTTGATTCTCTCATAAACACCTGCAAGGAGATCATTCCGAGACTTCAGATCATCTGTCTCTTCCTGAGACGATGGAAAGAATTCATTGAAAGTGATCGGTCCTTCCTCATTATGCTTGACAACCATCATGTGAGATACACGATAATCGGTGTTCCCCATGTCTCTCCCGGGTTCACCCATTGGATGAACAACTGTGTAATTGTCGTCATTGAACAGGACCACATACGGCATAGTCCTTGACGAACGGAATAGATGATTACAATTGTAACCGTATGCGATCTTCGTGGGTGGTTCACCTGTAAAGAATTCATTCAGCTTCGTACTGACGAACGTGTCACAGAAATCCACCTCGTCAAGAGGGACTACCTCCCGGAAGAAGCTGGTCTGATCTCTACCGATCTTCTCATCCCACATTTCCTTGTACTTTTCCATTCCTTCCTTAATGAATGTTTCGTCATGGTATCCGTAGTTCACATTTGCAAGAGAACTTCCAGCACCCATTCTGTTCTTTTCTGTTCTGTTCTGTTCTGTTCTGTTCTGTTCTGTTCTGTTCTGTTCTGTTCTGTTCTGTTCTGTTCTGTTCTGTTCTGTTCTGTTCTGTTCTGTTCTGTTCTGTTCTGTTCTGTTCTGTTTTTGTTTACCATTATCTTACGGTAACATTTCAAATTTTGGATTAACCCATAAAAAAAATTGGTTTGTATTATCTTTTCCTCTTACTCTTCTGAACTTGAAGTATCGCTGACATTCTCATAATTCAGAATAGCACTTAGATCATCTTCATCGTTCATTTTCTCACGAATACCTCTCAGATAATCCTTTTCATTAAACTCATTTTCAAGATTTCTCTGTACACTGTTGAGATTCACTTTTTCATCTGGAAAGGTTTTCTTTGGTGTCGGGGGAAACGTTTCATCCTCCCACGACTTCCAAGGAGTATATTCCCACGATGCTTCCCCTGCATGAGTATGGATATTCATCATAGATCTTGTTTGATTCACTAGTGCATTCTTCCCAATTAGATCGGCAGTATCGTCATTTAGGATATTCATCTCAATCATCCATACAATGAACTCCGTGAAAGCACTCGTCCCGAGGCCATTCTCGAAAGGAGCATCAGCGAGTCCCCATTCCTCAAATGTTCGGAGATTTTGGATCCTCCGAACAGCTTCTTGTTCCTTTTCAGAGAGGACCCATGAACAATCAACATGGTCTCCCTTATATTCAAGAGGAAAGAAATACCATCTCGAATAATTGTAATCGAAAGCTGCACCAAATCCCTCAGGAGGAGCGGTCGTCAAAGAAGGGATTTTATCGTAATTCATTTTTATTTTTCTATGGAATTACTCCCCTCCAATAATTCAAATTTGATTCCAACGAATTATTCTTTTGTAAATAAGAATGCTCACTCTACGAGAACTCGTCCACAAGAACTTCGCGAGTAATAACCAAACAATCCTTAATGAACTCGTCAAATATGGATTCCTCACAGAAAATGAAATCTCTGAAATAATTCAACACGATTCATTCAACCAGTTTTTCAAAAGAAAGAAACCTTCATCAGAACGCGATGGAACTATTATTCACCATAAATGTCTTGCACGTATATGGGCGAATGGAGAATGCCGAAATGTTCAATGTAGTTTTGAAAAACATAATTCTTCCGATTTCTGTAAGAAGCACGGTAATAAAGCACAACAATTCGGTTCTTGGTACCTTGGGAAAATCACTGAAAAGTGTCCAGATACTCCCATTCACCCTGGCAATGGACGCGATCCATCAGACCCTAAGTATATACCACCACATGAAACGAAATGGCTCTGCGATGAAAATGGAGTCAAGACTATTACTAAACAAATAACGGAAGTCTCTTCCGAAAAGACAGAGAAAAAAGAACTATCAAATGGAGCAAAAAAGAAGAGGGGGAGACCCCCAGGATCAAAAAATAAAAAGAAGAAAAAAGAAATGAAACAGACTGTTGATCAAGATAAAATTATTATTCAAGGGAAACCTTATACTATCATCGACGGCGAAATATGGGACACTGAAAATACAGGGAAACATATCGGAACCCTCCAACAAGGACAAATTATTTATAACAAGAATTAAAATAAGATATAATATATATGAGAAAGGTTCAGAGAAGGACTCAGAGAAGGACTCAGAGAAGGACTCAGGGAAGGACTCAGAGAAGGACTCAGAGAAGGACTCAGAGAAGGACTCAGAGAAGGACTCAGAGAAGGACTCAGAGAAGGACTCAGAGAAGGACTCAGAGAAGGACTCAGAGAAGGACTCAGAAAAGAAAGAAAATTAACCTCAAGAATGTTCGTAAAATTAAGAAAGAAGACTATGAAAAATTACTCAATCAAAAACGTCTCACACCAAAAGAAAGGGATATTCTTTCAAATGAATTATTCATAAACTACTGCAAATGTATCAAGAAGCTTAAATATTCGAAGGATCATGAACCAGGGAATGAATACCCCATCTGTATGAGTAGTATTTATTCAAAAAGAGGGATTACCCCTCCCAAAAACGCTTCTCGCCTATGTAAGGAGACATATTATTAGTGCTCATAGACATAAATACTCAAAATTTGAAAAAGGGGGTTTGAGGTAGCATTAAAACAAAACAACAAAAGGAACAACAAAAGAAACACAGAAACACAGAAACACAGAAAAACTCTCAACAATGAGCACCATTGAAACCCAGGCGTATCACTTTACAGAGGAGGTCGTCAAGCTTCTTCTCGACAAGTTTGAAGGCGAGACCGTCGGTTCGGACGAGATGAACCTCGAACTTATCATGGCTGCACTCTCACCCGACTTCAAGCCGGGTGACAAGGTTAAGAAGAAGAAGAAGAAGAGCAAGAAGGTTTCACTTGATGAAGATGGGAACGTCATCAAGAAGAAGAAGAAGTCTCTCACAGGATACACTCTCTTTGGAAAGGAGAACAAGGAGGAGATCAAGTCTGAAATTCAGAAGCTTGTTGATAGTGGCGAGGAGAAGGTGCCACATGTTTCCATGCAAGGCACTCTTTGGAAGAAGCTTTCAGACGAGGAAAAGGAAGAATGGAATGCGAAGGCGAAGGAAAGTGCGAATGATGAGTAAATCAGTGAGGTGTTAATCCGTAATAAGTAAGATAATAAAATAAATAATTTTTTTTGTGAACCATTTTTATCTATGCAATTGTTCTCCAATGTAAATTTGAACCAAATTATGCAGGTGTAAACACCACACATGGATGAACTCATTACTAAGTGCCCACTTAGAAAAATTGACTATGAATCCTTACAATTTGGGGAATCAATTGGCGAAGGTATTCTAACAGTATACGAGGTCTTTATTGATGGAAAGAAGTACGCTGGGAAAGTATATGATTACGAGAACCTTGAAGATTACTATGATTCAATCCTCTATGAAACCCAAACCGCTGTCAAAATAAAAGGCTTGAAACAATCTGTACAAACAATCGGAATCTCAGAAGGGGACAATACTATTGTCCTCATCATGGAATACCTCGAATCTGTCGGAGATACTTTTGATTATCTCCAACAAAGGAAGTTCTGGATAACTAAACGGAACTACTGTAAAAATACCGAATATGGAATCTTCAATTATGATGAAGATCAATGGTGGTCATTTCAGATGTCCGAAAAAGATAAGATACATATGACACTATCACTTGTATCCGCTATTTGCGAACTTCATAAACGCAGTATTATTCATGGCGATATTAAAACAAACAATACCGTTTTCCATAAGAATATGATTCACTTAATTGATTTCGGGATGGCATATAGACATACCAATAACTACCTTGAAATTGATATTGAATGTAAATGTGGGACACCTGGTTATATGGCTCCTGAACAGTACTCTTACAAAATGTCATATAAATCCGACATTTATTCGATCGCAGTTACCATTATTGAAATATGGAACGGGGAATTATGGATTGATCATTCAAATAATTTCAAGGTTTGTAGGAAAGAAGTTCTCCTTGGATTAAGGCGGATCGAAAAAAGGAACTCCAATTTTGGTAGTCTATTAAGAAGATGTCTCTCTTTACAAAAAGATAAGCGTCCAAGTTCAATTGAATTGGATCGTAGTGTCCGTCAACTATTTCAACAATGATCACAGATGAAAAATATTTCATCACTTTCGGAAGTTAATATATCTTCTATCGTCTTTGAATGGATGTGAAATATATTCTCTTTCGCTTTTTTTATCAGATTTGTAAAATGATTTGTCTCTAATACATTCAATAATTCATTCTTGAATTGATTGATGATATCATCCAACGTGGATACATCATACAATGAAATACTCACCTGAAAATCAGAGAATAATTCAGAGGAAGCTACAAATATCCTTGTATGGTCTTCTTCCATAATAATTTACATAAATAAAATATGTTTAAATAATAAATGGAACCAAATGATCAAGAACTCAGTTTCTACTCCAAACATACAAAAGACAAAAATCCATCAGTAAACGACCTCCAAGAAACAATCAAAAGACTTGAACAAAAAATACAGCTCTTTCAAGGCGAGTTAAATAGACTGAAAGATGTTCAGAAAAAACGATAGTCTAAATTTGATTGAATCGATTTTGGTTAACTAAACAAAACAGAACCATGACGGAATCCTCATACAGTCAAAAACAGATACGGAAGGAGAAAAAGAAGGCTCGTGAAGCGACACTCATGTATCAAAAAACCCAAAACACTTCCTATCTTATGAAGCGTGATGAACACAATGACCGCGCTGAGGAAATGGAACGGAATATTCTTATGAACAAGAAGAATAAGGAGAAAAAGATCCAAGAAGAAACGAAGTCAGACGATCAACTTCTGAATGAAGCTATTCGTCAGAACCGTCGTGAAAGAAATGAAAGAGAAGCAATTCAAAGGGAGAAAGAGGCCAAAGAGAAGGTACTTCGTGAAGAAAGAGAAAGAACAAGACAAATGATTCATGAAAAGAAACTTGAAGAAAAGAAGAAAACAGAAGAAATGGAAGAAATGATGAAGGCTGAACAAGAACAATTTGAGAATGAAAAAAAGGAATTCATCTCAATGTTTCAAGAAAAGAATCCGAATGCAAGTTCCTCCACAGCACACAAGGAATTCGTACACCATTATAAAGTTCAACAAGAGGTTCAATCATTCAAGAATCAGGTCGTTCAATTTATGATTTCGAACGGTGGAGATCCGGAAAAAGTATCGAAGGACTTTGATACAGGATATGATGAGTATTGTAAGAGTTCACCTGAATCGGATATTCATCTTGTCACAGAAAAATTCAAAAAGGAGATCACCTCACAAATGCAATTTATCCAATTCCGTTCACAAACAATTCAGTATATGATTCAGGAAAAGGGACTCTCCCAAGAAGAGGCTGTTTCTGAGTTTCAAAAAGTCATGCGTCAAATGGAGACACAGGGAGATCCTGAATGTAATGATCCAGAATGTAATGATCCTGGATGCGAGGGTATTACAAACATAACAGGTCTCTAATTAAAATATTAATTATAATAAATGATTGACGAGGATATAAAACAACGGATTAAAGTTGGAGGTATTTTTTTACTTCAGTCTTATAAGATTCTGATGGGAACTATGTCATCCCTATTTATCCCACAAAGTTGTGGAGAAAAAATGTGTACTTTGGAAGAAAACTACAAAAATTCAGAAGTGTACCATACAACCCTTTTCTATTGGAACTCTTTCTCTATGTTGTTATTCATTTGTAGCTACTTAATTGAATTACGAAGAGAAGAATGGTGTGTTAAATATTTAGATATTGACAACAATTATTCAGACAATGGATTAAAATCTATCATTGTGAAAGAACCGAAGTTAGACCGTTATATGGATAAAATTAATAAATATTACTATAATTCATTGCGGATCACATCTTCTGTTTTTTTCATTAATATATGCTTAACCATAAATATCCTCTTTAATGATTATCACAGCAATTCGACTATATCGTGTTTCATAAGCTTTACATTACTTGTTTTAATGAAACTCTATAACTCATTAATCGTTGGATATCAATCAGTTAAGAACGATAAAATGATGAGTGCTTATATGAATGAGTTCGTATCGTTTAATGTATTGGATCAAGATTATATTGAAGACAAATACAAAGGAAGTAAAAATAATAAATTAGAAGATATCACCGATCAAGAATCCCAATCAAAAGAAGAAGAACAAATTAAAATAGAAGAAATTATACCTATTATTCAAAAGGATTAATCTTCTGCAAGATTCACTAAGGAACTAAATATATTCAATACATTCATAAACATATTCGATACGTTATCTAAATAATCTACTTTTGTCATCGTTTTACATTTTTTCGCATATTCCATAACTTCTTTTGTATCATAAATTATAAATCCTGAAAAGAGGAAAATTGTAATTTGACTTATTAAACTGCTATATTTCTTAAAATAAAAGTGATCCAATAAACGGAAGATTATGACAAATATCAATCCTCCTAATAATGCTAATCCCATTGACACAGTGATGTATTGTTGGAAAGATATAGCAAGAGCTATACATACAACAATAATAACCATCAGTTTAACCATTAAGTCTTCAAAAACGTCTTTGTCAAGTGTTGCAAACCGTTTTGTTAAACATGATAATATTAAGAGTATTAAAAACCATACAACATGTTTAATAAGTGTTGAATCTGTCTTGACCAATATTAACGACAAACCAATTAAACCGAAAATCATCAGTAACAATAAAGGGCCCTCTACCTCAATATTTACTTTCTTCATTGACGCAATATATAGCGATAAACTTGTTAATAAATAAAGTAAATAGTTTATTAAATAACGATCACATGTAGGTTTCCCATTCTTAAATGCCGATAAATATGTTATTACTGCTAAAACAGGAGTCGCTACGTCAAAAAATGTAGGTGTTAATTCTTTATCCATTTACTATAGATTATATAATTAAAAAGATTATATAATTCAAAATAATTCATCTTTTTAATATAGACTATTATTATAACATATGTCACGAATTAGACAAAGAACTCATCGTAAAAAAAGAGGCGGTGGGAAAAGTGGTCTAAGGGCAAACGCTTCTATTTTTAATCCTGAGGACTCGCTAGTGACGGAGCATCTTCCGGAGCCGGAGAAAGTTAAGGAGCAGCCTCCGCGCAAACCCATGTCGGCGGCATGGGAGCTAAGCGCAACGGCTCAACCTTTTCAACCTCCCTGGGAACCTGAACCGGAACCTGAACCGGAACCTGAACCGGAACCTGCTCCAACTTGGGCGGATCTACCAGGTGAAGTAATGGATGAGATAATGATGAAGCATGTCTTAGGGAAGATTAATCCAAGAGAACAATCTCATAACCTTACATTATTAGAAAAGAAAAAGTTGGGTATCGATGCTGATGAACGTATGGTTGATAATGATTATAGAACTGATAGAAGGGTTTTACAGGGTCTTGAAAAGGATTTATTACATCCTAAATTCCTTACTGTATATCAAGATATTGAACTCGGTGACTCTTATGACCCTAATGTTGAAGATATAATAAACTTCACGGAAAGGGAATTACCAAAACGCGTCAGAGCTCTTGACAAACGGAAAAGTGTAATGTTGGAGATGAGAGATGCGCATCAACAATTACAAAAATCAAAAAAATTAGATTTTTTTAAGTGTAAAAAGTATCAAGCACTGGCTGTCGCAGATCCTACATACTCTAAGGACCTAGATCATGAAGGTTTCATAGAAAAATGTAGGACAAAACCAACTGATATATTGATCGACACATTCTTAGGATTGGACGAGTTTTTAATCATACCATCTGTTACCCAAAAGTCAAAAAGTAGAAAAAGATCGTCATTGAGTGGTATTCAATCGATTGAAGAAAAAATAGGAAGTTTCCCAAAAGATAAATTTTCACATGGGATTCGTAAAGGAGCCCAACACGCTCTCCTTGATACTTTAATAGAAAACTATTTATACAGATATCCTCTTAACCAAACATCACAGTCTAGGCATGGGGCAAGGATGATTCAAAGGGAAAATGATATTCTATCAATAAGGAATAGATTTGATGTACTTGCTTTTTATTTAAAAAGATATACAAGAGAAAGCGTTAGTAGTGTTCATAAGTTTGATAATTTACCACATAAGCCTGAAATCCCTAAACTTAAAAAGCAGATAGGAATAAATATCGAAGAAGTAATTAGAGGAGAATGTGCTAGGTGTTCCACAAAGAATAAGGTATGCACCTTCGAGCTTAATGCGCCACCTCGTGAGTGTGTGATCGCTGATTGCAGGGACGAAAATCTAATCAGAAATACAATCCTAGAAGAAACAAGGACAACTGTTGCTTACTATCAATGTAGTGCACGAGAATTATTAGATAAATTATTGAATATGTTTGAAGAAACTATTTTAGAAAGAAATCCGAAAGATAACATCCCTGAAAAAATTGAAAAAATGAAACGATATTTTATTTATTCATTAATTGGATTCGATAATCCCGAGAATTATTTAAATACATTAGTTGACACGATGAATAAAATAAACACCTCGCTCGTTAAACATGAGAAGGAATTAATAGAGGTTCAACAATCCTTAAATGAAGCAAATGCGAGATTCGATAGTTTAAAAGGAGATAAACTATTATTAGACGGGTTAAATGTTTTCCGTAAGGAAGAACAAGAAGATGAATATCAATATATGAGAAATAAATCACAAGGAGGAGAAGATATTTATCAAAGAATATTGCAAGGATGGAAAGAACGAGCGAATTGTTGTGGATTTGGAACAAATCAATACGAAACAATGGAGGAAGCAATTCAAGGCTTACAAGAAGAATATGATAGAAAGGAACAAATTGAAGGTTCTCCAATAGAGGAACACATTAACAACTTACAAGAAAATTATGATAGACTCAATGAAATAATTCAAAATGATCAATATAAATATGAAAAAATGATCGTTATGTATAACGATGTAATCGATTATGTATTGCCAGGAATGGGTAAGCAGTTCGAGGGTCTCCGTAAAACGATGATGGAGGGACCATATTATCGTTACTAAATTTGATTTTTTTATGATATTTCCTTTTACATTCAAAATGAAGAATTATTTTACAATTGACTATGAAACAAACGGTCTCAACCCTTATTACAATCAAATCATTGAAGTAGCTATCAAAAAAATTGGAACTGAGAATCATTATCAAAGCCTGGTTCAACCGAAACAAACGATTCCTATTCATGGTTATGTTACACCCAAAATTGTTAGCATTACGGGCATTACAAATGAAATGATCTTGGAATCGGGTGTTCCAGAAGATGTCGCCACTTTTAATACACTTCAATATATTTCAAATAATGTTCCTGATGATGATTCACCGATTTATCTACTCGCCCATAATGGAAATGGATTTGATTTCATTTTCCTACGAAGGTATATCAGAGATTATAATCGAAATAATGAAGTTCAACTGAATCAATCTATTATTGATCGTATTCAATTTATCGATACTCTTCTTGTTGCTAAAACATATCTTAAAAACGAATATGTGAATCAACCCGGATTATGCAAAAAATACAATATTGTAAATGAAGCAGAACATCGCGCACTCGGTGATGTTCTCGCCCTTGAAAAACTTTTCTCTGTAATGTGTCAACAAAAATCACTAATACAAGGGAAACTACGGAATTATTATTTTGAACATCCTGAGATCCTCATCGATGAACTATTCATTTAAAGTTATCTTATATAAATATAGCTATTATGGATTATCTTAATTCGGGTGTTAATATTGAACATGGAAATCAGTTCGTTTCTGTGATTAAAAATATCACCAATAATAAAAATATAGGAGGATTCTCAGGTATTTATGAACATAATGGAATGAAACTTGTCGCATCAACCGACGGTGTCGGTACTAAACTATTGCTGTGCAACAGATTTAATACATACGACACAATCGGAATTGATCTCGTAGCGATGTGCGTGAATGATATCATTTGTCAGGGAGCGAAACCATTATTTTTTTTAGATTATTACGCTACTGGGAAACTAGACCTTACAGTTGGATCAGATATTATCCAAGGGATTCAGAACGGGTGTTCAGAATCGGGTTGTATTCTCCTTGGAGGTGAGACAGCTGAAATGCCTTCCTTATATCAGAATGATCATTTTGATCTCGCTGGATTTTGTGTTGGTATTCTTGAAGGTGATGCTTATCCGCGAATTATGGAAGAAGGTGATTTAATTTATGCTCTTCCATCATCGGGAGTCCATTCAAATGGTTATTCATTAATTAATAGATTATTAGACACCTATGAATATGATACAAAAGCTCTCATGGAACCTACAAAAATATATTTAAATGATCTGGAACGTTTGAAACAAAAATATAAAGATAAAATTAAAGGTTTTTCTCATATAACAGGAGGTGGTATTATCGACAATATACCACGAATTATTAATGACGGATTTCATATGGAACTCAATCAATCATGGAAGGTTCCGAAGATTTTTCAATGGATCTTTCGAAACTCCGATATGACTATTCAAGATATGCTTTCAACATATAACTGTGGAATAGGTATGGTTATTATTTTTGAAAAAAATACAGAAGTTACTGATGATCTAATCCCCCTTGGACGGATCATTCAATCAGAAGAATGTAAGGTTGATTATGATCTTATTGGGAGATCTTTTATTTAAAACTATTTTATTAATGTATTAATAATATGAAAATCGGAGTTGTAAGATATCCTGGAACTAATTGTTTCAACGATACAGTTCGGTTTTTTGGAGAAGGTAATTGTATTGAACTTCCTTGGAATGGTTTCACTCTTACATCTGATATACCAAAACATTTGGATTTATTAATTATTCCAGGAGGGTTTGCATTCGGAGACCGTTACTATGAAAAAGCAACTGAAAATTATGAATATTCACCCGGAAAAATGGCTATGAAATCAAAGATACAAAAACATATTCTTAAATTCCATGAAAATGGTGTTCCTATTTTAGGTATTTGTAATGGATTCCAAATACTCACAAAAATGGGATTACTCCCCGGTCAATTAATTAAGAATAAATCACAATGTTTTCAATCGAAATTAGTTGATTTAAAATATTCTTTTGATGGAATCCAAGGGTCCACAAAGATGTATGTTGCAAATAATTATGGAAATTATCAGAATTTAAACGTTGATGAAAATGATGTCTTTTTAAAATATACTAATTTTGATAATGGTTCTGTATCGCAGATTGCAGGTATAATGAATAAAGAAAGAAATGTTTTTGGTATGATGCCTCACCCTGAAAGAAATAGCGATTTCAAAAGTATCCTATTGAGAAATATCTTTCAGATAAATGATATAAGCAATCAAATTAATCAATTACTTCATTCAGAACACATCTCATACAAAAGTACCAAACACTATTTGAAAACATTGTATACACAAGGAGACCACGTTATTCAAGGTCCAGGAGAAAATGCAGGTATTGTTGATATCGGAGATGGATATTGTATAGCTATCCGTATTGAATCACATAATCACCCTACATATAATAATGCATTTGAAGGAGCTGCAACTGGCGTGGGTGGAATTATTCGTGATATCATTTGTATGGGAAGTAAACCCATCGCACTACTTGATTTTTTAAGATTTGGGACTGACAATAATTCAGATAAATTATTAAATCAAGCTATTCAAGGTATTTCTTATTATGGAAATACAATAGGTATTCCGAATGTTGGAGGCTCTTTACATCGTTCTTCCATTTATGATAAAAATCCATTAGTGAATGTTGCATGCTTAGGTATTGTAAAAAAAGAAAATATTATCTATGGACACGCTTTACACGAAGGTAGTTTTTTAGTCTTGTGTGGGGCAAAAACAGGCAATGAAGGTGTTGATTCCGCCGTAATGGCTTCACAACAATTAACAGATTGTAAACAAGATAATATTCAAAAAGCAGATGCATACTTAGAAAACTTATTGTTAGATGCCTTTGTCGAAATTTCTGATCGGAAATTAGCCGAAGGTTGTCAAGATTTAGGTGCCGGAGGGATTTTATGTGCGACAACAGAAGTAATTCAAAGAGGAAGAAAAATAACGAATCGTAACTTGGGTTGTTCCATCTTCTTAGATGAAATACCTTTAAAATCTGATATTGATAATTATAGCATCTTGGCATCAGAAACACAAGAAAGAATGTTACTTGTTAGTAATCCAGAGAATTACCGAGAAATAAGTACAATACTTAAAAAATGGGGTCTCGAATATAAAATTATAGGAAGAGTGAATCATTCCGGTTCTTATGATGTATATACTTCTTCACATGAATCCAAATTAGTTTATACAGAATACTTCTCAGATTTTAAAGAAGAAGAACTCAAATTACCATTGACCTATAACGATAATACTTATAACATTGAAAAAATAAAAGATATGTCATTGTGGGAAAAATACGATCATACTATCGGTTGCCGAACCATTAAAGGCCCCGATAAAGCTGGTTCATATTCCATATTAGATATTTATGAAATAAATAAAAAATTAATTATCACATGGTCGAATAATGTCGAATCATGTCATTCAAAATTAATAGAATTAAACGCGAAACCATTAGGAATTGTAAATTGCCTTAACTTCGGAGACCCCTTAACATGTATTGGAGATTTCAAAAATCATATTGATCTTATGAATGATCAATGTTCAGAATTGAATATTCCAGTCTTAGGTGGAAATGTTTCAATGTATAATTCTACAAATAATATTGACATACCTTCAACTGTTGTTATTGTTATGATTGGCATTTGTTAAGGACCTAAGGCTTTGAAGTCGTTTTATCCAATATATTCAGCGTATGCAAACGATCTAATTCTGATAAAAACTTATTCCAACTCTGTTCACCACCATTTTTACCTGTATCACCACTACTCTCCCAAGCCAAATCTATAATCTGTTTCGGGAGAACATTCAAATCCTTATTCTTACATACTCTCTGAATAAAATCAATCATATCAGCATTATTCTTGATCCCCTGAACTTTTGTGTATCCAAACTCCGTTAAACTCACAATTTGACCACTCACTCTACCAACATTCTTTACTGTGGCAAATATATCTTTTAAATATGCCCTCATTGTTGGAGATAACAAGGGAACCACATATCCTATAAAAATCATATATAATCCATTATTAGTTAAATCATTGCAATCCAAATTAGTTAGAGAACTATCCCACGATCCTGATCCGATATAAGTAATATTTTCCATTTTCTTTATCTTTTCTTTATATGTTTAAGTATTTACCAATTGATTTCATCTGGGAAATATTCATTCAATAAATCATCGTAATATTGTTTGATAGTATCCGTTAATTCAAACTCTGTATCTTCTTTTGAATATAAATCAAAATCGTTGAACCCGATTATATTTCGTAGTGTTTCTTTATCCTCTTCATTCATGAAATATTTGTATTCGCCTTCTGTATGCCACGGATAAAAAGAATGATAACGTATTATATTTAAATATTTATCATCCAATTTATGATTCTCATTGTGTTTTAATACATGATACAAGTATTCATCATGTCCATAAGACAAGATTAATTTATCTAAACCACAACCTTCTTCATATATACCTATCCTATCATATTTACCATACTCAGGTGACCCCTTCAATGTATCATAATATACAATCGTTTTCGGATGTTCACAACCAAGAACATATGTATCCCCAACCACAGCCCATGTCGGTTCACCGAATGAAAACAGTATTTTACCCACATCATGAATTAACCCTACAATTTGAAGATCCTTATTCTCAGGATATTTCCTTCTTATTCTTTCCGCCGTCTGATATGCATGAATTGAGTTCGGTGTATCTACATCTGGATCACTTGGATCGATAAAACTATCCAACAATGAAAGCGCCTTATTCATAGTCATTCTTGTTTGTTCACATTTTTTATATTTATTACACTTCATCTTCGCAAAATCAACTGTCTGATTACAATGCATCTCTTTGTATACCCTGAACTGAGGGGTGTCTATTTCATAATTCCTTAATCCTTTTTCCATATACTATTACAAATACTTTTTCTATTTACCACAACAATTAAATTTGAAATTAGTTTTTCTTATTCATAAATAAGGACAATGCAAAGGTACTACTCTGTAAATCAATTTTACAATGAACAAAATGGAGAAGGTGCAGAAGAAGATATCGTATCAATTGAAGATACAAATACGAAGATACTTTTTAACCTGTGTAAAATATACTATTTTATTCAATTCCTGTCCTTTGGTCCCGATATAGTTTCAATGATCTATGGGAATCTATTTCCTATTAGTATATGTTTCTCTATGATTTATTTAATTAGTGGAATGATGTATATGGATGAATATGAACTTAAAAAATCATTGATCCTTTTCACATTTATGATAGCTGTTTTCAGAACAAACTTTAATTCGCAAGTATGTCCCTTATAAATAATATGTTCTTTGTGAATAAAATATAGTAGTATATAAACTATTATGGATCATCAATCTCTGGTTATTCATTCCGACAGTTTAATAACCTCAGAAGATAAACAAATTTTCATAAACAGAATCCAATCGATTATTTGTCTCCAACTTGTTTTTATCTGTATGTATCTATCATTGTGTTATTTTTCAAAACCAATACATGATTTTTTAATCAGTGATGTCGGTTCTGCAACTTCAATTCTCATTTTTTATTGCAGTTTCATCCACTTTACTATTCTACTATGTCATCCCACAGACTTCCGTCATCCACCCTATTCATGGATTAATTTAATAATGTTTACATTATTTCTCGCATATAATATAGGTTATTTAAGCGTTATTTTTAATCCAGATTTTATAGTTCTATCGGGAATATCATCACTTTCATTATTTGCACCGCTTACGGCTTATTCTGTACAGAATAAAATAGAGTATACAATTCATGGGAATATAATATTAATTGGATTATTATCATTCATCTTATTTTGTTCAATGAATGCTCTTTTAAAAGACCAAACCAACAACATAATCCTATCACTCGGTGGATCACAATTACTCCCGTGGTTTGTCCTCTACGATACACATTCTATCGTAGAGGGCGAAAATACAAAATATGGATTAGCTATGAATGAATATGTATTCGGGACACTCACTATCTATTACGATATTATTCATTCATTCATAAAATTACCAAAGGTAATAACACATTACATTCTCTAAGGACTTGGAGTTGGCGCTACCTTACAAATCCGCTTAATAGGCTTCACTTCCCTTAATTCACAATGAGGATTTTTTAGTACTTCTTCTTGACTTTCTGTCAATGGATACCAATTACCAGTGCATGAACTTTCTTGACCTTGATTCTGCTCTGGTAAACCATTATCACCATAACAAATCCCACCATTTTTAAGTTCGTCACCCGTTACTGGTCTCATATTTTCATAAATATTTAGTAAACTTACATCAACCTCATTTCTTTCTCGTTCATTATAATTTATAATATCCTCCTTATTGAATCGTTTAGTACAGACACCCGAATCACTTTCACACCCTCTATAAATCTTAGGGACTAAGTTTGCATTTTTAGTCTTCTCCTTACTGATACATTCAGTTGGAGTGTATTTCCAACACTCTTCCTCATCTTCCATTGGATCTCGCAATCTCTTTGTTTTTTCATATATTCTTTTCAATGATGAATCACCCCCAATTTTGTGATGTTGTTTCGGGGCACAAATAACACTGTTTGTATAATCTGTTACTCCCGCCGGCTTGTTTCCAGCCGTCCATTGAGGGACAGATGATTGTCCATATGTTGGATTCCAATTCGCATCCGAATGAAATGGAGCCAATGATCCATCAGATAATAATTTATCACCATCTGTTGTTCCTCTCGCAATAGTAGCATCATTGTAATAATCAACCAACCAAGGTTCGTGAATTTCCTTATCTGATTTTAAACTTCCACCCGTTTTTATCCTCTTTCCATCAATATCCCAACATCCGGGAGGAACAGCCCAAGGATAATCATTTGAAAACGCCTTGTCCTTCCATTCACATTGTGTTTTCCCTGTACATTCCGTTTCTTCTGCTCCTGAACAAGTATCCTCTTGAACTCCACCACGAACATAATTACATTGTTGAGCATACAATTTATTACTATATACCGGATTACTCGAATCCCACGCATTATTGAATCCTCCGATATTATTTCCCATATCAGACTTGGCCTGACATTCACCCTGGCGATCTGATTCACACCCATACATTATGTTACACGGTTCCTTCCTCGTGGTCGGATAAGCGCCATGATCTGAAACACATTTATTATCTAATGTTATATTCCTATCGTTCTCTTCTGTAATCCCTTCATTGTTCAAAAATCTTCTTATAATACCTGCATCTCCCTCTCCATTAATTTCCTCCGAAGACAATACCTTACCATGTCTTTTTTGGATTACTATTCCACCCTTTTCCCATGATATTCTTGATCTTGACTTTTCTTCTTCATATTCCCCTGTTCCCCATTCATATGTTAATGGAAATAATATTAATGTATGGAACCCGTACACTGATTTTTGATTCGGAGCCATTTGTGTTGCCCATAAAGCTCTTTCTCTCATTAATTCATTATTACTGCTATCTGAAAGTAAACCATAATCATTCGCAAAAGTAGTATCCCCTTGCACATATTCATAACCCTGGAAACTATCTAATAGACCCCCATTAATATTTATACCAATCATCCTTGTACCTACCCCATTTGTTTCACTATGGTTCGGCAATGATTTGTCATCATTGAAACTTAATTCTGAATATCCACATCTTTTGGGAATATTACTGCCACCAATCACTTTTTTGAATAAGTTCCATAATGCATCCCTTACATCAACTGGATCTTGAACTACTTGTCCTTGATTAGATACAAATATATCATCTATTTCTCTATCTATATCTATTTCTTGTGAACTAGTTCCCGATGGTAATGCTTCGGTAAATAATTTCACCCAAGCCTTTTTACCTTCAACCCAATTTTTATCACAGGCACTGGCACCGCAATCAAAAATTTTCCCTTTGTGGGGATCGGTGTCTGTGTGTATTGCATAGATTTCATTATCATTTCCAGACCAGTCCAAATCATTATCATTATAATCATTTATTCCAAATGGATACAATAAGTTTAATCCACTGCCCTGATCTGTTTCATTAAATAACCGGGCTACCCTTACCTTATAATCACGACTACCATCTGCACCATATATCTCTTGTTTATCAGCCGCGCTGAGGTCGGTCGCCAGGGGCCAGGCTCCTGGGTTCCCCTTTATGTCACCTATACTTTTTCCCCAAAAAGCGGGTATTCCTTCATTATGGTGCACTGATAACAGAACCTTCCATATATATAATCTTGCCAATTGCCGTTTTTCCTCCACGCCGAGACTATCCCACTTTTCAACGGACATTGGCTCGGGAAGTGGCTCATCAAGTAAACTAACAACAGCTTCTAATGCTCCTTTCATTCTTGTTGGATAATCTCCGTCACCGTCACCCCCCTTGAAGGGGAGAATCCTTTGTATTTCATCCACGCCTTCCACATTGGACCCTATTGAAGACATTGTATATAAATTATTTGTTGGTTCGCCACCTATTCTTAATCCATAACCACCCCAATGGATAGGATTTAGTAGTGCTTCGCCTTCATACGCCAAGATGTCTGCTATCTTACTGTCATAGATTGCTTTTCCATCTTTAACAGTATTGTCACACCCCCTCTCCCCTCCCTCGACACCTCTACCACATGATGCTTTATAACCAGAACTGTCCATAATATCAGGACTGCAACATTCCGCCTTTACTGGTGGAAATAAAGGTGAGACTGCTACCTTTATATCCTGTAACTTATTCTTCTCTGCTCTGTCGTAAAATCGGTTATAGTCTCTCCAGTATCCGGGCTGAAGCGTGTTCCGGTTGCTCTGCGATCTATATATTGATCCAAACATATCACTTCTGTTCTGCGATTTATTCGATCTTTGATTCGGCAGCGACCCTTCATACTCTGTTGCCCAATCTTCCACATATTTTTCGAAAATATTAAATTTATCTATATAATCTGTTTGAATATCATAATCATTCTTGTTATTTAATATACCCATAAAACCTAAACCACATTCTTTTCTAGTTTCATCCTTACCATATAATAAGTTTCTTAATTTTGTTGTTGGATGATAGGAAGCTTTATCGTGACCACCTAATAAAAATCGTGTATCTTTTACATTTACGGATATGACATTTGGTAGACCATAATCAACTAAACGGTTTTGATCAAGATCAATATTGTCACATTGTGTGGCACGTCTCGCAAGGTCATCTTGCGCAAGCTGATCATAAGAATCGTCACTTATTCCTCCATAACCACACGTATTTAGAGATTCATCACCTACTTCTGACCATTTTACTATATTTAATTTTAACTTTTTATGTGAATGGTGTTTTTCTCCTTGCCAAACTGTCCCGGGTGGAGCTGAAATTTCTTTGTATAATAAATAAGCGTCCAACCATTCCCATTGATATTTAATGGGAATGGTTGCAACGGCAGATGGACTGTCCAATGATTGTCTATATTTACCTGTCGGTTTTGTAACAACTCTTCCTTCTTTCATACTATCTAAATCTAATTGAAGCCTATATAACCGATACATCATTTCAACATCTTTCTTTCCAACATTACATATTATATCCTTAGTAATTAATTCTCTAAATTCCGGACACTCCATATTTGTTGTCCCTTGATCGGTAGAAGCATCGTCAAAATACTTTTTCATTTTGTTCCATTGATCTTCATCTATATTTATTTTATCCTTGTGGTCTACATTATATTGAACATCTTTTGTTCTTAACACAACTGATGTCTCACGATCTTTTACAAGATGTAAGTTCAGCCAAGGTGGACGCTCCAGGTCACCAGCTACTTCTATTTTCCAGCCCTCCGTATTTATTTTACCTTTTATATCGGGGGGATTATCTAAATCATACACTTTAACAGTAGCTGTTTTGCTTATAAGATCCATCGGATCAGAACCTGATGGGTGTGTACATAAACCCAAATTACCACAAGATCCATTCATTGTATTGTCGGGATCTAATATACATTTCCCCTTTCCTATATTTAAATTTAATCCACCCTCACATTGTGTCTGGGATACTTCATTTCCTTCACATACACCAGTATATCCTACTCCACCAGTTAGAGGAGAATCATCTGATTTGACTACACCCGAATATAAAGATCTATAAAAATCCGATGTCTGGATATTATTTGTTATTGTTCCATCAGTCGCTGAGGATATTCCCCAATGATTTACATCAATCGCCAATGGAACAAGACTTTGACTACTTATTTGTTCATTGATCGCTCGTTCAGCAGCAAGTTCTGCCTGTGCAGCTAGAACAGCAGCCCTTTCTTCCTCGCGAACTCTTGAAATTTCACGGTCTAATAATGTATCATCTAATGCTGGTTCTAATGTATGGCTCTTATCGAAACACACTTTTTTATTCCCTGGAAGAATATTTGATTCTGTAACATCATCCTGTAAGTTATAATATACAATCCCTTTACTAGTAAGAGGGGCCCCCACAATACCTCCATCACATCCTGACTCGCGATCACAATATGAACAACCAACTGGTTTATTAACCATTGTGTGCATATTACCCGTTGGATTAATAGTCTCATCATACATTGTTAATGATTTATAAGGATCTTCGTGAAATTGTTGAAATGCTTGAATACATTCTGCTTTATTCAATTCCCTTTCAATATGGTGCTTATCTGCGGTACATACATGATTATCAGACAACACATACTTTCCTGTCGGAAGTGGTGGTAATGTTGGTGCTGGTGTTGTTGTCGGAGTCGGTGTTGGAGTCGGCGAAGGTTCAGGTTCTTCTAATATAAAATATACAGTTATTGCAATTATAATAATCAATACCGCTCCTCCACCTAATAAATACATTTTGTTATTTTCATCTGATTCCATTAATATATTATATTATATATTAAATTTATTTAATATAATTGTAAATATCCAAAAAATGATAATTTAATATCCAAAAAATGATAATTTAATATCCAAAAATGATAACTTAATATCCCAATAAAAATATAAGTTAATAATATAATGAAAAAAGAATACAGAAACTTATTACTCGCCTTACTTCTTCTTTCATTCTTAATCTATTTCTACTGTTATCTACCCAATTCAAAAATTGTTGAAGGTGTTGCCAACAGTTGTTGGGAAGATACTCGCACTCTACAGGACAGTATTGCTACATTTACTGATCTGTCTGCGGAAAACATAATCACTAGCATGTGTAATATATATAATAGGGGTGAACGTGCAGCAGACCCAGATGATGGTACATTCATAGCAGATATAAGATATTTAAATCAATTTGTGAAAGAATATGAAGGGGTATTTGCCGATACTGGACCGGACGATATACCTGATACTATTTGCCAAAACGCAATTACTGCATATCTCGCCGACAAAGATCAGGATCCTGGGGTTGTGGATGCCGCCAAAGACCTCGTTATGACGGTGGAATCCGATAATAAAATTGCGGAGACGTGTACCACACTACATTCTGCATATCAACTCGCCAAAAAATTACACGACAACGATTTTGAAAGTGTTGATGGACTTCTTCTGAATCTAAACCTAGATGTACCCCAAGATGATAATGCGAATACTACTGTCGTAGAAGATGGGGAATGTGATTGGACTCAATTTGGGACCCCGGAAGCGCAACTTGCGTTGACTAATATCGAATCATGCGGTTCGTTGCCGAATACATCCGATGTGGCAAAATGTAAAGAAGTCAACAGAACGAGATTAGGAAAAGCTTTGGGAGCCTCTGGATGTTTGGCTGATGAGGAACTATTGGATTATGATCATATAAATATGCTTGCAGATTCATTAATGTCGTTTCGTCTCGATCGTCAGGGCGACCGTGACGCGGGATGGGACGGCGACCGTGACGCGGGAGGGGACGGCGACCGTGACGCGGGAGGGGACGACGACCGTGACGCGGGAGGGGACGGCGACCGTGACGCCAACATCCCTGCTGCCCCAGAAGCGCTGCCCCCCGACGTTAAACGCCGCGATGAGTCAACATTCTCTCCGGTGGGTCGGAGGGGGTCGCATCCCATTGTGTACGTCGATGCAGCCCCGCTCCGGTATCGGCTTCAAGGCGAACCGGAGTGGGGAGGGGCGCCGTCGAAGGGTTGCATCAATCTCCAGAATAAGGAAGAGGAGTGGACGAAGAGGTGGCAGGAAATATCGCGCGTCGAAGGATCAGACGCAGATGCGTGTTCTAAGTATTGTGCAACAGATCCTGAGTGTAAATGGTTTTGGCATTATGACAACGGTCGCTGTTGTCCTAAAAAAGAGATGAGTGGTGGATGGGACCACTCCAGAAACCTACCCGGCCGAATGTATCGTTTGTGCAGAGAAGGCGCCACCGGTCAACACTCCCCCGAAAGATGCACATAAAAATTTTCTAATAAAACAGAAGGCTTTACGAATACATCAACACTATTTAGAACTATTATTTACCTTTTTTCTATTAATAATCTTAATTTTATGGACGTTGTTCTTTTCAACTGCTGATAGACTTGATATGCCTGGACAACAAAGAAGCGACGAGGGAATGTGAAGGTGTTTAAATACTCGTGATTGTACATATTTTATTTTATTCCCCACACGTGGCGTTGGTATAACTTAGTGCGAAGTTACAAAGACGGTGCATTCAAAGGGAAATACTTTTTCTTTTAAATACAATTTTAAAATATAAGTTAATAATATAATGAAACAGGATTCTACAAACTTATTACTCGCCGTAATTCTTCTTTCATTTATGATTTATTTATATTGTTATCTTCCCAATTCTGAGGTTGTTGAAGGGAATACGACAGAGGACACGTCCCAGGACTCCGGGGAGGAGGCGGCCGATGTCCCGTCTCCAAATCACTATTGTGGAGATTGTCAGGTAGTCCAGGACCTTATTTGTTCCCGTGATGTTGAAGATTTAACAGATGATCATAAAAGATACATTGCTGGTTGTTTAACTAAATTAAATAAAGTCGATAATGAAAAATTAAATGATTCAATAGATGATTGGATAAATTGTGGATCAGGAGGTAAAAGTTGCAGTTTTGTTAAGAAAGTAATGTCCGATTTAAACAAGAAAGGCGTTGAAAATCCTGAAGAAGGACTGAAAGATTGGCTTCAAAAAAAAGGTGTCGCTATTAAAAATAAACCGAAAGAAGCCGCTGAAGACCCAGAAGCTTTGAATAATATATTAAAATCTCTTCTTTGTCCTATTAATGATTTTGAATCGTGTCCAGAGCTATCTCCCACAGATAGGGCTAAACAGCTCATACTTTCAAATAATCAAGACATGAATGAAATAAACGGCTTGATAGAAGAAGGGAACATTCAAGCGGAAATATTAATAAAACTTAGAGAACATAAAAATCAAATAAATGTAAAACAGCGCGAATTATATGAAAACGAAATTGAAGACCTAGAACGCGCGTCCTACCGGGTCCGAGTGGTGGATGCGGAGAAGGATACGCGGGGGGACCCGTACAATGATGAGAAGGAGGCAATGAATGACCTAGTGAAAGACCATAACATTCTTGGTTACTACGTTTCCGAATACAATAGAATATGGCCTCTCAAAAGAGGTACTCGCGAGTGGTTCGCTGGTTACCATTGTTCACCTGATGGAGACTGTCGACAGACTGAAGACCGCTGCGAGCCCAACTGCACGGTGAAGAAGGTTGTCGACAGATCATTTCTGAGACAAAACAGAATACTTATGGATTTAAAAGGGAAACTAGAAAGGATAAACAATGAACAAAGCCCCGTCCAACCGTCAGATTCATAAGATTTTCTAATAAATTAATGACCCGTATGTATGCATTTACGGACACCATCTCTACAATTATCGATGGAAATTACTTGTTCTTGATGATCAACACTACATACTGTATCCCGCGGACAATCATATATTCTATTGATTGTTGTTCGAGATCCATCCTCGCAAAAACGATAACATAAATCACCCTCGCGCAATTCACCAGTATCGTATGTCATACAATATGCCTCGTTCTGAGTAAAACACATCATCATTGTACACCCCCCCAATTGACCCTCAGAAACGTAACATGTATTACACCCATCATACCATGAAACACAATTCCATGGTATTTCTTGGATACAATCCCCATTACCATCCCTTATTTCATTTACCCTACATGGCCGTTTACATAATCCAGGAGCATCGGCGATCATTTCCTGCGTAGAAACACATTCCAAATCATCTTCACATATCCCATATGGCATAAAACCACCACAATTTTCATTTTCTCCAACACGGTTTCGTTGAGAACAATCCACACTACCACAACTATTTTGACACCCACAATTATTCGGCGTCGGAGGCAAAAAATGACAATTTTCCTCGACCATAGGCATAGGACACGGAATCGGAGGTGGACAATTCGTTGGACATTTTGTCATCTCCAAAGTATTATCAAAACATGAATAATCACAACAATTTCCTATTCTCATTGCACACTCCCCATTCGGACATGCTGGTTCTCCACAATCCATCCGACACATTTGAATATTTGTCGCCTCACAAAAATCAGTCTGTAATAATGAAGGACACGCTTCCTCCCAAATACGAAGACATTTTTGAGAACTCTCACACCATTCATAACCACCATCTAATACACACCCATGACTGTCTTGACCCATTACCGGATAACCTCCTTTCGCTGCAATAGTTGTAAAGAATGTAACCAAAAATCCTAAATATTTCATTATATATTATTTAATAATATATATTCTTTTATATATTATTTAAATAATATATATTTTAAATAGTATATAAAAGAATATGTCCCCCAATTATGCAATGAATATGATACTCGCCGACATAATGGATTGTCATTGCGGACAAACAAGGGAACTACCTAAACACCATACCCACGTAAGGGGGAAAGTTTTAATTAAAAAAAATGAGAAAAAGGAGAAACAGAACATTACGGATAAATCTTGGATTCAGAATGATTTCATAAAATTCCAATGGCCTTGGATTCTCTAAGGGACTTCATTATCACTTTCTTCATCCGTAAACACCTGCATTGATAGTTCGCTATTTCTTGCAAAGTTTAATTTCTCCATATCTTTCAGATTTTTATATTTTTCATGCTTTTTTAATAAGTATGATTCACCATCATTCTTTTTTTTATAAATACATGAAGTTAGGAAGTGTGTTAATTCCGCTCTTGATTCAGCAATTTCATCAACTTTGTCTTGTATTTTCTTAAAAAATTCTTGTGGTTTGGCTGTCCGATATTCTGGATGTATGTTCCCGACTCCCTCCACTTTATTCTGGATCTTGGCATACATCCGAGATGTTTCCTTGTAGTTGTTTGAATTGTCTTGAAACTTATAGAAGTTTTGTATCGCTGATGTTATTAATGCTGTTGTTGTAATTGTACTTAATATAAACATTTTACCACTTGATATATCACTCCCCTGACTCCATGATAATGTTGACGCAACTGTTGAAGAAACAACACTTAACAAACCGAATATATTATAGAGACTATTATGGAATCCAGCAGCTCTATGGTACATTTTTTGGTTCTCTTTTGATTGAACATGATAATAAATTAATGTTTCGTTTTCATAATCACCCCACATAATATTAATAGTTATATTATTTGTTTCATTATTGAGACTTTTTGTCCTCCAATAGAGGAATACTTGGTTGAAGAGTAATTCCACACATTCCACCTTCGCTATCACTGTTCCTTTCGATCCGTATGTATCCGTTCTCCCCCCATTGAGGTCCCCACGAATTCTTTACTAACCAATAGTCTTTCCCATATAATCCATCAGATCCATAACCAACAATCAAAACTCCATGATCAAGTTGCTGACCACAATTTGGATCAGAATAAATACCTCTTGAATAAAAACGAAATGAAGATAAGTTTGCCTGAATTGCAACAGATACAGGTTGCTGGGCAACAGCCCTCTTTAATATTTTTTCATCATTTTCTTGGATATCTCCGTAGTTATTTATTTGACCAATGACATTACACTGCTGACAACTACCGTCTATCCCCGTATATGGATAGCTATCCTCTGAACAAATTCCATTATCAATAACATACTTAAAAGCGTTGTCCATCATTCCCCCATTACAACCATGATTTCCATAGGAAGAAGAACAATCCATTAATTGTTGTTCGGAGAAATTCAATAGATTTGATGTTTTAATCGCCAATAACCCTTCAATACTCCCCGTTGAACTAAACGCCCAACATGACCCACAATTCTTCTGATTCTTAACACCTGTTACAGCTCCTTTCTCACGCCAATCAATTTTCATAGGAACAATGTTTTCTTCATTAATAGCGATGTAGTTTTTATCTTCATTTTTGAATGGTTCGTTTGTAAAATCATCCATGTCTCCAAACTCATTCATTTCCAAACGATATGAATAGTTTTTTGAATTATGTTCCTCGATTAAATCAATATTGTTCTTGAAATTAGAAAAACTATTGATAGAGAATTTTTTATGATACTGTTCTAAGTATCCAGTGTACTTTTCAACATAACGATCACTAAATGAAAGCGCGAAAAAATTACCAATTAAAAATAACAATTTGTACATTTATAAAATGAGACAATATAAAAAATATATATTAAACAAAAGAATTTCGTATTGGTTTCTCAACCGGTGGTGGATGATATGCCTTCATAAACTTATGGTGGTCATTAAACTTAATATGTCTCTCTAATTCTGAATTGCTCTCATTGTATACAGTATATACATCATCCAGATATTTCTTCTTTATCACTTCGAAATCTGTATCATTTATAAACCACAATGTTTCTTGAACCGTTTTAATTTTTGATATCGCCATGATTACTTTCTCTCGTGTAAATTGCATATTTTCCATCTTTTCCTGATATTTTTTGAATTTAATTATTGCCGCCGAACACGTTATTGAACTACTGATTCCTATAGGTATCATGTTGAATAATACTTCTATTGGACTTTCATCTTCAATAAACTTATTGATTTCATTTCGTAATGCTTCATACACAGATAAAATTGATGAAATAATAATTATCATGATATTGAAACGATCATACCATTTCTTGTAATTGTTGTATTTCATCTGTAAAATATTTAAACGCGTATCTAATTTATTCAGCTTTTTTTGAAGATGTTCCTTGAATTCCCTTTCATACTTGATATTCATCTTCAAACGATCATCTACTTTTTGTTCTATGATTTTTTTATTTCTCTTATTAAACTCATTATGGATTGTATCAGAGGATTCCTGTATTTGTTTTAGTCGTTCAACTAAACTTTCCTCTGTACTTTTGTCACTGTCCGTCTCATCTGCATTAGTTTCAATCACCAAATCCATATATGTGAGAACATAGATTATTTAATTCACGGATCGTGTCTGTCGCTTTTTTTAAATCGTTTTCATTCATTTCATTTAATTCACCCATCTTTACAATTTGTTGAAGCATGAATGTGTTCTTGTTAAATAGATTTGTTAATGTATTTATGAATTCCTTATCATATTTCGAAGGTTTCTTTGAGTTCTTTAATTTTTCAATATTTACTTGTGAGCGATGGATTTCTTGTTTCATATTTAAAAAAAGGGGGTTCTTGTCCATAGAAGACTTTTTATGTGGTGTTTTCGGGGACCTTACAAAACTATAATCTGACGAATTATTTGCAAAACCTTCTGTACGTATAGCGATATCTTTTTCTGTTTCTTTTTGATAATTAAATATATTTGAAAATGCGTGCAACATAAGGTAAACCCTTTATATTCTAAATATTATATTTTTTGAAATGCACTTTTCCAAAACCACTTTCTCCCATTTTTTGAGATTGTATTCAAAATTATCCTTTGATTTCGTCCTGTAACAGTGTTTGTATCTTTTTAAATGTTCTTCATTCCTTAGATTCAAGTATTCTATACAAATACAGTAATATTTTGAACAGGGGACTATATTATTTCGAAATAGCCTTGGACTCACCCTCATATTCCCTTTCTATACAAAAAAAAGAAATGTTTCAAATTTATTTCCTTATTTTCAATGGTTTTTTCATAAAGGGTATCTTTATTTCAGAAGACTTATCACCATTACTTGTGATAATAGGGGGCAACTTCACTACATTTCCAGAAGGTTCCACATTATTTTTTTGTTTATTGTATTCTCGCACTAATTCCTTTAATAAATATTTATTCCTTCGTGACCACTTCACATTTTTATATATACAATTCATTTGCTTTATTGTTAATTCCGAAAAACATAGGCTTCGTAGTGCTTCTATTACTTCTTTTTCATTATCACTTACAACCCTTAATATACCTATGATTTCTATTATTTCTTTGATGGTCATCTTACTACAATCAAAGATTAACCACAATGATTCAGGTGGTGGCTCTTTGATGAAATATACCATCTTATTCAAAACAAATATTTTATTCAAAACAAATATTTTATTATTCAATCTATAATTCTTTTCAAATTTATTTGTAGAGAATGGATCTCATAAACTACAACCGAAAATAGCTGAGATCGTCTAGGTGAATCAAATTAATACCCTCCATAATTGTATTATTATATTATATATATATATATGATTAATCGCAATCAAAGAAGAAAGAGAAATCAAACAAGAAAGAGAAATCAAACAAGAAAGAGAAATCAAACAAGAAAGAGAAATCAAACAAGAAAGAGAAATAAGAATAGTAAATGTTATGATACATTATCACCATATTTCAAAGATTATATTATATTGAATCCAAATAGAAATATAGATAAATTAATATCTAATATTACAAGTAATTTTAAAGTACGGTCAGACATATTAAATCAAGGATATAACATTAAGTCGAATAAAGTATTGTTGAATATTTGTTCACCACCCCAAAAATATATAACGAAAAGTAAAACCTTAATTTCTTTATTAGAAAAGAAAGAAATACAATTAAAAAATCATTCTAGTAATGGTAGATTTCGTATTTTATGGACTGGATGGGAACAATTATCTCAATTAGTTGCTTGTTGTCTTGCGAACAAAATAAGCATATATTATAATGAATCACGGGCTATTGAACAAACTAACTTTACAAAAAAATGGGTGAATACATGTGGAACATGGGAAAATGAATATAAAATTATAAAAAAATTATTAGAAGATAATAATCCGAATGTAAAAAATCTTGATTGTAGTGATTTAACTATCAATGAAATATACTTAAATAAGTTTGATAAGAATAATGATAAGAAAGTATCGAAACAAGAATTGAAGGATTTTTTCCATTCTTTAGATGAACAAATCACAGACAAAGAGTTAAATAATATATTAATTAATAGTAAAAAACCATGTGGAGAATCTATAATCGATTCTGTTGTCGTTGATATATTAAAAAGGATATGGGACAAATATTCATTAATTTTCTCTAAATATAATAAACTTAAAAATACGATTATAGTTATTCCAGAAACATTAGATGATAAAATATTAAATAAGACATTGGTTAAAATAGAATTAGAGAATCTTAATACAACAAAAATATGTCTTGTTATGTTTCAGGAAACAGGAAATATAATCGTGAATCCCCATTTAGATAATCATTTTGTAGGCTCCAAAAGCGAGGTTATATTTGATTTTAAACCATGGAATAAAGGCTCTAAATCATCTATTAAACGGTTCTTAAAAAAATACAAAGGGAAAAAAATTATACCATACTGATAAAATTATAAAAATATATGTGATGGGAACAATACCAATTCAAAATAAATATTTTATTTATTTTTTGAGAAAACTATTTAAAAAGTATTTAACTAACTATATTGTAGTAGACATCGTGTCCGAGTGGTTAAGGAGATAGACTTGAAATCTATTGGGCTTTGCCCGCGCAGGTTCAAACCCTGCCGATGTCGTTTTATTCTTTCTTTTACAAACTTTTTGTATTCAATTGATTATTTACCGGATTTTCAAAATTTGAATTATGGATAGTATTAGTAGCATCTATATAAAAGGTTATGATGTAGTTCCGGTAACATACCCAAGCGGTCAACGGGGCTCGACTTAAGATCGGGTGCTTTATGCTTCGTGGGTTCGAATCCCACTGTTACCACTTGCCACATATTTTGTTCCATTAGCTCAGTTGGTTAGAGCGCGAGTCTTATGAGCTCGAGGTCGTGGGTTCAAGTCCCTCATGGAACACTTTGTATGGGTACCCAAGCGGTCAACGGGGCACGACTCAAGATCGTGTGCTTTATGCTTCGGGGGTTCGAATCCCTCCTCATACACATTCTTTAATAATTAAATAGAAACACTTTGTCCGTGTGGCGCAACTGGATAGCGCGTCAGACTTCTAATCTGAAGGTTGCGGGTTCGAATCCCGTCATGGATACCAGGTAA